TGGTTAGAGCAACAGACTCATAATCTGGAGGTCCTAGGTTCAAGCCCTAGCTGGTCCACAAAAGATGATTCCGTGAATCTTTAAAACCCGGATAGTTAACATTTGTTAAATCTCTAATAAATTATCAAAATGAAGAGATTATTCGAAAAGCTTAGCATGTGCTTAATCATGCTTATTGTAGCCGTCACAGTATCATCATGTGACTACATGAAAAAAACTAAGAGTGAGATCAGACACGATGACTCGCTCATGGTATCAAAGATGATGCAGGATATTGACAATCCTACATTTACCGACTGTTCTGACGTTATAGAGTTTCAGAGATCGGAAGGTCAATGGAGACATCAGGACTCAGTGTTCTTCAACATACCTGAAAAGGTTATGCGTGATGTGGTATCGGTCTTAGAAAAATCTGGGAAACCATTAACTAAGATGAGTATATCGAACGAGTTCGAGATGAACAAGCATGTATATTTGAATCTTCCTGATGAACAGGATCAATACAATGCGATTGCTCCTCCTGATATTCCTAACGTAGAAATGGTTGATACTATTATCGACGGTAAGCATGTGCAGATCGTGCAGTCCTCCAGTACTAACATAACAACAAAGGAGGATTAGCTATGAAGCGGTACATTATTATCTCTTACGATGGTTCTAGTTTGGATCCATCTGAAGTTATGGCAATAGCTTCACAACTGAACACAGTTAAACCTGATGTTAAGGATGTGCATGCAGTTACAATGGATGAAACGGAAGTTAATTCCATTATTATCGGTCACGCAGAAGCCAAGAATGCTACAGAACTTTCTGTTGTAGAGTCTGCGTGCATCTACGTGAAAAAAAGATTTGGTAAGTTTTTCTGCTCCAAGATGAAGCTGTTGCTTGCATTGTCAGAGGCTATAACTAATGAGCCTAACAATGAATCCCTTATGAATGCCATCAGAGTTATGTCTGGTGGCATAAGTAAGAGAATGCGTGATTCTTACGGTATTTCTACCGATATTATTTGTGTATTTAAAACGGTTCAAGATAACATGTAACTATGTATAAAACACAACGTAATACTAAGAAAGTGTATCGTCAGCGTCACGCAGAAGCCAAAGCAAAGGCATATAAGCGTGACAAGTTTAAAAACAAGCTAAATCCTTTAGATTATGTGGAAGATTCCAGTATATACGACAAAAGCTAAGGGAAAGGGTAAGAATACAAAAACATTGGTATTTGAATCCAAGTACCCTAGTGAGAATCAAGCTATAGAAGCTAGATTCGCACTTATTCATTTGGCTAACTGCTCTCACAAAGCTCCATGCGATATTACCATTAATAATAATGGCGCAGTATTCGTTAAGAATCCATCCTGGAGTGTGGGAGAAGTAACAATATGTTAATTAATTTTATTTACAAACATTTAAAACATTATCAAAATGGCAAAAGCAGAAACAAAAGGCGCTGCTAAAGAGCAGCAGAATGTGTCAGCAGACAACGTAGTAGAGAAGTTGATGAAGGGCAACCTTGTGACCGACATCGCAGACAAGGCGGCAGAAGAAATCCGCCAGGACGAGGAGAAGCGCAAGATCTCCCAGGTCAAAGAAATTGTCAAGTGTGCTGACTTCCTTAGAATTAAGGAACTTCTCAATGTCCGCAAGGACCGTGCGAAGGCAAAGATCACTCTCGACACTCTGAAGAAGCGTACAGAATTGTTGGCCCGTCTTCTGGGCAAGGACGAGAATGGTACCGCCGTTCCTGACGACCAGAAGATTACGCCAAACGAATTCCGCGAACTTTCGCAGAAGATCGATGAGGATCAGCGTAAGCAAATGAATGAACTGAACAAAGAGTACGAAAAGCACGACCGTGAGTTGCGCGACAAGTACCCTAACAATTGGTATTATGCCAACTATCAGTTCGATCGTTTTTAATTCTTCTTCTAATACAAGTATCTTAGTATCACGTACATAGATTCTGAAGCACTGTAAAGGAATCTCAGAATGAATTAACATTCTCAGTAAAGGAATCTCAGAATGAATTAACATTCTCATCAAGTATCTTCGTATCACGATGAGAGGAAGAGATGTGACCCCACACAGTAAATTGGGACAGTAGATCAAACAATATGTTTTGTGCGTATCTTTGTATCGGGGAGATTTGATTGCTCTGAAAAGCTAATTGAACCCTGCAAAATGTATCAAAAATGCTGAATATAGCCCTCTAAGTATCTTCGTATCATGAGGATTCCTATATATTTTTAGCCATGTTTTAAGCGCTCTGAGGCAGAGTATGTCACCAAGTGGAGTAATTAACCACGAGTGCCGCAAAAATGTCTTAGAGCGCACCTAAAACGGCTTAAATCGAATGTTCTGACTGATCATCGGAACATTTACAAGAACGTACAGTGTGCATGAAATAATCTGTTTGGACAGGGGTTCGACTCCCCTCACGTCCACGGGGCATCCTCTACGCTATTGTGTAGATTCCATTTGGACAACCTAGGCATGTTGTAAAACTGCCTACACGGGCGTGTTTGGTTTTGACAGACAGAGGAGATAAATACATTAAGCACTATACTATAAATTAAACGGCAATGTAAATAACATTGTAGACTATACTAACGTAGCGTAAGTTTAGTCTAGGTGTTTCCTACCAAAGTGGAGAGAAGAAGAAGTTGGTTCTTTGGGCTACACACCCGAGGATTAGGGTTCGACTCCCTAGCTTCTTCCTATTAGTTATGACAAAGGGATATAAAGCGATGATAAAGGACAGGTGTCCTCATGTCGTCAACCTCGCATTTAAATGGTGTACAGAATTTGGCAGATTATCTAATATAGGTAAGAAGCCACATGAAAGAATTAAGTATGCTGTAAAGACGCGATGGATAGACCGTGTATACCAAGAAAATGTAGCAATCTATAACACTGGAAGAGGAATACCTCGAACAGATGAAAAGAATGCATCATTAAGAAAAGCTCTTGGAATACATGAGGGGTCGCAAAATTTTAATTTTGCAGACTCTATAAATTTGGATGGCATCAACAAAGTATTCAACTCTGGAGAACGAGCATTTTGGATCTGGGTTAATAGCTGGGTAGTATGGTTTCAAGAGAACTATAAGTACCTAGAAAACTATTATAACATATCATGTAAGTGTGGCAATATGGCTTTATTTGATAAAGCATTGTCAGAAAAAGCTAGTTTTCTAGATGAGTATTTTGAAGATTTCTCTAAGTTTATTAAGAAAACATTTAATTAAACAAAATAAAAAATGGAGTATTTCCCTAAAATGCTAATTTACAGAGCTAGTCTGTTAGGCTGCAAAGAAGAAGGTATAGAAAATGTGATTAACTGGTTTCATAACCGCCTTAAAAAGGGCTTTACTTATGAACCGCACATATTCTGTGCAGGAGACAGCCTAGACGAAGATTGTATATACGAATACTGTTGTAATGAGCAGTTACGTAGAGTTAATGATTGGATTATGAAAACGATAATCCTAAGCAACCCTATAAAGTTCAAAACACTTACAACTCGTATGCGTATCGGTTCAGGACTACTTGAAAAAGTAGAAATGAAAACGGGAGGAAAGGATTTGAAAATAATCCTTTTCAACAATTTCGTCAACAACGTTTGGTCGATATACCGTCAGAAGATGGTGTACGATCTTCCGTTTTATCAGGAGTAGGGTGAGAGAGATCTCCCCTATCCCACAATATGGAGTATCAGCGTATCACTCAATCTGAGATTGAGACCATAAAAGAAGCTCAAAAGGGAAATGAGCTAGCGTTTAATAAATTGTTTAACCGTTACAAAGAGTTCGTTGACAACGTGCTCTTTTGTTACGTGAATGACATGGATGAAGCTAAAGATCTTACAAATGTTGTATTTCTTAAGGTTCACCAAAAACTCTCGACATTCACAGATTATTCGTCTTTTGGCGGATGGCTGAGAATTATAGCTAATAGAACAGCTATAGATTATCTACGAAAAGTAAAGGAGAAATCCATGGAGTTAGGAGAAGACTCAGGCCGACTACCTGTCGAATTAACTAATTCTTCAGAAGAAGAAGATCTTGTCAATCTTCTTGAGTATGAATCTCTTCTAAAGGAATTTGAAAAACTCCCAAAGAAGACACAGAAGATTTTTAATCTATTTTACGTAGAAGATCTTACCGTTGATGAAATTAGCAAAGTGCTGAAAATTCCTACAGGCACTATAAAAGCTGCACTAAGCCGCACTCGTAGGAAAATTAAAAATAACTTAAAAGTTTAACAAAAATGACTTCACTTTTATTATTGATTCTCTCGATTTTTGTAGCTCTTGGTTTCGCAAGATACAATAAGAGCAACAAGTTGTTCTGGATCATTCTCGTAAGTCTCTTGCTCGGTTTTACCGGTAAGAGTATGGTCAACTATGCCTTTGTTGACCATAAAAGTGAAGCCAGTACAGTTAAATCTTCTGCAAATCCCATGCTGGCACCGACGTGCTCATTTCAGGCTTTGGAACCCTCAGAGGGCGCCGGTACATGTGCTGAGACAAAACCAGCAGGTAAGGATACAATTGTAGTAGATACTGTTACTGTGCTTAACTTGGGTGAAGACGAGCATATTAACGTGCTCACTAAACCTCCACGAGATTGGTTAAAAACGAACTTTATATTCGACACAAGTTGAATTTAAGCTAGTTGCCCAGAAAGTATTAATTAATTTTAGTAAATAACATTTAAAAACATTATCAAAATGGCAAAAAAGAATGGAAAGGGCAATGTAAAAGTTGCTCAGAATAACAACAATGGTGGTAACAATGCAGATGCAGCTGTTGAGGCTGCAGCTATGCTCACAACAACAGGTGGGTCAAGCATGGATCGTAATCACCAGGTAGATTTGTTGAAGATGGCTCACGATCGTTTCTTCTTGGATGAGAAAGCTGCTGAGCACACTGGCTTCCCGCAGGGAACTATCGACAAACTCAATCATATTAATGCCCTCGGCATCGCAGTGTGTGTATGTAATGAGGTCAAGTATGGTACCAGCGATTTCGCTGTTGTAATCCGTAAGTCTGCGCTCCCAGAGCTTACTGAAGCTTTGAAGGAGATTGGTGTAAGCTTTGATGACACAAAGCTCTTGCCTTCAAAAGACGATGCTGAAGCAATTGAAGTTACAGCTTCAGCTGTAACAGTATCAGAAGAGACAGCAAAGAGTCTTGACAAGGATGCTAAGGCTCGTGCTGCAACAGCAGGTAAGGTTTTTGATCCTACAAAGATCAAGGACGAAGAAGAGCTCAAGGAAGCTTTGTCTGGATTCTTAGCTATGAACCGTGATTCTAAGCTGATGGATAGCATCATGCAGTGTGTGAACTTCTATAAGTCATATCGTTCTATTGAAGCTAAGCATGCTATCGATTCTGCTGAGAAGACGCTCAAGAACACAAAGGACAAGAAGTACAAAGAGAACGCTGAAAAGGCTCTTGCTTCTGCAAAAAATGACCTTGAGCACATCAAGAACATGAACTTCCATGATACGTTTCGCAAGATTGTTGAGCTTACGGGTCGTGTCGGAACGCTTACTTATGGAATTGGTGCTCACTTCTTCAATGTTACCGCTACGTCAGGATCTCCTGTATCTGCGTTCTGTGAGCTTCGCGACCATTCTACTGACAAGAACACCGGCGTATGCAAGTATACCGATGATCAGATTGCAGACGCTGTAAAGTGCCTCGTAATCATTGGTGCAGACGATATTCGCTCAAAGTGTAAGATCTTGCTCGAGGCAGAGAACAAGCTGCCAGAAAAGGATCGTGTCAAGGAACACATTGATGCCGCTAACAAGAACATCGCATTCGCCGATAAGGCTACTGCAGCGGTTCTTGCGGCTCCAGGCGAGTTCGTTGAAAACTTGAAGAAGAACTTCTTGGAGGGTAACAACTTTGCAAAGAAGACTGTTATCGCCATTAAGCGTGCATATTATCGTGACGTTACTCCAGAGATGATGGCTAAGGTTAAGTCTGACTCAATGCTTGATAACGCTACGCAGCATGCTGGTATCATCTCTAACCTGTTCCGTAATCCTTCTGATCCGCTCGTAGGTTATGCCAAGGAGAATATCATCGACTTGGAGTTCAAGACCGATGAGGAGATCAAGGCTGAGGAAGAGGCTGTTGCCAAGGCTGCTAAGGAAGCAGCTGATAAGAAGGCAACTGAGGATAAGAAAAAGGAAGCCAAAGGTAAGGCCAAGGCTCAAGTAAAAAAATAATACGGCCAATTAAGAGAACTGGTTCACAACTAGTTGGCCGCATTAAAAGAGCCTTTGACATCCAATGGCAAAGTGAACACAAATAATTTAACTATCAAAGTATGAAAAAATTAGTGATCACGTTGTTAGGAGCAGCATTCCTTACTATCGGCATGAATATTGCCGATCTTAAGAATGTTCCCCTTCCAACGACAGTGCAGACAGTAGCAGCATCTACTGTACAGCAACCAATGGACCATTTGTTTGGTCAAGTGAATCGTGCTAATCCTGATACAGTGCATGATACCGTTAGGGTAGAAAAGCCTGTACCTTGTAACCATAAACAGTTACCTGCAAAGGTAATTGTTAAACGCACCGTAATTAAGAAGACAGATACGTCGTATGTACCACTTCTGTATATTATGGAACCTGGAGAAAAGGTCGACTCCACTAATCACAACTCTACCATTCGTAAGGGAGAGCTCAATGATTATATTCAAATCGCCTCCAATGTACATAAGTAAACATAAGAACCCTATGCACTATAATTGGGTAAGTACATATAGTAGATCCCATTAGTCTACGTACTATTCTGGAACATCCCTCGCGAAGGAGCTAGAAGAAAAACTCAATAAATTAAACTTGATCCGAGAATATGTTAACCCTGTCTTGCAGGGCGAGATCACTCAAAAGGTAGGATGAAATGTATCAAACATTGAAACAGTTTGATATAGGTAGGAGAAGCGTTGTATCAGCTCCTATAGATTATACAGCTGGACTTGTGAGAACCGTCTGGAGACAAGCTGGATGAGGCTGTATAATCTAAAAACGCATAAGTCCCAAGAAGGGCATAATGAACCGTATCGTAATTATATGTGATAATACTAAGCATATACAAACGTTACACGAGATGAACTATATTGGTCCCCAGTAGGTGAACAGAATTGCATACATGGTATGGTGCATGGTGCTGGAAGAACCGAGGATATCCCAAACAATATAGAAGTATTATTAAGCCGTAGGTAGTGTTTCTAGTGTCCAAAGCTAGTATAAAGGCCGAAAAACTGCATCAATACTGTGGGAGTAATACCACACAGAGTAAACTAAATGAGTTTGCTGACTATACCAAAACCTTACTGTTCGATTCAGTACAACTCCGTTGAAGGGGTGCCAGGGATGGGGTAGAAGTGTCTGATTGCGACCGCCAGGCTTTTCTTGTTTATGCGGTATATAAAAGTAAAACAAGCGCAAGGGTTGGGCAGCCCCTTAATCGAAGCTCTACGGGAGTATCGTACGCGGGTGAAGATCGCGGTGAAAATCTATTCCAGTTGTATTATTAGGATGTTAGGCAATCCGAACTTACAGCCAATTTCCATGAAAATTAAATCGTTCATGAGACTATGATCGATGACTCCGTTACAGTCAAAGAAAATTGATGGAGAGCTATCCTAGAATAAGAAATAGCAAAGCAGGTAGAAAGTTGATTCGAGATATGTCCATCCAGGACCATTTGACCTCCACTTTCATCCAAAACGATCTAGACTAATAGTTTATTTGCATCATGATATACAATATTATATAGTCTCTACAGAGTAGTAAGCTGGTATATTATGTATGCGTATGTTGTATGCAAAAGATATAAATTATGAAAACCTAGAAAGTTTAAAAGATAACATGTTTAACAAAAATTGATGTCCCTTCATAGAGTTAATCTTACGTTGTAAGTAAGGGCTTGAGGTGAAGAAGTCGAGTGCCAACCGATATGCCAACCATGCTAAAGTATACTGCGCAACAGTATATGTAAACATAAAGGTTCGAAGCAATACAGGAAATTGATGGGCAGCTTATATCTATGTTGTAAAACGACTGTGTATATTATATGTGTATACTGTCTCTATACATGTATATTACGTTATAAGTGGGTGACAAGATGAAATGTATGGGTTGAATTCCCAATATTCGTGCACTATAAATAGGAGGTAGTAATACCGGTACAGAAAAATTGCAAACATCAGCAAAGATGTAAAAAGCCGTAAAGTCTGTGATGGGTTTGATCCTGAGACATTCCGATAACCAACCGCTGGGTACATGCCATAAGCCGAGTACCGCAGTAAGGAGCCATTTCGATAAGTTAGGCGCTTTTAAAACTTATTAGCCGAGGAAATCTGCGTTTAATCGACAACCTGTAGGAAGATCTTGTAAGTATAGTAAGGGAAATACGACCGAGATTCTACATATTTTCGTGGGTTATAGAAAATTCTAAGATTCTATGAGTGTTAGTTGCTATGCAAAATTTCACCAACGAAAATTAGAATAGTTAAGTTAGAAAAAACGTGAACAAAATAGCAGAAAACAGTTCAGCATTTGATTATGCAAAGGAAGCATTCAAAGCTTTAGACGATGGGCCTGGATAAACCAGTAAATGCTAATTGCATCATACGTATGCAATTCCTGCTGCAAGCCTATTATCCTATTGTCGTAATAGAGAAAGTGCAGCTAAGTCTAGATAAAGCGTCTACAATAGTAGAACTTCCTTTAGAAAACTAAGTACGCAAAGTAGTAACCGAGTATCTTCGTATCAGCGTTGCTTTATTCAATAAACAACGGCAAAGGTGTAGCCAAAATACACCATATTTTTCAATCATATCGTTAGTTAATCAATAACGATATCAAAAAGGATATGATTATGTCAGAAATTAATGTAAACATCGTGGAAACAACTATTAAGTCAAATCGTACCCCACTGAGCATGCTCGGTGCAAAAATGTTTGGTCAGGACGTATTTACTCCTCAGACCCGTTTATTCAACCCAGACCATGACAAGGTTTTGGAGCAGGCTAAGCAGAGCTCCAATGTAAACCTTGTACTCAATCGTTCACCTCGCCGTTTTGTGATCGGTTATATTACGATTGAGTCTATGGCAACCAAGCAGAATGCAATCGGTGATGTCGTTTGCCGTCTCAATGAGGGCACCGAGCACCAGATTGATATCCCTCTCGGTGAGAACAGCACCAAGTTTGGTGAGACCACAGAGGAGGCAGTTCAGAACGCTCTTAAGGACAAGAACTCTAAGGCTGTGTTCTCAGATCCTAAGGATTTGGGTGGCATTCTTAACGATCTTAACCGTGGTGAGATCGCTCGCCTTGATGCAATTATTGAGCAGGCTAATAAGGCTAAGGCTCAGTGTTTGTCTGCCATTGCAGCAAACGAGAAGATCATTGCAGACTACGAGCGTCAGAAGGCAGATTCTAAACCAGCTGATAAGATAGCATAAGTTCATGGAGGCTGTTTTAACAGAAAAGAGCATTAAGCTTATAGCAGTAATGCTCTCAGAACCGAAAATTAAGGCAGCCGTTTATGAAAAGTTGGACCATACAGAGAAGTACAAGATCTATACCATTAACGATGATGGTAGCATTACTCTGGGTTCAACTAGATTCCATTTTTGGAACAAGATAATCGGCTGTGAGCAAACCTTACCATTTGAGAGCTTCGCTCTTAAGGTATGGGATGCACTAGTGAGTCTTTCCACAGGGCTTAACCAAAAAGCCATTATGGAAGGACTATCACAAGAAATTGTGATGAAAGGAGTTAAAGATAAAAACTTTAACTGGGTCGTAGAACGACTGTATGATGTTGCGACAAAAGTATGTCAGAATTCTAGCATTGCTGATGGCGTAGGAGCGGACCCTGCGGGGTCCCGGGTGTCAGGGCCAAGGCTTAACGCTCAGCAAGAGTTTCCTGAGAAAATTGTTATCAATATCAACGGACGTAAAGAAGTTTTGCAGGTTAAAGACTGCATAGGTAAACCAATGATTGAGTTGGAGTACGGAATTGTAAACGCTAAACGAGTAATGCCATAAACAGAAACATTCCTGCGGGAATGGTGTACGAACTGTGCGCAGAAGAATACACATTCATGCATGGTATTATCGTTATTGTTTACAACGAAATGCAAAGACAATATTATTAGTTTATATTAAAAGGCATCCTTAAACGTTCTCTGCGGAGAATAGGTAATCCGCCCTGCGGGGCAGGATTGCCAATGGATGTCTTTTATTCTTTATTACAGTTATATGTAATATAGGAACTAGGTAAATGGCTGATTCAAGTAAATTGTTTAATTTTAATCAAACTATATGAATAAGAAATCAATTAAATTGAACTCAGCAAACATCATCACAATTCGTAAGAATATTGATATTACTATCAATAAGTATTGGCGAATTATTCGAGCAGAGAACCTCATGTCTAAAAAGGCAATTGCAGCAAAGCAAGGTTCTGGCTTAGATCTCAAGAGCTTGTATAACCAGATTGTGCAGCTTAGTGAGAAGCGTATTATGATTAAGGGTATTTTGGTAGCTCTTAATACAGGTACAACTACATTCTCTTACGAGGATTTTAAGAAGACAAATAACTATAGTATTTTCGCAGCATGCGAGGCAAAGGAGGCAATAGCACAACTTAAGATGATCAAGACACTTGATCCATCAACTAAGGCAAAGAAGGGATTGAAGGCTATGCCTAAGCGCGAGATATTCTCATCAGCTAAGATTGCTCAGCTTATCCATGATCAGCAACTACTAGCAAATAAGTTTGACGCTAATCTCGAGAAGTTTAACAATGAGACTTCTATTGAGATTAAAGATGCTATTGCAGATAAGTTCGAGATGGATCTGACAGTTTAAATACTATAGGTTCGAGACAAATATAAGGGTCGCCGAAAGGAGTAAGATCGAGGCTTACACGAACCACAATAAGGAATCCCTTGCCTTAAAAATAACATTATTAACACATTAAATTATCAAAATTATGTCAAAGAAGAATAACAAGAAGAACCTCAAGAAGGTTCAGGCTAAGATAGGAACTACACCAGTTAAGGCTGAGGCAGCTAAGAAGGAAGAGTCTAAGACTGCTATAAAGAATGCAGAAATTGCTGCAGCAAAAGACGATGCTAAGGCAAAGAAGAAGGCTGAAAAGAAAGCTCGCGAGGAGGCTAAATATGCTGCCTCTAAAGCTCGCATAGAGGCCCGTAAGGCGCGCAAAAAGAGCATCATGGATAAACTGATCGACTCCAAGAAGGAAAAAGCTTCAGAGCCTGTTAAAATCACTCTGGAGGACCGTTTGAAGAAGCAGGAAGAGCGTCGTAATGTAGCTATGGCTCGTCATATCGCATCAATTACCCGTCGGTGCAAGCGTATGCATCTCAATGATGCCGACACCAAGAAGGTGATAGACATCGCAAAGAAGCAGTGGGACAACGCCACTGTATACAATATTACAGTTGTATGTGATTCTATTCTGAAAAAGAAGAAGGAGCTCGAGAAGTTGGTAAAGGATTGCGGCATTAAGTCTGCATGTATTACTAACTCTACAGCATTCTTTAAGAATGTGCCAGCAAGTGTGGTAGCAAAACTGCGCGATCTTGTAGGTAACGCTACATTCTATCAGTATCGTTCTGATGATAAGTCTCCATTCGAGGAGGCTGGCATAGATATGTCAGGCAATCACAACAAGCATAAGAAGGGAGGTGATCCTCATACTATCGAGTGCTCAAAGAACGCTAGTGTGAACTTCTACAATCTCCGTAAAGCTAAGAAAAAGGCTAAGGAGACGCTCGAGAAGAACACATATAACTTCCGTCACGGCTCTAAGGCTGAAGAGCGTAAGCTTCGTCGTGAGCTCAAAGTTAAGGCTAAAGCCGTAAACAAAAAGCCTACACAGGTTAAAGAAATTAAACAAAAAACAGCTAAACAAGCAGCTTAATCATAGGAGGCAACGTTATGAATACCCAGAATAATCAATATTTGGACGATTGTGTTGAAAAATATCGTGACATCAAAGAGAAGTGGCTTAAGGACTTTAACAAGTCTCATGGAACTACTTCTAAGTTTTGTAAAGAACATTGTATCCATGGTCTTTCCCGGAAGAAACCTTGGTTCATACTGCTCAAACGTGATTCGATAAAAATTGAATCTCGCAGAAAGGTTACGAAGCTTAACCATACCGAGCTTATGGAAGGGTATGTTCAACACAAGTTGCAGAAATGGGAGCGAAAGCACCCGTGCCCGGTTAAGAAAGACGACTTGTTCTACGCGCAGCAGTTCCCAGTTTGGGAATCAGAAAAGAATGCTGCAGAAGAACATATTAGAGACTTAGTTGTCGCTAAATATGACAAATTACAACTTGTAGGACGATTCCAACATTCGGACGACAAGTTTACTGAGCAGGAAGTTGCTCAGATAAAAGACAATGGCGAAACTGCTAAGTATGGAGGTGTAAACAAACTTCCGGAACACAGTAAAGTCATGAAGATGGCTCATAAGGAGACAAACAAGGTAAAAGCAAAGCGCAGTAATCTTGTTTGTACAAACCTTAAAGACCATCGCAAGAAGACGGGACGACTCCTGTTACCAGGCGCAAATAAGATGCGAATGGCAGCTTAAGGCGCAACTTCTTCAAAACCGACCAGGACACCACTGGTCACCCTAGTGTGCTCCGAAAGGATATGACTGCGAGGTGCAAACCCTCACTAGGGAACTATGATAGTAAAGGAAAGACCAGTAGTTCTATATGACATAGAAGTTTTTCCAAACTGTTTTCATTGTACTTGTAAAGATTCAGAGAGTCATAAACTATATAAATTCGAGATATCCTGTCGTAAAAATCAACTAGAAGAACTAGTTGACTTCTTCTACACAAACAGAACTGATCATATAATGTGCGGCTACAACAATAAGCATTATGATGACATAATCATAAGTTACATTATACATTTCTGTAGTAGAATGAAGCGACTAGGATACTCAAGAATTTGTAGTTCTCTCTACTATCTTAGTAAAGAAATAATAAGTTCGGAAAAAACAGGAAATATTGATAAGATTAAAGTGTACAAGTATTCAAACTACTTCTATTCATTTGATCTTATGTTGATGCTCTATAGCGCCAAACAGCAGAAAAGCTTAAAAGAAATAGAAATACTCTTACATATGCCAAATGTACAAGAGTATGAAGGAAGCTTTGATCTGCAAATTCCAGAATGTGATATTGACGCTATGATAGAGTATAATGTGAACGACGTAGAAGCTACTGAGACTTTGCTTAACAAAGTAAAAGAAGATGTAGAACTACGTCTTGAAGTGGAAAAAGAATGGGGGTTTGATGCACTGTCGATGAGTGGTGTACGATTTGGAGAAGAAGTACTCTTGCGAAAGACTTTAGACATTACCAACACAACAAAAGACGAGCTAAAAACTCGTGCTCGAAAAGTCGGAAACATTCGCCTAGGTGACATCATACTCCCATTTATACAATATTCTAATCCAAAGTTGAAAGAAGTCTTATTGGATGTAAAAAATGCTACTTGCAATGCAAGTAAGTCTGATAAGAAACAAGAAAACTATGAGAAGAAGTTTGTTCTCTCAAACATTTGCTACTCTATAGGTGAAGGTGGTATACACACCATCAATGATCCTAGAGTCTACAAACCTACAGCTGAACAGTTTATAGGACACTCAGACGTTACGTCTATGTATCCTTCGTTAGCCATTATAAACCATTGGCTTCCGGTTCACTTAGGAGAAGATTTTTGGAATGTGTACAGCGCTCTATACAAGGAGCGCTTGGCTGCCAAACGTAATGGAGAGTTATTAAAGTCTAAGGCATTTAAACAGGCTCTTAATGCTCTTACAGGAAAGATGCAACAAGAAAGTAGCTGGGCTTATGATCCACTTAACGTATACAAGATACGTATAAATGGGCAACTTATACTACTTATGTTAGTGGATAGGCTTCTAGAATTGAATTGTAAGATTGTACAAGTCAATACAGATGGTGTCGTCTACATTGCCAACAAATCCGCCCGCTTCGCAATAGCCGATGTAATTAAGGAAGTTGAGCAATTAACCCAGTTAACATTCGAATCCGATGATTACGAGTCGTTTTATCAGTACGACGTGAACAATTACTTTGGTGTTCGCAAAGGATACTCCCAATCTGGAGATCCAAGACTGATAGAAAAGAAAGGCAAGTTTATCACAGAAATTGGTCTTAACAACAGCATGACACCAGTTGTTATCTCCAAAGCTGTGATAAACTATTTTTTGAACAATGAACCGATAGACAAGTTTATTAAGAAGGATAGAGATGTCCGTGATTTCTTGATGTCACAAAGCGTAAACAAGGAATCAAAAGTTGAATATGGAGGAAAACAGATTCAACGTATTAATAGATATTACGCGTCAAGCAGTGGCTATTATCTTATGAGAATTAAGGACAAAATGTACGAAAATCGTTCTGAAACAAAAATAACAGAATATGGAGTACGAATTCTTAACAAGATAGATGCCACACCAATAGAGAAACGTCATCTGGATTACCAATACTACATTAGCAAAGCAAAAAAAATAGCTAGTGAGTTTGTTAATCGCCAGTTGACAATATTCGATGATTAATCGTTTATCAACGTATATAAGATGATTATTGAACTAAACACAAAACTCCTGGACATTCCAGGACTAAATTCAAATCAATTAATATTCCTAAGTTTGGTATTGGATAAGAATCAAAAAACTTATAATCAAGACGTCCGCAAAATTGTCAGCCTAGTTAGCGACGAAGAAATATCAAACTTAATTTCTCAGGGACTTATTACCTCGATCGAGAGAGGTAAGTCAATTACATATCATGCAACAGATACGCTTAAGGATACAGTTCGACCTAAACAGGACTATTTCGATCTGTTTTATGAAATGTACCCAATATACGTTCTACGACCAGATGGCACCAAAAACTATCTGAGAGCCAACGTTAACAAGTGTAGACATTTATTTAATGTTTATGTAGGTCAAAGCGAAGCTATGGCTCAACATCTTATTCAGTGTCTCGACTTCGAAATGAAGAAAAAGACTAACGAGGGTAAACTAAGTTATATGAAGACGATGTGGAGATGGCTCGTAGACCATCAATGGGAAGAATCTGAGGAAGAAATGCAAGACAACTCTAAAATTGAGGAATCGACTTATGGAACAGAACTTATCTAATCTTATAAGACCAATGTCAGTTGTAGCCCAAGAGGCGATAAACTACATATCTGGTCGTAGAGATCATTCTATAACATCTCTAAAGACTAGATGGGCTAAGTTTAATAAGCAGTGTATGGGAGGTATTGAACCTAATACCGTTTATACCATAGCTGGTATTTCAGGAAGTGGTAAGAGCTCATTCGCAAATGAGATCTCAACTGATATTGTTGATTTGAATCCTGATGAAGAAATAGTAATTCTGATTTTCTCGTTAGAGATGGTTGGATTTAGGCAAGTTGGAAGAACGCTTTCTAGTAAGCTTAGGAAAACGACTTCGACTTTGTATAGTTCGGAAACGGACCTAGATGACGATACCTTCAGAAAAGTCATCTCAGTATCTAATCAACTAAAGGAGTATCCTATATGGTTTGTAGATAATCCTACAACTCCCAAGGAAGCAGAAGACATTATTAAATATTTCTATAATACATACATAAAGGGTACTGATAAGCATTTTGTGATAATGTACGACCATGCTCTATTGACGAAGCCGATAGGCAGCGTTATAGAAACCATGCAGGAACTCGAAAGAGTTTTCATAAGTGCCAAAAAGTATCCTATGACATCAGTGTTACAACTAGCACAGATGAATAGAAATATTGAATCACCAGAAAGAATAAACAATTCTTTGTCGCATTATCCTATGAGAAGCGACATTTCATCTGCTGACGCTTTATTTCAAGCTAGCGATTATGTTATAGTCATTCATAGGCCTGAAATTCTTGGAATACAAGAATACGGCCCGAACCATTTACCTACTCAGAACAAGGTGTATCTACACATCTTAAAGAATCGAGACGCAGGAAAGCCCTGCATACTTGAATTCCAGAATGACTTAGCGTATAACAACTTGATAGAAAGTTAAGCAATTAAAATTTAGGCTGAATTATGACAACATACGATATTAAGTTTACTGACAACAACATTAAGAACACTAACAATGGTAACATTTATTCTCAGATTCTCGATGATATTATTCTTTCTACTGTAAAGAAGAACAACTCTTATTTGTTTAACACAAAGAAGGAGGATGACGATCTGATTGATGCCATGTTCGACGAGTTGGATCATACTTATATCTACAAGCCTCTGAAGGGCGACACTTTGTTCGCAAAGGCTTGTGATATTCTTGCTAACTATGGCAAGAAGAAGAGTATTATGAAGGGTATTAAGCTCGGTAAGATTTACCGTCTTGAGAATGGTCTCCCTGTCATTTTCTACAATGATGAGATTCAGATTGGTACCGACATTTATAGTTACTCTGATTTTAGTGATTACAACTTCATCTCTTCACTTAGTCCAGAGATTAAGAAGACAATCATTAATATTAACATTAAGCTTTAATTAAAACTTTTAGTATCATTGTATCATGAGTTTAACATTACCTACTAGTAAAATTCCTGCAATTTCTGAAAATCCTAGATATCTTATACTCTATGGTCTTCCAAAGGCTGGTAAAACATCTTGTCTTGCACAGCTGGATAATAACCTTATCATAGACCTTGAGGGAGGCTCTGTCTTCGTTGATGCGATGGCCATCCAGTGTCGTACGATCAATGATTTAGGAGAAGCAGCAAGTGCCATTCGTGCCAAGAATAAAGAAGTAGGTCATAATTTCTATAAGCATATCACTATCGATAATGCTACACGACTTGAGGATATTTGTATGAGCTATGCTTGTACACTCTATCGCCAAACTCCAATGGGTAAGAAGTGGGACGGCACAGACGTAACCACCTTGCCTAACGGTGCTGGATATAAGTATCTTAGAGACGCAGTAAAGAAGGTAGTTGATATGTTCCGAGATTTGTGTGACGAATTTATTCTTGTAGGTCACGTTAAAGACACCGTAACTGAAAAGGATGGTGTTGAAGTTTCTGCAAAAGAGCTCGACTTGGTTGGTAAGCTGAGTAAAATCGTGTGTGGATTAGCCGATGCGGTTGGTTATGTATATCGCAAAGGAAATGAAACGCATATATCCTTTAAAGGTGGTACATCTGATACCATCATGGAGGCTCGTGCAAGACACATAGCCGGAAAGGATATCGTTATTGCAGAAGGTAATGAAGATGGGACACTTACAACACATTGGGATAGAATATTTAAGTAAATTGATATATCGATCTATTCGATCAGCAGCATACTATGCTGAGAATAAACTTGATATGTTAGCATTACGTATATTAAAATAATAGAGATTATGTTTAGTACAAAGACAGCCGCAATTAGCAACGAAGAATTTAGTAATAGTAGTTATATGCCAGTAGGCATCAACCAGGATGTCACTCTTAAAGAGGTAAACTGTAACAAGTCTCCTCAGGGTCTCGATTTCCTCGAGATCGTATTTGAGAACGAGGATGGTCAAACAGCTACTCTGACAGAGTGGAAGAATACAAAGGGAATGTATATTAAGACAGACGAAGACTTGCAGAAGCGTGATAACGCTCAGTTTGGACGAGTTTGTCAGATTCTTGATTGTTTCTACCCACAGAGACCAGATGCAGAGCTTTCTACATTCAAGGAGATGATTGACTGGACAAAGAAGATGCTTGACCCTATGGTTGCTACCAAGAAAAAGCTCCGTTTGAAGGTTATCTATGACAAGAAGGGCTATACTCAAGTAAGTAAGCTCGGAATCTTCGTTGAAGACATGTCTAATACAGATTCGCAGATTAAGCTCTTTAAGAACGATCTTATGGAGCGACCAGTTGTTGCCGATAAGGAGAACAACGATCCGCTTAACGTGCCACCAACCGTTACTCCGGAAACTGCGGATGCAGCAGGCGCATCAGATCTTCCCTTTTAAGGAGTTTACGCCTGAAGAAATAGAAATACTACTTGATTGCATGAAATCCGGTAGGTGGTTTTTATATTGCCTACATAGCAGGAGTGCCAAACTATACAACAAGTGGTTATACCCAGGGAGGTAATACTGCCATGAAAGGGTATTGGTGGAGCTAGGTAATTCAGTTACCCTTTGGAGGTGAAATGCCTCCAATAAGGCTCGCAGGGTGTCGTGAGACACAAGCATGGACGTATGCGAAAACAGATCCAAATCGACGTTTTAATCATGTTTTGTTATATAGACAAAAGTCCAGTAGGGTTCGAATCCCTACAGAGCCACAACATTTCTGATGATAAGAAGAGCTACAGCTTGTGAAAGTAATAGCTCTGTCCGCCTGTGAAGGCCGATATTATCTATGATGCACAGTTTACCTGGCATCAGATTTCATACGCGTGTACGCTACGTAAGTGCGGGTTTGAATAACCTAAAGTCCGAGCTTAGCATCTCCGTAAACTGCTATACGTCCGTCAACGTAGACCTGAGCATGTCATTAAACTGCTCATTTTGTATTCCTAATAGTAAGTGGTAAGCTATATCATTGTGACAGAATGAAGGCGTGGTTCGATTCCACGGGAATACGCTAATTTATATGCGGCATTAGCTCAGGTAGTTAGAGCACTCGGTTGGACACGTCGGAAACCGCGAGAGGTCGTTAGTGCAACTCTAACATGCCGTACTAACTTATAAGTTATGTATAGTACTAGAACAGCGATTACTATGTCCTTGAAAGACATCTTGGACAAAGTGAATGATTTAGACATCTATACGTATTGTTTAGGACAATTTAAAGTTGGAAAACTTATGAATAGTCCTCTAAGGTCTGGAGATAAGAACCCTTCATTTGGAATATTTCATTCTAAAACAGGAGGGTTGTTATGGAAAGACCTTGGAACTGGAGAATGCGGAAACTCTCTGAAGTTCCTAAAAGAATACAAAGGTATAACGACTAGAGAAGAGCTTGAACGAGAATTATTGAGAATCGTACGCAGAATAAATCCTAATACAATCGTAAGGACAAATACGTACGATAAGCCGAAAGGAGATACTGATATCGGAATAGTTCGACAGCCGTTTACCAATGTAGACAAACTGTACTGGAAACAGTTCGGAATACATATTGATACACTAAAAAAGTTCAATGTGTTTAGCATTAAATACTTTCTTTGTAATAGTATCGTCCGAAGTATCTACAAAGAGAATAGTCCTATGTATGCATATAAAGTGTATGATAAGTTTAAGATTTATCGTCCACTTGCTTCCAAGTTTACTAAATGGCGTACCAATCTGACGAATCGGCACGTACAGGGATTATCCGAATTGCCTAAGGAAGGAGGCGACCTACTCATAATAACAAAATCACTGAAAGATGTGATGTGTTGCTACGAGATGGGTTTTAATGCAATAGCTGCTGCTAGTGAAACTGTGTTTATACCTGAAGACATACTCAGGTCTCTACGTTCCAAATGGAAACATATAGTTATACTGTATGATAGAGATCAAACCGGTATGCTTAAGGCTAGACAATATAGTAAGCAATACAAAATAGATGCTTTTTTCATTAATAAAAAATTTAAAGCCAAAGATCTATCAGATGCTGTTCGTGACAACGGATTTAGCACCATGAAAGACTGGTTAACAAAAACGTTACAGAAATATGATTGATGTAGTAATAGGATGCCTATTAGGTGTGCTGGGAGGTGCAGTAATGTCTCCTCTATTGCATAAATGGCTTACAAAAAAGCTGACTAAGAAAATTCGTCTCGACAAAGGTGGATTTATGCGTATTTATCTTCCAAATAAATTGCAGATGACTATCTGGGATAGTTATAGTGATGATGGATGTATATGCGTATGTGTTCATCGTGGAGGTGAACAAAAAGAAACTGATGGCGAAATTGTCTATTTTAATAGAACTTCTGTATCCAAAATAAGGGGAAAGAATTTTTATTATGATAGGCAAGAAATCTAAAAAGAAATCCAAAGGCAGAGTACGGAATGCGACAAAAGTCGATAAGTATGGTCTCAGTTTTAAGAGTAAGCTCGAATGCTATACTTATGAAGCTTTTATGAAAGCTGGAATACCAGTTAAATATGAGCCAAAGCATTTCGTATTACTGGACAAATTCGAGTATTTAGGTGAAAAAATAAGACCTCTAACATATCTACCTGACTTCATAGGAAATGGGTTTGTAGTAGAATGCAAAGGTTTTATGGGAGATTCATTCCCTCTTAGATGGAAACTGTTTAAGCGTTATCTTAAGCGACATCGAAGTAAAATGAAATGTTATCTCGTACGTAACCAAAACCAGGTAGACGAGATGGTAGAAAAGATAAAAACCAATATTTGAGTATTATAATATCAGTAAATATGGAAAAGAAATTTTTGAAAGTAGGTAATAATATAAACTTTAAGTTTAACACAGATGGTCTTGAGTATGATTTGATTCCAGGAACAGTTTACAATATTATTGTAGACCGTTATACTGACACCGTATCATTACAAGAGTCTGGTAAGTTACCTTTACCTTCTAAGGTATATTGTACATCGCGTGATGAACGTTTCATAGACAAAGTTGTTAATAGTTATAACCTGTCTGAGAGCGGATTTACTGGTGTAATGCTTGCAGGATTGAAGGGATCAGGAAAGACCGTAATGGCTAAGATGATTGCCAATAAGAGCGGTCTTCCAATTGTGAACATAGACAAAAACATACGTCCACATATCCTTCGAAATATTGTAGAGATGCTCGGTGACACAAGTGTTTGCTTCTTGTTTGATGAGCTTGACAAAGTTCTTGCAGATTACGATGATTCTTTCTTATTACAGGTATTGGATGGTTCTGATACTAAGGGTAAGCATATGATTTTGTTTACCTGTAATGATGACAGTGAGATATCAGAGTATCTGATAGACCGTTGTTCTCGTATTCGCTATTGGCGTGAGTTTGAAGAAATGTCTCCATCTCTTATAATGGAGGTATTAAATGACAAGCTTGATGATAAGAAGGAAGTTAAATCTTTAACAGACTTTATTAAGGATAACTTCGAGGTATGTAGTTTTGATAACATTGTTTCTTTCGTAAAGGAAGCTAACAATTATCCTACTACGACATTCGAAGAATTGTTTGAGGATATGAACCTTTCTTCAAAAGGTACTATAAAACCTCATGCTCGTTCTTGTAAAGAGAACAATCATAAGAACGTTAAGAAGAAATTAGCTTCAGATGATTGCTGTTGTGATTGTTGTTGTGCAGAATGCTAATGATTACACCAAAGTACAAAATACCGGAATACGACATTCCATACTACGAAGATAATACACGTATTAGTAATAGTGCGATAGGCTGGTTCTTGAATAAAGGGCCGGCCTATTTTCGTAATATGCTGGATGGTAAAGAGAAAGGTTTAGATTTGCCACAGTTACGTAAAGGAACCATGATACATGAGTTTCTACTTCAACCAGATCAGTTCTGGAATGATTACGTTCTGTTCGATGGCGAAAAGCCTAAAAGTGCGCAAGCACAAAAGTTCTGTGAAAACTTAATAAATACCGTTGAAATAGAGCTAAATAAACAGCTATCAGAAGCCTATCGCAAGTCTTATAGTATAGTTGGCAAGAGTGAAGATAAAATCCTCTCAGAAGCGCTTAAAATAAGCGTAGAGTATAAGGATTATATCGAAGCCTTAAAAACGAACAAGATACTTATATCTGAATACGATTTAAAACAACTTGATACTATTAAGAATAATGTGCAAGCTCACAAATTAGCATGCATACTGTTGCGAAAATCTGGAGAGTATGGCTTTACTCATATATATCATGAATTCCAAATAAATTGGGATTTTCATTTACCGTTTAAGTGCATTAAATGCAAATCTTTATTAGATAGTTGTACATTCGACTTTCAAAACAAAGTATGTACAATTATGGATATCAAGACTACGGCCAAACTGTGGCACTTTGAGGACAGTATGAAAGAATTTGACTACTGTAGACAATTGTGTTTTTATAAGGATGCTGTATATTGGTATCTTGCAAATGTACTAGGAATAACTGATGAATTTGATAAATGGAGATTCGAGTTTTATATTATTGCTATTGATACAACAGGCAGTAACGAAATAAGAGTTTTCAGATTGGATTCATCTCAAGTTTGTTCTAGAAATGATGTAATAAATGATGCGATGACAGAAATAGCATGGCACATGGATAAAAATCTATGGGAACATGGTTATGAGTATTACGCTGGAGACGGTAGCGAAACTTTAAACCTATGAGTAAACAGTGCAAAGTATTAATCCCGTTGTTAGGAGAAAATATGATGCTTGAAGATATATCAGAAGATGTTGGGTTCTATGATGCTTATACAAGTAATATTGATAAGCCATACTTAGATTCCCACATCTTTCTTGTATATAGCAATTTGTGTCATACAGATGAACGATGGTATACAGATAGAAAAATAAAAGGTTTGTCAACATATTATGGATCAGACACCATATATATTAAAGACAAACCTTTTACTGTATATATACTAAAAGTAATTCCAAAAAAATATCTGGACATTATGGATGGTATTGTAAATCTTACAACAAAAGAACGTGACAAAATAAACAAATTCTGGTGTTGTGCAGATAATTATATTAATCGTTTCATATGTGACAAATATAATAAAATAAGTTGCGAAGAGAGTAATCTTCCTCTTAACGATAATTACGTCACACTAGACGACGTATACTTTGAGAATGAAAAAAGCTCAGGCCTCTTAATTGAGACTTGAGCTTTTATTCTTTTGTTTTGTTTAAAACGTTACGACATCAATTATACGATTATTCGTCAAATCTGTCAGAAGGATCATAAGAAGAACCTCCGCCAAAAGACGGTTCGTAATCTTCATTAAGCCAAGGGTTTGAATTAGATTTGGATGATTTCTTATCACCTCCGCTAAAGGCTTTGTTTATTTTATATAGAGTTGAATTAGGTGCAACGCTTTGACTATAAAATTTATATTTACCTTTTAATCCGGATACAGTAAAGTTTTCATAAAGATTACTTCCAGGTATTCCGAATAAAGGAGACAATTTAATAAGATCCTTATCCAATTTTGTTCGACCAGCATAAGACGAATTCTTGCCAAGAACATCTTCATAGTAAGAAGCGTCATCTTCATCAGATATAGTAGTTAAACCTAAATATGCTAACTATCCTACAATATTTCCAAAATATGCGTATCTCTATAAATATGCATAAACCGTAGTAGGAGATGTAAACAAGTCTAATACGGTGTTTGGAACCCACGCAGTAGAAGACTCTGTTAATAATCCCTGATTTAATAACGCTATTGCATATGTTGCATACTGTACAGTATCATCATCGTCATCATCAAGATCCTATATCATCTATGCAGTAAATACTGACAATATGCCCATAGCCGCAATAAAGCCTATTTCTAAGGCAGACTTTAACAACATCTTCTTTTCGTTATAAGTTTTACTTCTTCTGCCTTTATCATTTTTGATAGCATTGAAATCAAACGTAATTAGATGCTTTGCTAACTAAAGCGCATTATTTATTGTCTTTCGTAATGCTGTTATAGTAGCCCTTACTTGACCTCTATCAACTGTAGCGGTGTTAAAATTGAACTAACCATCATATCTCTCATAGTACTCTCTAGCTCTCTCAAACTCTTCATCAGACATCTCGCCATTATTTCTTTTGTATTTTATAGCATTAAAAGAAGTAGGGTTATATTTATCTGACTTATATTCAGAGAAGTCACTACCAGCTTTAAATCTATCAAATCCAAGAGTAGGAAGATATCCACGCATTACCATTATCCATCTTGCAAATGGATTTGTATATGCTACAGAGTGTCTTCCATTCTCTGGCATCATACCATTTGCTACGGCTGATCTTTCTTTTATAGTGTTAGACACTATATCTTCAAGACGCTTGCTAACTTTATCTTTAAATTCATCACGAATTACGAAATTGCTATTCTCCTCAATATAAGCATCATGCAAAGTTATTTTTGCATTTTCATAGTTTTTCATACCAGCCTAATCACCAAGTCCGGCTTTATAATACAAATCCATAGCTTCTTCTTGGTTTACAAATCTATCCTCCCATCCAGTAACTTTGTACTCTGCATTATATAGGATTTTTGATTTGTCTACTTTTTCTACTATTGGGACATGTACTAGCCTAAAATGATGATACACTGAAGCACATATCATACCTGTAACCATAAAGTCGGTTACCGTATAACCTCCCATTAACAGATTGTCTCTAAGAAACTTCGTAGCCCAAGTATTTTGTGTATGGCTAAATGATTCGTCTATACTCTTCGTACAACCATTATACTGCATTGCTGCTGCTAGCCAACCATGAACGTTTGGTTTTCCAACGCTTGCAGCAATAGTCCCTAAAGATCTAGCTATATAACTATGAGCGTAAGCCATATCCTTGGCTGTTATATACTTACCTGTAAGAGCTTCAATTCCAACCGTCTTACTAGCATCAAGGAATCCCTTCATAATAGTAAAGTAGTTGTGAGACAAAAGTGTTCTAGATGTATTCTTTCTAATTGTATCTGCAGACTTTATTAATCTCTGTGCAGATTTAGACATTTTCTTATTAGAGTTTTCATTTAACTTTGTATGTTTGTCATACATATATGTATCTATCATTTCTCTAATAACTTTTGCTGTATCTGTAGTTGTACCGTTATTTACAGAATCGTGAATCAATTCCAAATCAGGTGTTAACTATGACACAAGTCTAAAATTTTCTGCCATCATCCAGTAAGACATTACAGATCCTATAATATCTGTAGAAATATGTTCTGGGTCATCAAGCGTCTTTACATATCTAATAGGAATAACACCAACCTTTGTTCCGTCTGGTCTCATAGCTAAGTCGTCAGACATAGACATATCGAATTCTGTATCAGTTTCGTTTATCTAAGAAAATTGCCCAGCAGCATATCCTATTGACTTTGCTATACCAAGTGGCCCAAATCCTCTACCCCACATCATTTCTACAGAATTTCCATGTATTTGTGGCATTCTATATGATTTAGCTGATACTTTACCTGCTATTTTTTCATTAGAGCCCCACATCAATTTCTTAATAATATAGTTATTTAAGAAATCCTTTTCTTCCTCTGTAAGCTTATTATACTACTTGTTTTCGTACGAGAATGTCTTACCATTATATATACCATTCTTTTTAGGCTGCATTGTTTCATTTGATGTCTTATCATACTCTTCATCAGCCAACTCGGAAGTCTCATCTAATTCAGAATAAGCGTTGCCTGGAACTCTTTCTAATACCTTTATTTTTCTACCATTCGGTAACGTTAATTCATCCTCACTATTTTCATCAACTTTTGGGACCATTCTAAAAAAGCAGCTTAATACTCTAGATTCTCCAGTTTTTCTATCTGTGTACCACAGTAAATCAGTAATCTCCTACTGGCTCCAACCTTCGTTTTTAAGCTTGTTTTCCCACCAATCGTACATAGTAGTTTCCGTTCCACGAACCTTAACTTCATCCATTGCTGCTATATCATTAAAATCGCAAGATGGTTCTTCCTTTGACTTTTCTAACTTATCAAGACACTTTCTTTCTGCAGGAGTTAGTGTGCCGCTCTCTTCTTTTGACTTTAATGTTTCATAATTATTTTCTATTATAAGCTTTCTTCTAGATATCTACTCATCAAGATACTGTATCTATTTTAAGTCTTCAATAGTCAAATTCTGTAAGTCTGGAGAAGCTAATGCGTCATTGACATCTTTAGCTGGTATGAGCAGTTTTCTCCTTCTCTCCTACAGTATAGCCAGTCTCTTATCCTGTTCACCAGAATGACATTCGTTCAAAAGGTTCTAGAAGTCTTCCGTATACTACAATTTACTATTATAATATACGTAGCTTTTTATACGTTTTTGTATCTTTAACTTTTCTGACGAAGAACTTGCATTCTATAACTAATCTTGTAGCTTTTTTAATCCAGCATTGTATTTTTCTACATTAGGCTTGTATTTTATTTTCCCATTAATATAATTGTACCACGCATGAATTTCTTCAGCCATACGTAAAGCATCGCCTGTCTTAGGAACTATTTTAACTTCGCCAGAAGAAACTTCTATTCTATCATAAAAGTTAGATAACTACTATTTTTCTCTCTAAAGTCTTTCAAGTAAATCTCTATCAGATTTTCCTAATCTGTAAGGCATAAAATATCCATCTTCATCATACTATTTAGACAACAGGACATTTATTTGTCTTTGTATTGCGCCCATTGTCCTCATTGTGTCATCTGACAAAAACTCTCTCTTCTTTTTATAATATTCAGCCTTATATCTTCTGTGTGCATGTTCTCCAACCCAGTCTTCAATGCTGTTTAAGAAATCTCTTTTTGTTTTTGTATCAACGTTAGACAAATCAACTCTACCTGTTTTTGAATCCGGATTCAACCCGAGCTTTTTTGCAAGATTGATAACGAATTGTTTTTTCTCTTTATAATACTGACCGTAGTTTATTGGCCTTATCCAATAACCGGTAGTTTTCCCATCAGAATCAGTCTCACAAAATCTAGCCTAATAATTAGAAACAGAATGACCAGCTAACTTGTTCATTTTGCTGACAAATTCATGACCAACAGTAAGAGCGTTTCTTCTTTTCTCATTCTTGACTGATTGAATCATATTATCAACAATTCTAATTAACTAAGACTTTGAGCTAGAAGCTATACCAACATACTTTTCGAATGCATTTAATGAGCCATTGTCTATTTCATTGTATAACCAATGCATAACATTCTGGTAAAATACATCTTTGTCTCCAATTGTTACATTATCCTATACGAAATTATATAATCGCTTTCCAAGATATTCTTTTATCTAAGTATTAAGCTCTTCATGTATAGAATCCAAATCTATTTTTGCTTCTTGAAAAGCCTGATACAAAGTGCTACCGTTTTTAAATTCTATTATACCACTATTGCCATATTTTCCTAAAGACTAGAATATTCCGTACTGCTTATTATTAAATATATATTCATAATATCCAACAACGTTTGTAAGTGCGTCGAATAACTATTTTGCTGTCATCTATTCTACACCTGCTCTATTGTCTGATAAATGTCTTCCAAGTACATTTAATTCTCGTCTAGCCTAATCTAGAATCCATTCTACGTTAGATGTTATTTTCTCTTGCTGCTCATCTGTACTTCTGGTTACACGTTCTCCAAAGAATCCTAAATCAATATCTTCTTGGTACTCTTTTATTTTTGCTCTAAGAGTCTATATCTTTATAGTATCTTTTGCCTTTTGAGCACGCTCTGCAGAATATCTACGCTTAACGGCTGTTGATATAGTTTCATATACCTTTAAGTCATTAGAATTTGGTATATCGCCCTGCTAAAACATATCGCCATTATACTTATCGTAGAAAGCCATTGACTTGTAGTCCTATTCTAGCTATTTATTCAAGTAAAAGTTAGCTGCTATAGAGTCAAGTATATCATTCTTCTTAGATTCGGTCATTTTGCCCAAAATAAGGCGATTTAAGAGGCTTTTAAAGCTGTTCCAGAACTATTGTATTATAGACCGCTTTTGTGGCTCTGTAGAGAAGTTTTCAGCCATTGTACGTGATGTTATCTCCTCCACTAATCTTTCCTCAAGCTATCTAGAACTAAGTTTCTTATCATCAAATATAGACAAAGCTTTCTATACTTCCTTACTCTACCAGAATGTTCTTACATAATAGTGAGCTAATTCGTGATTCATAGTTGTCGGATCAGCATTTATAAGAGAGATGTACAAAGTATGTTCTGCTTCTCTATACATTCCGCGTTTATCACCAAGACTATTTACAAACTTAACAAGAATTTGCTTATCTGTATCTTTGCTATCAGTAGAATATTCTATAGAACCATCATCTTTTACTACCTATTTTAAACCATAATGCTAAGCTAAAACTTGTTGTCTTTTCTACATTATCTGGTTTACTCTATCAGTAATAAGTTTACCTTTAATAACGTTCTTTCTTTTGAAAAAATGTATTAAAGACTCTCCTGGCTTAATAGCAATATTTTTTACAGAAGTATTTATAGATTGCTGTACAGCTGAATCTATTGCATCTCCCTCATCTTGCATAGCCTGCTTCATCTTTTGCAAGTTCGATTCGTATCCAAGGGTTGAAAATGTTATTGAATCACTAAAATTACCATCATTATACTCGTTATATAATTTTTCTACATATTCTATTTTAGGTTCTCCGTTTTCGTCTATTTTATTTATTTCAGATTCATCTAAAAGATTTGATATATATCCAGTTGTGTTAATTATTTTATCTTTAGGAGCGTTTGACATTGCTTTATTTATGGATTTCTTCCAATCCATTTTATCTGCTTCATCATGCTCTCCTCTCTAATGACTTCTTTGAATAAATTCTTTATCGGAAATATTTGTTATAGCATCGAGATCATCTGCTCTATCTCTAAGAAAATGCATATCACTAACAAGAAGTTTCTTACCGGTTTCTTTAGCCTCTTGTTTTGCCTAATCAAATAACTAATCAAGTTTTTTGTTGTATTCTTGCTTTCCAATTTCTTTCTTAAGCTTTTCTCTCTATTCTAGATTTCCTAATTTTGATTTATATTCAGAATCAAAATCTATTATATCTTTTCTACCCTATTTGAAAAGCCATGTCTTACCAGTTCCTGGATGCCCCCATATAACTGTAGCATTTTTTATAATTTCGTTATTTTTGTTTATATTATCATTATACCAATCACAAAACTAATCTGTGAACTACGGAGTGAAAGTATAAGTTTTCATCCTTATGGCCTCATCTTCTCCGTATTTTTCTTTGAGCTAATCGAATAATTTAGAATGCTTACCTTCTTTGGTATCAGTAAGATTGTACCCATTATTCATACATAAAGCATAGTGGGCGGCTTTCTCACCGCCCAATATACCTGATAGTTGTTTTAGCTCGTTCTAATATTTACTTCTTATTATACAAACCATAACTAATACATTTTATTAGCATCCTAATTTATCATCTAGATCATCTAGATTTGCTAACGTTTTACCTTTAGTATCTTTTTTATTTAATTGAGAATCTTTAAAGTTAAACAAGTCTTCAAGTAATGATCCCTTCTCGTCACCTTCTCCATAGTTGTACATGCCAGGAACGCTTGAACTCCATTCACGCTCTCCTTGATCGTCAAATATTCTATAATATTCGCTTCCTAAAGGAGGAAGAATCTTACCGTTCTCTGTACCTATTAATATTCTATCGATATTTTCAACATCACTTACTCTTGATATAGTAGGCTTACCTTGCTCAATTTTAACCTTATTAATCTCTTGGTCAAAAGCAGTAGGCTCTATATCTTTCCATGATTTTTGTGCAGCATCTCTACTTTGTATACCAAATACATTGTCTACTGAGTTTGGTGTTCCGAATTCCGTAATGTTATATATTCCGTTTTTATATCCTTTAGGATTTACTTTAACGTAAATTGGATAACGTATAGCTTCATATTCGCCATTACTATTCTGAATACGTTTTTCTCCAGTAGCATAATGCATATAGATGGTGTAATCGTGTTGAGATTGTCCTTTCTTCATGTTATTTCTAGACACCTTTATAAATCTAGGTGGATGCTGATAATCAATAGTTGATTGATATTTTCCATTTCTTACAGCTAAGCCGCATGCTATATTAGGGGCAGCATGATCAAATGGAGATAATATACCAAACATATTAATAGCTTCTCCAGAGTTGTTCGTTAAAACCTTTTTCTAATAACCTTCATACTTAGCATACATACTAATCATATCTTCTGGCTTCGCGTGAGGATTATAGGTTATTGTATTTTGTCCAACTACTCCAATAAGCTAACTAGGGCGATACTCTTTTACAAAATCATTATCGAACCAGTTATTTAAAATTATATCATCAACCATATTCTATATATAAACAGGAGATGGTATTCTTGTATTTAAGTCCTTAAGTTTAGTTCTTACGAAATCAACATATCCAGAATTAAGTCTCCAACTATTTGGAACGTACTTAAAGAACTTAGAGAAACCAGACATATCTCCAGACGAATAGAACGAATATACAACCAAATCTCTAGCAAAATTCTTTACAGTTTCATCTGTGTCTTCAAGTAATCTTTCCCAAGCTTCGTATACGTAGTTAGAATTCTTACTATCATCATCCATTGAATTAAAGAACTTTACAAACTTTGGTTTTTCGTATGTACCCTCTCTTTCTCCAAACGTATTAAGTAATTCTATCTGATCGTGTTCTATTTTATTAGGACCGTCTTCAGTATTTAAAGTTGGAACGAGAACCTTCAAAAGCAGATTGTTTTTAAGGTAAGAATAATTTGGATCAGATTCGGCCTTAATCTAAAGATCAAGCAATCTATCATAAATCGTATTGTCTCCAGAGAATAAGTCGTGAATATTTATATCGTTTTCATCACAATAATTGTTAAAGAACTCTGACTTAATACAAGATGTTATCTGTATCATAATCTTGTTAAGAAGGTCAGCTGGAACTGCTCCATCTTTTCTGTTTATTGCTTTAAGTATTTGAGGCAATATACCATCCTTCATTCTCTTACCTTCTTTATTTCTGGTTCCAAACACAGCCATACAAGAAGAAAGGAGCTGCTGTCCTACTATGTCTCTATATAAATCTGTAGCATACTTAGTCTTTTTTCCTATATATGAACCGTCTTTTAACGCAGATAAACTTGTAGGCTCAAACTGCTAGTATGTCTATCCTCCAGGATTATAAGTATCATTATATCCCTTAAGATAAGCATCTTGCTCAGCTATATTTTTACCTTGTTTCTTTGTGTCTATCTTAGAATATTTAACAAGATTTGCCAATGCATCACCAGGCTTTTCGAACCTCTTATTAGCTATAAATATCCACCTTGTAACATCCAATGGTGATAATTTTATTTCCTTACCATCTCTAGACATTACTGTAAACATCTTCTTAGTTGACGTTTGGTTTATGTATCCCTTTTTGTTAGGATTCTAATTTATAGACATCTCTCTAATTATAGAATTTCTAACCTTGTTCTTAACATCAACTAAATGTTCGTTGCCTTCTGCGTCAATATAGCCTCGTATCCATTTGCCATCTTTCTAGAATTCTCCTAAAATCTACCTAATTATATAGTCTTGCTCTAAAGCTGTAGGAATATCATCAAAACCTTTCTGTATTTCCTCCATTATACTAGGTATGCAATTAAGATCATTATCAACTTCTGGCTCTTCTGAGAAATACTTCTTAAGAACATCGTTTTCAGCATCTCTGCGTCTCTACCAAGGTGTCTTACTGTCATCAGCCATATACGTACTAACAGAATCGTTGTACGCAAAAGCCAAATCCTTCATGATGCCTTGAGTTGTAAAATAGAATGTATCCTCTCCAAGACCGACTCTAAGAAGTAGGTTTACAAGATTGTATGTATAAGGGTTTACATTTAATCTAGTAATGTATGGATCCTTAGCAATATCAACATGAGCATTAATCATAGCAGACAGCCAAGACAATATATTCTGCTGATTTCTATCAAGGGTTCTACCAAGTCTATCAAGACCAAGGTCTTTCATAATAGTACCTACTTTCTGTGTAAACTTAACATCATAAAGCATAGTAAGAATCTAACTGTTATTATTCAACGCAAACGGACCAATACCAGTTTTACCTGTTAAGAACGTATCTTTAGTCTCTACTTGATTTCTAGGAGTATAGAAATCGTATGGCATTACAACTTGTTCTTTATCAATATTCTACTCTATGTCGGAAAGTACATTAAAGCCTAAATATGATGCGCCTTTAGCTTTAACAAGAGACGTATCGTTATCAATAGACCTATGAAGTATGTTACATGTTCTAGAATCCTTGTCGTCTTCGTTTTTCCAATCAAGTAATAACGACATATATCCATCCATAAGTTTTGCCTATAAATCCTACTCAGATCCTTCTTCAAAATCAAAATTAACTTTCCTTTTATTATGATCATCCTTATCCTTATAATAATTGTAAGGTTTACAACTTAAGAAAAGTTTATCAATATCGAAGTCAGAACCGGTTATCTTTGTAAACTCCTCCGGAAGCACAACAGTATCTCTAACAACAGGTAATACATCAACACACCTTAAAGCATGTATAGACGACTGAGCCTGTGTAGGAATACGGTAACCAATAATGTTAGCACTAGCTCCATTTTTATGAACTTTATTTCCGTCTTTATCTGTATAATCAAAAGAAGAGCCAATAACCTTGTTATCGATAAGCCATTTTCTAGCTTCAGTAAAGGACATGTTTCTAAACTTTTTAGTATCTTTATCAAATACCTGGAGTCTACACTTCTTGCCAGCAGGCCTAAAGTACATAACCTCTTCGCCGTTTTTGTCCTCGTAGTATTCTACAAAGTAATCCAATGACAACATACAGTCCATTGAACCTTCTTCGTTAATCATCTGAAGACGATTACCATGATTGAGCGTGCCATTAAATATACCAGGAACTTGATTATCTAATAGCTTAGTAGGCATTCCTTCCATACCCCAAACTGATCTCTGAATAAATGGGGCACCAGGTGTAGCTATATCTATAACTCGTTTGTTAATACTAGATGTAAGAATACTTTCTATCCAGTTTGAGTTTGATGTAGCAGCCAAAGGTATTTCCATCTGTTCTGTACCTTTTATAGGATTACCTTCATCATCGTAGTTTGTATACACTATATTAAGAGCTCCAACTGAGTTGTTGTCCGCATCTCTATCAGTAAGCTATTTTCTCAAATATTTGGCAAATCTTTCCTCATTAAGCTTTATATTACCATCTTCGTCTTTATCAAAGAATTCATTCTGAAGTGAGTCATATCCAAGTTTAGATAAATCATTTATCGCAGACATGATATCATTTCTTAACTATTCTCCAGTCTTAGTGGTAAATGACCCATCGTTATTTTTGACCGTATACGTTCTTCCTAACACGATATTACTAAGAGCAATCTTAGTCATCTGAGTACCCATGTTCTAGAGATCTTTATCTCCTGGATCTGTGTTAAGCTGTTTTCTTAAGAATTGATACTTCTGTTTATAAGTATTAAACTTAATATTATCACTTGCAAAGTCTATTTTACTCTCAGTTTCCTTGCCTCCAAGACTACCTTGACTACCAACCTTTACAGCTGAATTTATCATGAGCATATCTATGTTCTACGCTTTCATCTTCTGATAAATATCAGCCATTCTACCAGTAGCGATACAGTCAAATATTGGGAAAAGAGCCATTTTGTTATAATAAGGCACAAGTCTTGTTATTGTCTAAGGTTTAGTTTTAGACTTAACATCTTGTCTTCTTAATCCAAATGCTGTATACTTATAACATCCAATAACAGATGTGAATACCTTCTGATAATTTTCTGCTATAGATAACATTTCTTTTGGTGTTAAATGCTCCTTTGTTGATGACTTAAGAATCTTAAACGCCCTCTCTATATCCTTACTCCACTTTCCATTCATACGAAGCAGGTTTTCGCACATATTAGCAGTAATATATGCTCCACCATCGGCAACATCAATACCATTTTCGTAAGACTTAGTTTCTGCAGCAATTTTTGTTTCAACAATATCTTTTACATCTTCTGGTATATGTTGTTTAACCTCGTCTAACGTCATGGCATCTATCTAATCTGGAGTAAACTGCACCTATCCATCTTGAGCGAGGTTTATAAGAGCAGACTTGTATTCACCTTCAGTCATAAGCTACTTAAGCTTATTATATTGAGGAGAACTTACTAGCTCGTTAGCTACTTCAGCACATGTATATTCACCGTCTTTGGAATTAATGAAATCCAATACATTGTTATCACCAGTAGATATAAGACCACCAAATCGTTTAAACTCATCAACCTATCTATCAACAAGCGATGCGCCAGAAAACTACCATTTATAATAAGCTGGATTACCACTAAAGATTCTTTCTACCTCCTGCAAAGACATAATAGACTTAGCTGTGATATCGGCAGCAAGACACCAAATTGCATCGCTGTTACCAGTGATGGCGTTGTTTTGTCTTCCCGTCTTTATTGCACTCTTGATATTACCAATAGTAATTGTGTCTAGACCTTTGTTAATATACTGACCTAATTTGTTTTGAGATACAAGGTGAAGTTTCTTCATGTATTCTATCTCTTTCTAAGTCTGTCTTACGAGAAGTTCGTTTATCATATCTCTTTGCTAATCCCTAGAAACTTTTGTTGGGTCAAAGAATGTTTCCTCGGCTATTTTAAGAGATTTCTCATATCCAGCCTCTTTATCTACAAAAGAAATGAAATTACCATCTTTATCATAAACACCAGTAAGACTAGAGAAATATTTACCTTGATCTTTGTTGTCAAAGTTTGCTATAACTTCTTCTGGTTTCAAGTCCATGTCTATAGCTTCTTTGATAGACTTATATTCGCACATAGCATACTCTCTAAACTAGTCAAGTACATTATTTGGGAATCTTATGCTGATTTGCTCTTTACCGTCTACCATTGTAGCTGATATTGTTGGAAGATTCTTTTTCGCAGCACCTTCTTTATAATTAATACCAGGCAATTTAATTCCATCTAAGAATACCCACGTCTTCTTATCAGACATAGTAGGGAATACTATATACCCCTTCTAGATGATAGTCATTTTAGCAACGTAGTCTTCACGCTTTGTTATCTTAAAATAATCTCTACCTCTATCTTGTCCTTGATTAGTTTTAAATCCAATGAGTGTTCTAACACTAATATTAGGATGATCTTTTTGAACCATCTGTTTTGCGATAATACTTCCAATTCCTTTCTTTTGATCTGGAGCAGACTATGGGTCTTCTATATAATTATAAGAGTATTCAATAAGATTTCTTACACTCTAATCCATTATATATCCATCTTTTGATGATCCTTCGTGGTATTGTACACCATTAAGATTGTCGACCATATCAGAGATGTAATTGTTATCAGATATCTGGTAGTATTTGTTATTATTTATAGCTAATACAGACAATTCTTCTTGAGAGTGCTCATAATTATATTTCCATCTAGACAACTCTTTTGTTAGAGTAACATTGTCCCAAATTCTATCAATATACTACTGATTAATATTTAGTACAACTTTACCAGAATATGGTTTTATTAAGCTATCAAGTGTAGAATAAAAGCTTTCGAATAATCCTGCTTTTTTCTTTTCTCCATCTTTACTATCAATCCATTCTACAGAGCTTTCAAACAACTGCTTCATTGCATTAGCATCAGACTACCCATACTTCTATTCGAGCATGTAGTCTAATTCGCTTAGAGTGAAGTTTATACCAAGTTTTTGTAATTGGTTACAAAAGTCCTGTTTAATAGCAACAAAGTCTCCCTCATTACGACAGTCTACGAGAAGATCTGTTGGATCATTAGAATCTTTTCTCCTCCATACATTCTTTATTGTAAACGGTCTATGATTAGGGTCTTCAAGATGTTCAAATAAACCATAAACTTTAACAAGCTTACCATTTATCTTAACCTTTCCTCTTTCACCCATTGGAGCAGTAAAGAAATTCTTTATATCATATAACTCTCTGGCATTATGCCCATCTTTCAAAACAGTTTCGCCTTTATCATTCTTGTGAAGAATTGACATACCGCCACCGTTTGAGAACATTTGGGACCACTTTTGTTTATGATATATAGAAGAATAATCACTATCTGAACTCTGTATACTTAATGAGTACTTTCCACTCTAAGGATTTCTGTTAGCCTTACAGATCATAAATGTATTTTTATTTGACTTTATGATCATCTTTATCTAAGCAAGAAGAGCTTCTTTATCAGGATCAGTTTTAGCTTGTTCTATAAGAACATCGAGTCTCTTTTTGAATTGTTTAAACATAGGATTATCATTAGCCCTAGATGATACTTTTTCATACAAATCTTGTATTGTAGAAATATCGTGAAGCTAATTCATTACTCTGTTAAAAGCAATTCCTGCATCCATAAATTTAGGCATACCAAGACTATTCTTCTCTGCAACAAGAACTCTTTGGAATGTTACGTGATTGTTCTCATCAACTTTAAATCTTGTATCCCATCTAAAGTTACTAAATGTAGAGAAGAAGAATTTAACTCTTTGAGATGCCTTACTAAATCTAGAGAATTCGTAAGATGCCCTAGTGTGTTCCCCAATATTACCATTATCTGCATCTGGATCATCTTCTACATCAACAACATTGTCTTCTTCGGCTATCTTTGTGGCATTCGTAGCTATAGAAGAGAGCTTTGCGGCAACATCGTCCATCACAACATTATTGTATACATCTTCTTGTAACAATTCTTTCATCGCCAGGAATCCAACTGCTTTTTGCTTATATTTAGATTCTCCTAATTTTGATTCAAGCTGTTCTACTGTAACCTATGGTGCGGCTATTGCATTATACAGCGCCTATGCCTGTTTCTTCCTTTTCTCATCAGAAATAGCATTACCTGTTATATAGCCAAGATCAACTCTTATATTTTGTATATCAGATCCACCCCAATCAAAATTCTGATTATTAAGTACTGCGTATACAAGTGTGTCTACCAGTTCATCATACATCTGTTGGTTCAGCACATATTTAAACGATCTTCCACCACGCTTAAACAAAGAGCTCTCTGCGTTTTTAAACTTGAATACGTTTTTAAACTCTTCTTTTCGTTTATTGCTTGCTTTTACATATCTAAATATACCAGAGTTAGCTATCATGTAAGCAGTATATAACTTCCATCCCATATTCATATTGCTTACTTGACGAACATAGTCTTTAATGTTATTATACATTTTTACAAGATTGAAACTCCAATGTAATCTAGGCTTATTTAACATGAAAACTCTAAATCCTTCAGCTAATTCTTCACTAACCTGTTTGTCTGTAAATATTGTATTAGAATGTCTTTTTCTAAATTCTTTATACAACTTATCATGTAATCTCTTCGGAATTAATATCTCAGCAATTCTGTGGAATGCTTCATGATATTCTGTACCCTCGTCTGCAAATTTAGATAATATAATAGAGTCTGCATAGCATCTTCCGACTACTCCAACTCCACCTCTAAGCATGGCTACGAAATCATCTTCTCCTTTACTGTTCTTTGCAAAGTCTAAACGAACGTTTCCTAACAGTCTATGAATTTCTCTAGCAGCCCTTTCGGTATCGTACTCAAAATTTCTATGTCTTTGAGTTCTATTGTTCCATGCTACATAATCTACTTCCTAATTATCATTATTAAACCAATTGTCTACAGCGTCATTATCTTTATTTTCGTCGTCCGCAGCATCTTCTATTTCCTTACTCTCGTCAATAGGCGTTTCATCTTCTGTTGATTCCTTTTCAATTTTTTCAACTTTTACTCCATCAAAACTTATTTTAGAAGACTCAAATCCATTAAAATCTGTAGTAAGCACATTATTCTTTATATACCAAGCTAGACCACCAAGACTCTGATTAGACTGTTTAGGATTCTTAAAATCACTAGCTTCAAATTTTATAGAGTCACCAAATTGTAATACTTCATTAGGATTGTTGTCAAAGAATTCTTTAAGATTGTACAGCTCGTCGTTTTCTGCGAGGTTTTGCTAAGAGAAGTTGGCTCTAGCTGCAATTTTATACTTTTGTATATCTTTATTAAATTGCTTTATTTGTTCATCATCAGAAAAGTCGTATGAATAATAATGCTGCTTTAGTTGCTTCAACCCTGTTTTTGGATCCTTTTCTTTTATGGATATCATAACCTTAGCAGGATTATCCTTATCAATATATACAGACATAAGGTTCTTGCCATGATTTGGTAAGTTTTCACCAAACGGGAAGAATAAACTAAGAATTTGACCGTATGACAAACCGGTATTTTTATCGCTTTCGTAATAATATTGAGCAGGAGATATTTCTCCATGAGTTATCTGGCGTAGTATATCAGTAACAAGATCTGCATCCTTCTATGATATTTGTTTTGTTCTCATTATAATAGGAACAGGATCTCTTTCTTCAAAGCCACTCAATTCATCGTATTGTGGTCTATATAATACAACAAAATCTCCCTGATGTAACGCTTGATTAATAGGATAGGATTGTATACTTCTTGTAAGATCTCCATACGTATTAGGAGCGAATACTGTAAGTATAGAGCCTTCTGATGTAGAATTTTTCTTAACTATACCAATAATATTCTATTTACCGTCGAACTTTATCTTATACAAATCTGTTCCCAATGTCTTAGATATCTCTGTATCAAGAATGTTCTTTTGCTGCTGAGATCTAAGCGTTTTTGTTCTACCATTCGTTCTATTTACTCGCTCTGGAACAAGTCGATATCCTTGCTTTAATTTATCCTAAAGCTAAGTAATCTAGTCATATAATGTTTTTGCCAAATGTTTACCATCTTGTGAATACGAAGAAACCCATACCCGCATATCATTAAATGACTTTTTACCAGCCTTTCCATTATATTCTATATCAACAAATACGGTTTTCTTTTTTTCGCCAAGCTTATCGGTATATTCACCTATCTTATATGTAAATGTAGAGTTTGTAACGAAATCAGATTCTGTAGAAAGTTTAACAAGGTCTTCGTCTTCATCTATCTGTTTTTGGTCAAGGTTGTTAAACGGATTCATCTTAGCTTTACTGTATTTTTTTACAACATTGTGTTCGTCTCTAGTGATTCCGAAATCATCCTCTATTGTCTATACAGTCTGAAATATTTCATTCTATTTTTCAATATCTTCTGGAAGTATTGATAAATCTTTAAGCTGCACAGCAATCTCATAAAGTTCAGACATAAGTTTAGAAAGCTCGGCCTGTTTATCTGGAGCCAAATCCTAAGGATCTCCATTAGAATCATATGATACTATGTCCGATATAGCTTCCAAAGTTCTATCAATATCAGCATATATCTGTTGTTTTGCATCATAATCTTCTGAATTCGGATTATTTCTTCGTTCTTCTGCCTTTCTTCTCTACTCTGCTTTTGCTAATTCTTCAGCTTTTTCAGCTTCCTATCTTTCGTATTCTTCGGCATCTTCCAGGATTTGCTTCATTCTATTTATAACGTCATTCATCTAAGATGTGTGAGCCTGTAATTTAGTAAGCATCTCCTGTGTATTATCAAACTCAGTAATAGCATCTGGAGCATCATTAAATATTCTCTCTAAGTCTCCTCTATAAGACTACGGCAAGTTGTCAATAGTATCTAATTCAGTAACAACCTTTTTGTACGTAGATAGCATTAAATCTCTAGCAGCATCATAAGCCTACTTAAATTCATCTATATTTATCTCTTTTGTAAATCTATTTTCTACATCATTACTAAAGTTTATTTGTATAGATTTACTCTTCGGCTCATTAGTGACTTTATTTAAAATAAAGCTATCTCCATCTTTCTTCCACTTAACGCTAAATGGCAGTAATTCTACAGACTTTATATTAAACTCAAGAGAGTTATCCTGCATCATGAGTTTATACATAGTCTACTGCTCTGAATAAAAACCAATCCAGCTAGTTCTGTATCCTGGATCAACTTTCTCAAGATCAGTTTTTCCGCCACTTTTGCGAGTAAATGATTTCTTAGACGTTTTGAAATCTATAATATGAATACCGCCGTCTTGATCGACTGCTATCATATCAGTCTCTCCAGCAATATTAACACGTTTACCAGTTTTTGAATCAAATCTAGATGTGTGCCAAGTATATGGCTGAGTATACAAAGTCCATCCTAAAGAATTATAATATTCCTGTATTGATTTTAGCTAAGATATTATAGATTTGAACGTATCGCCGTTCATAAACTCTCTTATACTACTAACCTCTCCATCAAATATCTGTAAATTTGTACCATATGACAACGGATCTCCGGCAAAGAAAGATCTACATATAAAGTCAATAAGATTTCCTACATCACCAGGTGTACCGATTCCTTTATTAACCAATTCGTGAGCAATACCGAATTTTACTTCATCGTCAAAGTAATCTTTAAATTCACCCTGTTTCAGATAATCTATATAACCCTGTATATTCTTGGTCTCATCTACGCTATTAACATATTCTGTAAGCTGTTCTAACGTAGTAATCTTGTTGAGATTTTCAATAAAATCTTGTATCTATTTATTTCTAGAAATAAGATTAGCGTTAGTATCAGACTCCCTGCTGTCAAGTGTGCTATGAACACGTCTAGCAAGCTGAAGTTTACCATCTTCGTCTATTATAAAGTAATGAGAACTTGTAGTCAAGTTTCTCTTTACGTGTTTGTCACACCATACTTTATAGCTATTTAATCTACCGCCAACCTACTTACTTACCTCAGACTATTCAAATTTTGGCTAAGGTTTTGGAGACTCTGGCTCTGAAGTCTATGGCTCTGTAGCTTCTGATTGAGGTTGACTTGCATCATCTTTAGGCTACTCTTGGTTATTATCAGTATCATCTTTAGGCTACTGTTCTATATTATCCTCTTTATCCTAAACTGGTGATGGTGTAGGAGTTTCTTCTGTAACAGGTGCAGCTGGTTCTTCTGCATTGGCGTCATTTTGATTTTGCTTCTCGTCATTAATTCCGAGCTCTTCTTCAAGTCCAGCTCTCGCAGCAGCTAAAGCATCTATCTGCTCATTTCTTTCAGCTTCTTCGGCCTCTTCTGTATCATCTATTAGCCTTCTCTAAAAGTCTAACTCAATTTCATCTTGAAGCTTTCTATCATCCTCTATTGATCTGTCAACATCTTCGATCTAATCTTTTCTAGACTCATAAAATTTATTAGTCTTATCTAAGATATCTTTAAACTTTCCAAGACTATCATATTCAAACAAGTCTGGTGACTCTTGTTGCTTTTGCCAGAAGTGCTTCTTTCTTTTATTTTCTTCGTACTCCTATATTTGCTTTTTAAGAGTATCCTCGTCTTTAAGATGCGATGTACCAAGAAGATTGTCCAACATTTTATCATAGTTTACCTAGTCTACGGTAAACAATGCCATCTGTCTAAATTTATCTTTAAGGTCATTGTACTCCTGGTCTGTAAACCCTGTATGATTCTTGTTGTCAGAAAACGACTCGTTATATTCGTCTATTACACTTTGGTTTTCTCCAGCTTCTTTTTCAGCCTAATCTTCAACCTCTCCAATCAACTCTCCTATAACTGCTTTTACAAATCCAATATCATTTCTGTTATTAAAGTTCTTTTCAGATTTTTCTATATCGCTATAAAGCTGTGCAAGAGCTTGTCTTTTTGCTTTAAGAAGATCTCTGCGAGCCTGTACTTTATCATCCTCTTGATCCTACTGTCTACGACGCGACTCTGTTACAAGATTACGGTTCTATGCAAGATCTACGCCCATCTATTGATCCATGCTGCCATCATACGTAAAGTCACTAGAATCAAACTAAGACATAATAACGCGCATTTCTCTTTGCTGCATCAAGTCGTTTATAGAGTTTACCAACGGATCGATGTTCTCTTTTTTGTTATCTTCAGAAAGCTAGTCATACATCGCTACACGGGAAACAAATTTTGCAAACTTATCATTTTGTTTCTTATTTTTCCAGCTATCCTTCGTTTCTATTCCTTGTTTCTTGGCAGCATCTTGTATTAGCCTAGAATTAGCTAATCTAGATACTCTTGAATAATACTTCTTTGCATCCTAAATTAATTCTGGGTCCAAGAATTGCTTAGCTTGATAAATCTGCTGTGCGAGTTGTACACCTTCTTCCGACTGCTGTTGTTCTTGAGTCATACCAGAATATCTAGTTTGCAGCTGGTCTAATTTTTTAGACTACTCATTAGAGTATTCTATCATCTTATCGAACGCCTCTAATGCTTCAGCTGATCTATTTGGACCTCTTAATGCACGCTTGGCGTACTGGAAACCTGTTCTGTATAGATCTCTTGTACCAATTTTATCAAGGTAAAGATTTCTGGCTATTACATTATTAGCAGTAACCTATCTAGATGTTCTATATGCAGATCCAAATATATTTGTAGCTACATCATGGCCGCCACCGCCAAGTATTACAGAGTTTATATTTTGCATCAATTCCCTGTCCCCGAGTAAATCCAAATTCATATAACTACCAATAGTGGCATACGAAGCTTTTGAGCCTACAAGGAAGTCGTTCATTAATCTGTCAACAAATCCTCTATACTCTGGATGGTTTTGATAATATCCATTAACAAATTGTTCAGAATGCAACTGCTGTTTACCCTCTTCTACACGTTCGGAAAAATCTCTTAAAGCTAATCTACCAATTAACTCTTTTGAGTTTCGCTTTATTACATCTGCGTTTATTTTGCCTGTCATCTTTAAAATTGATGAAGGTAATGCCTAGCCAAATGTTGTAACCTTTTCTGCCAACTAGCCTAATTTGTTTGCCATATACGCCCTGCCTCCAGTTGCTCCAAACAAGCCTCCAAGCAAAGCTCCTGTAGCAACTCCTATCGTTGCTCCAAGCTGGCTATCACCGTCGTCAAATTGTGATCCAATTACACCACCGGCAATCATACCTGGGGCAAGATTTTTACCAATAAATTTTCCAGCAGAATATAAACCTGTTTTTGCTGCAGCTGATCCAACAACTCCACCTACAGGTCCTGCTGCAGCCATACCAACTTCAAAACCTTTTTGGGCTCCAACTGTGTTTAATTTAGATATATCTAAGGCATGTTTTATTGCATTGTAATTATCGCTACCAATAGCACTTCTCAATCCAGCTTTAAATTTGGAAGACATCTTTGTAAATTTGCCAAGATTTGCTATCTTACCAAAAGGGATAGCATTTACAGCGATACCTACATATGTATCTCCGGCCGTAGCCATCATATCATCATAGAAGTCGCTATTTATACCTCTGGCAGATTCGTAAGAGACTGATACCAAATCCTTATCTTTTAACTTCCATTGTCCAGATACAAGGAGATCCTATAATTCCTCTTTTTCTTTTCCTGGTGTTAATTTTATTCCATTAGCTTTTGCAAATTCGGCTCCTTCCTTCATAAATTTGCCAGAAAGGCCATTATTGTTAAGATTTTTCTCTAACAAAGCTTTGTAATCACCAACAATCTGTCCAGAGTTTTCATCATAGCCCTATGACATATCGATAGCTCCTGCTAACAGTGCTGTTCCTGCGGATATCGCCAAGTTGCCAGTAGCAGCTCCAGCGAATCCAAGAATTAATGAAGGTATGGTTTTTTCGTAAGAAGACATTGATGAACCAAGAACTCCCCATGTTCCATATTTTAGTTTATGCAAACTAAATATTCCTTCATCCTAAGATTTCTGATCTTCGTATTTATATCTGTCAGATATACCTTTTTCGTACTTTTTTACATCAGCATTATTTTCTTTGTATCCATTTTGCCAATAAGCCTGTCTTTTTGCTATAGAGTTTTTAAATTTTCTAATCATCTATAGTTTTTGCTAAGGAGTTGTATTAGGATTACCTATTCCTTCTAGATAAAATCTAGTTCCTTCTACATCATCGGTGATCCATGTACTTTTCTCTCCCATTCCAATAGCTCTTTCTGCTGACTATATAGCTCTGTCTATAGGATGGAATATTTGTTTATCAAAACCCTGGGCTATCCTACCAGAATTAGTAGGTTCATATGATTGCAATATTTTGTAGTTGTTGTACAACTTTTCATTCTACTTTCTAAGCCCATTATATTCATCAAATATCTATTGAAGTTTATTTGGATTTATACTTCCATTCAATGATATAAGTCCATGTTTTTTCAAATACGGAAGCAGAGCTTCTTTATTCTGCCCCTTCTGATACAAATCTGCAGCATCCATAATATTAGAATATTCATTTATTTTACTCTAATTATTAAGGTACTACTCAGCATCATTTGCGTAAGAAAGCATTTCGTTTGTTCTAAGTATATTACCAGCAAAGTAATCCCTTTCTGCCATATTTCTATTCTACTGGAATGTATTATATGCGCTTTGGAAATAATTTACATCTCCCATACTTTGAACAAACTTATCTTCTAGCTGTCCTTGTTCTTTTAATCTTTGGTTAGACCATTCTGAAAAAGACTGCCTTTTCTCGAATGACCCATCTGGCAAATAAGTACTTACAGCATCATGTTTTGGGTCGTATATCTATACTTGCCCATACATTTGGCTGTCGTTATTTACCATTAATGACTTTACATATCTTGGGTCTGTAAGTTTTGCGTACTCTGATTCTGGATTCTTTTTGAGGACTTTATCAAGCTTGTAGTTTTTAATTACATTCTAATCAGGAGTCACCCATTTCGTATCCGTCGCATTTTCTGAACGCTTCTTACTATCCTAATATCTTTTTACTGGATTAGCAGACTCTTCGTTAATAGTCAAAGCTCCCCAACCTTCAGGAACGAGTAATGGCTGGGGTCTTTGACGTGTCTATCTAATCTATTTTCTTTCTTTACTAATGTCCTGTTTTGTAGTGTATACAGGAGTTATTTCTGTACTATAGCTTTTTACAATATCTTGTAACTATTTCTAGAATTCTTCATCCGAAGAAACTTTAGGATTATTTACAAACTATTGATAAGCCCTCTATTTTCTATTCATGTTAAATAGTATTAATAATCAAAATCAGATGGATTTTCAACTGTTGTATTAGTGGTTTTATATCCGTTCTTTTTTGCTATAAAGTGGTCAGCTGATATACCTAACTCATCAACTGATAAATCTGTTCCAGAAACTGGCACATATGATCTAATCGGCGTTCTATTTAAATCCTTATAATTGCTTCCTTTTCCAGTTCCTATATAAACATCGACGGCGTCATAAGTATGAAGTTTTCCATCTTTACCAACTACGCTAACTGTTTCACCATTTACTGTTGGACGCATTACAACAGAGTAGTTAGGATCGCCAATAAAGTCTTCTATTCTAGAAGGATTTTTTACATTATTTGGTCTTTCAAATCTATCTCCACCATTAAGCTTTATTATTCGACCATTTTTATCAACAATATTTGTACCTTTATGTTTCCATGCAACCCTTCTTCCACTCATAGAACTATAAATATCTTGGGCACTATATAATGTTGTAGAGCCGTTTACGGTATAATTAATCTTCTTAGATTTTGAACCAGGTACACCAGTTAATCCGTGTCTTGTTCCAAATACTGCAGGATCGTCTCCAGTTCTAGATAAATGTCTTATTACAGTTGTTGCCGTAACTGGACCGGTCACACTTTTAGATAACGCACCCTATCTTAATCTTATTAAATCTTTAAGCTGCTGCTCTGTCATACTCTGAACCTTTGCTGGATCCAAATTAGAATTAAGCTTTCCAGATCTATCTCTTAACCCTGCTGCTGTTTCGGCATTTTTTACCTTCTTTGTATACGAATAGCTATATCCTCCATCTGCTCCGCCATTTTTGGAAGCACCATTATTAGCGCCTCTAGCTGCGGCAATATCACGCTAATTCTTCCTATTAAGCTCATTTTCGCTATGCTGGAACGCTCTCTGCTTAGCAGCTTCATTAGCCTGGAACTACTGGTCATTGAGATGAACTTTTACCTGATCAGCTCGTCTGTCTACCTGAGTATATTCTCTATTACGATTAATAATATCAGCCTTAAGTGCATCTATATCACCTCCATACATATTGAGATAGTATCTACCAAGATCAGACTTTGTCATATCCTTTATATTCGCATCAAGAATCTACTGCATCTTCTTTGGAGATTTAGAATATACTTGATACATTCCTCCGGTCTTCTTAGTAGCCTCGTCATCATACTCAAGCTACATGTTATCAAACAGATTACTTGTCCAGTCCTTAAGGCTAGAATACTTAGATGGAGCTTCTCTTGTCCACATTCCGTCTGTAGATGGGTCCCAAGACTCCAATGTCTTACCACCCAATACAAATTTTTCAAAATCTGGATCATATGTACCATTACGCATAGCTTCTGCTCTATATCTCTAATAAGTCTTCATTGACTCATTCTGAGCTTTAAGGTTAGCTATTTCTGCATATGGTCTCTCTCTAATAATCTTGGCTATATACGCTCTTCCTTCTGCTGATCTAACAGGATCTATTCCGTTCTAATAGAGGTAATCTAATCCTTTGTTAACAGCTCCCCTTGTGATATCGTAAAACTCTTTATTTACATTAGCATTAGGCCCATATAACTCACCGAATTCTTTAGCGAACTCCTTCTAGTCCTATACTGCCTAATTGTATTGTTCTCTTGCAGCACTGATGTACTATGACATCATGCTACTATCCAGTAGATCGATTATAGGCACCGCTACTGGCTCATCATACATTCCTATCATACTTTATTATTAATTAATAGATGGAACTTTAAAATTATTATTATATAGCAGAAGACCCCTGATCATTTGATCTCTATTAATTGGGAACCCATATCTCGATATAGTCTTTTTGTTACCAGGTGCACTTGTTCTAGTAAATCCAAGTGGTTCTTTAGAATTTTCTGCAAAAAGATCGCCGCCAAGATATTTGCTATAATCTTTTCTTAATTGATCCATTGGTATGCCAATGTACTTTTGATACGTTTGCATATATTTACTACTATCTGGTAAAGTTGGTATCATTTGAGGTATTAAATTAGACAAATAATCATTCGGTGTGGAAGTAGATTTGTCGTAATACATATACTAAGACGATTTAGGGATACCATTGTTACCTTTAATAATTTTGTTCCATTTTTTCTAAGCTTCAAAATACTTATCCCAATCTATTGTATCTAAGTAATTTGTATGATAATATGGTAAATTTGGCAATGGTAAATTACTAATGTCAGAAATAGCCTTCTACTACCAATCTCCATACGGCTAAATGCTACGTTGGTACATATTCATTTCGTACGGCTATCCGGTCGGCCTTATGTACGAATTATTTGCACCACTTCCTTTTGAATTGTTTGTACTACCAGTATTACCAGTTGTACCTTTATTACCATCTGCTCCTATACCGTATATTGTTTTTAATGCTTCTTTCTTGTTGTCTACATCCTACTGATATATATCAAGAATATCGCCATACTGCTTGTTTTTAATGCGTTGTGACAACCATTCCTGACCAATAAGACCAAGATTAGATAAGTGTGTTTCTATACCCTTAGTCTTAGCACCGTGTGCCCTATTGTAAGCTTCCCATCCGTATTGGTTAGACTGCTGTAATCTCTGTGCATCACTATCGCCAAGCCTAGCAGCCATCTCAGCATAAGCATTTCTGTATGCAGCATTCTTTTCCTGCACATTCATGAGCGCATCAGCAACGTTTCTCTAATTACCCAAAGCCAAAGCTACTCTATTAGCCTATCTCTGACCACCTGTATAACCTCCAGAATTAGCAAGCTAATAAGCAGCCTGTCTATCTTGTGCATATAGCTTTTCAAGAATAGGATTAGCTGATACTCTATTACCAGCCATTGTCTGTAAAGCTATTGGTGCATATTTATTAGCTGCATATATATTTGGCATTACAGGGTTTTCTCTACGCCAATGATTAAGCATCTATGTTTCAAGCAGTGCTGGTAAAGCATAACCTGTATCAATCATAAGATTTGATACCTTTCCTTTTCCGCCTGTTGTGTAGGATTTCCAGAAACTTTTTCCTTTATCAAATCTATCTTTCCCGCAATTATGCTTAATCTAAGCTGCGTAATCTTCGATCTAATGCTGTTTCTCTTGTCTGTCTGTAATATTCTTCATAGCTTGCAAAATAGGGGCTTTAGCGCGATCTAATTGATTTTTCTGAAGCTCAATCGTCTACTTTGATAAAGAGCTAAGATCGGATTTCTTACCTGCTCTTTTTTCAATATCATTATACATCTAAAGCTTAGCTGTCAACGGGGCTACTTGGTCAGAAAACTTCATTCCATTGCTCCAGTCTATATCGTTACCAGCTATAACATTATTATCATCTCTTCTAACAGAGCTAGGCTAATTATCAACCCCAACTTTACCCTTCGTTACAAGAGTGCCGGTACCATTTGTGTAATCTATAATAGACTCTCCTTTACCGACCAAACTATTAACCGGACCAGCCTAATAACCATTAGGTGTCCACACTTTATTTCCCTTTAACATATCTTGGTTTTCTTAAATCTTTTCCTCGGTTAGCATATAATACATCATCATACGTGTTACCATTATCTAAATAATATTGCTATGTAAGGCCTTCTGTTGCAGCTGACGATTGATTAACCTAGTTGATAAGATTAACTTTCTATTGTGCGTTAAATATCTTTCTACGCTATCTCTCTCTAGCTTTTTTACTTCCAAACAAGCCTCCGAATAATCCTGTGATAGCTCCAACTGCTCCTCCTATAAGCGTACCGACACCAGGTATAGCTGAACCTATAGCAGCTCCAGCAGCAGCTCCAGATCCAACCATTCCTAATGTTGCATTTCTATTCGACTTAGATATATCGTCCATGGCTTTCTGTCTGTTGATATCATTCTATGCTTGGTAATTTACACCGAATGCCTAATCTGTTCTTTGTCCAGAATAAGCCATAAGTTCATCAGTTCCCTTTACTGCGTTCTACATGGAATTATATCCTTGTATCATTCCTATTGTTCCATTAACAGCTCCTGTTCTTATTCCGCTTCCTCCAGAACTAAGTGATAAATTTCCAGGAGTTCTCATTCCATTTACTTCCATTCTTGTTGGAACTGATGTAAGTTGCTGTTTATATGTGTTCAAACCAGTAATATCTCCACCAATACCTTTTACGCTACCAGATAGGTCTATACCGTTATTGAATTTTGGTATATTATTTATCTTCTTTCTCTACTTTAACTCCATGACTATCTATATTTTGTTATTATATATTGTATTGCCATAGCTGTATTTGGTTTAATATCTTCTATACTGCAAATCATGACCTTACCTCTAGCTCTATTTCCAAATAATCCATCAGCCCTAGGTATGACAAATCTATGATTATTTTCTCTAAGTGTTATCTGTTCTTCTAGACTAGACTCTATTTTCTAAGATTCTGTCTACCATGTATATTTATGATTTTTTGAGAAGTAGTCATCCTAGTCGTATATAACATCCTGTAACTATAGATTTTCGTATGTAACAATTTCTTGATTGTCAAACACCTTTGTAACCAATGGCTATTGAGCAACAACATATTTAACGTAACTTGAAAGTAACTACTGATTTGTTGATTTAGGCGATTCGTCTAGATAATCGTACTAATACACACATACAGTATCATTCTTCTTTACAAGGTATTCTCCATTAAAGAACTATATAGCTCCATCAAACGGAATAGTTAGTGTTGACGTGAATTTTCCAAGCATTTCATTGTATACGATTTGCATATCATCGCTTAAAATATTGAATACAACTTCATTGTATCTATTGTTGTAGAATACCTTAAAGTTATCGTTCTTTTTATACTTGTTCAGTATATTCTATACTTTACCTTGTTTTGAAAGCTATACTACGCTCTATCCGTCGAATAAGCAGATTACATTATTATGACTATCAAACCAATATAAACCACCTGTAGTACATACTGAACAGAATTGCTGCTTATGCATTCCATAAGTATTGCTGTAGTAGTCATATCTATCAAGTACTCCTCCAGTTCCTAATACTATGTTTTGTCCAGAATTGTCTGTAGCAACACTACGGTCATTAACACTGAGTATACCAAATGATTGCTCCTAGAAAAATGTAAGAACATTCTTAAATGTACATATATCGGTTATAGGTCCATACTCCTAATCAACGTCTATAAAGTTAGAGCTTCTAAATTTACACCAACTATCTATAATTTCATCATTCTGTTTTAAATCAGAATAATATACTCTTGTATCTATAGTTTTATTATAATCTTGTGGATTAAGATCATCGTACGCAGCAAGTGGCATGCTTGTATTATATACACTATAGACAGAATTGTAAACGTATTCAGGATCTTTCTGTACGTAAGCTTCTGTTATTTCACACGGTTCAGCCTGTATAAAAGATGCGTAATTATCTCTCGCATTAGAACTAAATGTCCATCCATGTTGGAATTTGCACCATATATTTGATTCTGTTGGTATAGAGTATGTTATCATATGTGTATTAGGGAACTGTAAATTATCACTTCCGTCCTTTGTATAAGTTCCACACACTTTATGCATAGAGGTATATTCGAATGTCTCTACATGGCAATCTCCATCAAATACTGTATTCCATTTATTTATAGACTCAAAGTAATTACCATCTCCATAATATATATTCGTAAGTCTATTTGTAAACGAATACCCACCATAAGGAGTTGTTTGCTATCTAAGATTAGTTAGATATGTTCCAAGTAGAGTTGGTCTAATTATCTTGCATATCTCACCAATTTCTGTATGATCTGTCTGTGATAGTTCTTGCTCTAAGCTATCATAATAATTGCCATTCTTAGGATAATAATAAGAAATCGCACCAGCTGTTCCTTTTTCTTTATACCAACAACTTAACAATAAACACTTTCCTCCAGTTCCAAAACATGCGTTTTTATCACCATGCGTACCGGTTCCGTCATTTTTAAAACCGCCATTATAATTACCAAATGATTCTAATATATTGAAATTAGAATCATTACAAATACCACCGGTAATCATATTTACAAATAGTGCCCCACCAGCAGAAACTGCATAATTTGGATAAGACTTTGATGACATCTGTTCATTATTATCATTATTAAAGTTTCTTTTGAATGCCTAATCCCATTTTATTTGATCAACTAACTAAAAGTCCTGTATATAATTTCTATAAACGTTTGTAAACCAATCATCAGAAGGTGTAAAAATACCTGTAAAAAAATCTTGTACATAAGTACTCTATTCGTACAATTTTATATAAGCGAAGGCTTTCTGTATTATAAATTTACCAGATTTTTCTTTTCTATCATTAGCAGACTAGTCGTCACTATTATATAGTCTATCAAAATTTAAAATGCAATCTTTTGCTAATGCATACGAATACGGTCTATCGTCTCCAAGTCCACCAATTGTAGCCGTAAAGTAATGTAAAGGATCAATATAATTAATTCCTTTATTTTTGTGAGACTAAGGATTAACTTTATAGAAATAACTTGGATTAAATGGTGTATCCAGATAACAGATTGTACTATCTTTAGAAAGCCTGTTGTTTATTGTTAAGTTGTTAACATAAAATTCTCCTCTTCCATCTCCATTGTCACCTGGTCCAGTAAACAACTCGACAGCACAGTTTGAAATACATGGTATTATAAATTTAAAACTTGTTCTTTTGTTATAACCGACTAATGGTCCATAATCATACTATGAACCATTATCACCCAACCCAGTAAAGTCATACTAGTCATCACGAAACTTATGATCGCCCCTAGCTCCAAATAAAAAAGACTATTTTTGTAAATAATATTTTTTGTCTTTTGTAAATTGTTTAAACAATTCTGGCTGATAACAAATTTCCTTTGAAACAAATTGCAATAATTTGTCATTATCTATATTTGTCATACATTGAGACTTAGAATTCTTTCCATCTTTAACAAGCTAATCATGTACATTATATCCTTCTATAAACTTATTTGTTGTTAAGAATCCTGTTGGACAAAACATATGGTATTTTGTTACCCAATAATCATCGTTATTTCCTTCAAACTGTCTACTATATGCATTAGACACAGGAGAACTGAGTACACCCTGTGATATTGTAGCAATATCAGATTCATGTCTAGCACATCTAACTATCTGATAACCAGTACAGCCTTCTGGTAAACTTTTTACCATAAATTGTATTCCAAGATTTCTTATAACTAGTTCGTAACGCTTGCCATTAACGATAGTATTTGACGACATTAACTAGAAACCTTCTTCAGTTACATTTGGGGTTCTTATATCAGCAATCCATTTAACTGGAGAAGCTTGGCAATATTTATCATACAAAACAATTCCGTAACGATAAATCTCATTTCGTCTAAGTGACTTTATCAACCATGTGTTTTTATTTATTCCAGGATCAAATTCTGCTTTCTCTATTATGGATGGTTTAAAATTTTTATCAATGTAAAAAACATTATTTTGCTATACATTTTCTTTTTGAGAATAATTGTATAATGTTCCTATCTTTCTTGTATTGTTTTCTTTTACACAAGAATCTTCTACCTAAGAAGAAATAACAAATCTCCATTCTATATTTTTACCAGATCCTCCGACCCATTGATATTTTGAATCGAATACAAAATTAGCATAATACAATGAAGCTTCTTTATTTATGTTATTATAAGTATCATCATAACAATCATGGTCAAATGGAGGAACGGCAACAGAGTCGTCTTCTATGTCTTTGCCGTGTGCGTCTATTATAAATGAGTTATCACCATTAACATCTGTTACAGTGCTTTTGTTTTCGTAATTAAACCTAAATGCTCTTGCATCCCATTTATCGAAATCTTTAATAGTAGTCTGTATTGTCTTTGTGTTTGCGGCAAACAGAAAACCGTCTTTAGATGCCAATGAATTAGGTATTATTCTAACGCCTTGTAATGAATTTAATTCTTCAACACTGATATGTTCTATTGGATCATTACCAACATCGTTTATAACTAACTCTGAAGAATCATTTTCTTCATCAAAGTTTATTTTAGCATCGTATATTACAGATACAATTGGCATCTATCCGTTTTGCGTGTACTGTACTCTAAATACTTTGATATAATCAAGATGCCAATAATTACTAGGAATTTGTATAGATATCTTTACTCCGCAATTTGATATAGCGCCCTATTTACCACCGCACTTTACGTATTTGCTATCGAAATCATAATTGCCAATTGGTATCTGCTAGCATTGTATAGATGCTCCTGTATGTATTCCGTATCTATTATATAACTAATAACAATAACTTACAACACCAAATTCTATTTTTCCTGGCACATACTCTTCAAATACCGGTGGTTTGCAAACAGCTTCTGGATAAGATAAACATTTATCAAGATCAGTATACACAAAATGCTCATCTCGGCTATTTATATTAAAAACCATTATCGGATGTATTGAATCTGCTAAGTATAGCTTGATATTGTTTTCGCTCTCGTAATTAAGCTAAATATCAAATGCATCAGGATATTTTTCTCCATCATCTAATGGTAACAATGGTGCGTCTACAACAAGCCTACTATTTTGTATGTTATTAAAGTCCTAATCATGAACAGTTCCGCCTATTGCGTTTTTAAAACTATAGATCTTAAGTCTATTTTCATTTTCATCAATGCAAACAACTACTCCGTAATCTCTTATTGAACCAGTGGCAACAACTTTGTTGCTCTCGCCAGCAAATGATCCAGCTAATTTTACACCCTAGACTGGCATTAATGATCCATGTCTATTATCTCTGCCTTCTCCACCTCTATATGATGATATTTTTATATTTCTAGCATCAATATACTAGTTTGTGGCAACAACAGAGAGATCATCATCACTATTTAATCCTCCTGCAAAACTATTAATTTGTGGTTCAGTATTAGTATCCATAGCAATAATCGTTAAAGTTTAACTATTTCTTTCCTGTGTTATTAAAGAAGTTCTCGTCATTATCCCACTCTGGTATAAGCTTAGTCCACTCATTCTTAATAGTAAGCATTTCACTTTCGTTTGGCATCATTGCTTCAGCGTAAGCCTGGTTTCTATAGAAATTCCACTGCTACTGTATGTAGAAGTATGTGTTCTAATTATATCTAGCTTTTCCACCAAGTGATCCTCTAAGGAACTTTGGAAAGCTTAACTTCATCATTACATACCAGTATATAGCTTCCTAATATGAAGCTAAGTCTGGGATAAGCGGATAGCCCCTTTCGTCTGTAGCTATTGCCTTGTATGACAATTTAACAAAACCTTTATCTTTATTAAAGACTATCCAACCTGGTTTAATCCAGTATGTAGGAACATCTACTTTATTGTCTCTAATAGCATCCATTAGTGCAGTGCTACCATTGATTCCTAAAAGCTACGATCTATGCGTAGGCAGCATTACTCCAGCTGGTTGTTCTGGGTGATAGTGATGTATATGCTTTGTGTTAGCTTTAGACTTAAATGAGCTTTCATCTTTTAGTGCCTATACCCAATTTGTTCCATTGTTTGAATAGGCTACAGTTGTCAATGACTCTAAGTCTTCTGGTATTGGAACTTGATGTTCGTGTATTTCAAATATTGGAACGCAATCTTCACCAGACTCTTTCTATACATACTATACAGGAGCACCAATCTTCTCAACAGCTTCAAAGATCCATTCTCGTATATCTGTAATACGTATGTTCTTTTCTTGCATGTTTGAGTCAGCCATAATTTTAGCTATAACTGACTCACATTTTGTATATTTGTATATCATCTATATTTATATAATCTTGTTTATTAAATATAAGTTGAGCAAGGTGCCTTTTGTTTTCTCTAACCATACATAGCTAGTATTTATATCTATCAGAAAATACCCTTGGTATTTTTGACCAATATAATCTATATTTGTATCCATTAGAGTGCTCGTTTAAATGATAAACCCTTTTACCTACTTCTTTTGTTGATTTATAATCTGTAGACAATGACTAATCAGAATAGCTCTTAGGTTTATATTTTACTATGCATATAGTACCTAGCCCATAAGGCATTTTAAATGGCTGTGAGCGCTCTAAAATCTCTTCCTTGACAACTTTATTAAATTCGTCTATAATGCGCTTATATCGCGCGTAATTAAGCTCTACATCGTTCTTTTTAATGTAGTCTCTATATATATCAGCTATTGTATAGCTTTTCTTATTCTTCCTTATCTTGAGGACCATTTGGTTTAACGCTTGCTAATGTTGAGTTGTTACTATCGTCACTAGGCCTCTTAAGCATAAACGCTAATTCGTTAATCATGATAGCTTTTTTAATATCTGGTATCATCCATCCAGGTATCATTATATCATCTTCACTACCAGCTGTTTGTGTTGGGTCAAATATTCCTGTAACGTATATGTATTTAAAGTTTTCTGAACCATTACCATCAACGTATATATACTAATCATCAAACCAACACATAGGTTCATTGTATGTATACCTTCTAAAATTATGATAATGCTTTCTAGATTTACTCATAATCTGTATAACGCAACCACTAGCATCAGTAACGTTAACTATGTCGTCGCTACTATTCTCCATTGTATACAGCTTATTTTTTGTTCTCTTTAGTTTACCACAACGACAGCAGCAACAGTCCTTTGACCCAGAATCTGGGTCGTCTATAAGTTCAAGTGGTCCAATAGTTGATAACTAGCTATCATCCGGATCCTCGTCATCACCGGTCTCAGCATCTTTATCATTTTCTTTCTTAGACAAATAAGCTTTATACTACATTATCCAAGATAAGATCTAATCTCTAGACATGTCCTCACTCTCACTTATGTTGTTATTTCGTACAATAAGAAGTATGTCATCTATCAATGTACGAGCTGAGAATGTTTTCATATTGCTTCTATTATTCTTATACTGTCTTCTTTAAGTATGTCATTCGTATTACGTATCTTGTATTTATACACATCTTTCTTTTTCCAGTCAAATGTTATCAATCTCTTAAAGAAGTTCTTTTTGTTTTTATATTCTCTATGCTTATAAACGTAGAGGTACTAAGTGTTCTATACATCTAACTTGATATTAACACTATCTTTACCGATTGTATAGTATACTTTAGTTAGGTTGTTATATTGTAAACTATCCTTATAAACAGAGTCTTTAAGTATAGTTATAATATCACCCCCTACCCCCTTACTCTTATTAACGTTTATAATCTACTTCTAAGTTGCCGCTACCTAAATTTCTTTGCTTTTTAGCTTTTCTGTCTTGCGTACAGAATCCAACTACTACACAAGATTATCGTTATAATCTTTAAGCTTTTTCATATCTAGCCTTAAAACACCAGAAGCCTACTAGGCACCGTTTAAGGCATCCTAATAGGCTTCGATGTTGTTATTAGCCATTTTAAGCTCCTGTGAGAGCCTATTAGCTTTGTTGTGGTAGAATATACCAGACGCTACACAAAAGGCTATTAGAAGCCCACAAATGGCATTAAGCAGCGTTTTGTAGTTGTTCTTTATTTTGCTTAATATCTACTACATCACAATTGCTTTCATTATTAGTTAAACACTCTTTTAAATATGTTTTCATCTCACCAAATTTACCTTGTATATAAATAGATACTCCGTATATACTAGCTGAATAAACTAATGTTTGGGCTACAAACCCTAGTACACCTGTGGAGATTTCACCCTATTGTAAATACTGTACCCAGGTGAGAACCTAACCGCTTAAAAACGCGAGACATGCGGTTGAATACTAAATCTTCTCGCGCCATGTTCCTGTTACTTTGTTCATTTTATCTCAATAGTTACCTTTCCGTTAGAACAAGCTTCCTTTATTATTGGATAAAACTTGTTTATAGTAGCTCTTGAGTTAAGGACTTTTCCAACCTATTTGTTTTTGCCGAGAATCAAACAGCCTTCAGTGTCAGCGCTTGTGTTTCCTGCGTGAATACGTATACCTTCAAATGATGGAACGTTCATCAGCTGTGGTGTATACTTCTTAAACCTAGGTGAATATGTCCACTTGATCTCATAAGTTCCGTAAGGTATTGCCGTTTTTGAATGTACCTTTTTCTCTCCATTATCAAATTTGCCATTCTTATTGAGGTCTCTTACAGTATCTTCTATAGTGTCGCAAAAATATACATCGTCTATATAAAGTTTACCTATAGTGTAAGTTGGACGGAGAGCTATTCTTTTTAATGTTAATTTCATATTATATTTACTCCAGTTTCTTTATAGTACTTTAAACTTTCTCCAGAATTCTAAATATTAGCAGTAGTTATAGTTATATAATTTATATCTGCAAACATCTTATTAACAATACTACTATTTGCTGCAGGCCATTTTATAAAGCTAGATGTATGGTTACCAAGATTTTCTCCCAACGTTGATACAATTTTAGCATTATTAGAATCCATTTTACAATTAGATATATAATATGTACCAGCAAATATTGGACCATTTAACACACACAATAAGTTTGTGCGCAACATATTGTCTAGTGTAATTGATGAGAATCTAGTCATATCAAATCCTTCAACAAGGTTTCCGTTATTGTATGAACAAGCCAAATTTAATCTAGCTTCTCCAGAATAACTTCCATAATCTATACCATAAATTATACAACTATTATTAAACGCATTGCTCAATGTGGATGTTGTAGAAGGTATTGACTCATTTAATATCACAAACGAATAATTGTGTATTGTATGTGTGACAGATATGCTATCCTATAATATAACTGGCTGCGCTCCAAACGCATCATTCAAAACAGAATATGTAGTATAGTTTTTAGGATACTAAACATATACATTTGTTGTTTCGTTTCCAGATGTTGTAGAACCTACTAGACGAGGTATAATTACCTGGTTGTTAAATACGCCGGTTACAATACCAGACCTATTTGCTTTAAAAATATTTTCAGGTATAATTCCAGCCATTGCATTAGACGTATCATTTTTAGCAAATGCATAACTATAGTTTGTTATACCATTATCTCCACTATCTGAAGCATGAGAAGTTGCTGCACAATAAAAGAAATCTGGTGGAATAATCAAGTTGTTTACGCCTCCATCAGGAACATATCCATTATTAAACATTGTTCCATCTCCAAGATTATACGAAGCCTAATATCCACCTGTCAAATTCTATGTATCAGTAAGCTCTGTGCAGTGATTAATAGTATGTTTTGTATACGTATATTCTTCAGTCTCCTGATCATATGTGCGAGTATAATATTCCATATACGCAGTCTGATCGCTTGTGTCATTATTCTTTGCACAGTTGTCTGGAATTTCTGTGGTCATATCAAACTACTATGCACCACTCTATGGACTAACATTGTAAAATACATGAGAGAAGCTCCAGATTTTATAAGTGTTATCTCTTCCGTATCTATAATCATGCAGAGTTGCAGGCTTATACTCATTGCCAACCTTTATGAATACCTAAGTATTAATATTGTCATATCTCTTTCTAAAGAAATCAAATGGTATAGGTTTTGCTAAAGATATATTTGCAAAGCAATATCTAACATCTTGTATTTTAGGTAATTTAGAGAAGAAGTTGTCATCCAATCTTAATGCTCCATTATCACACTTAGCACCATCGAACGTATGTCGCATATATTTTGCGTTTGAATTTATTGCAGATAAATTTCCAAACGTTAAATCTCCATCAGTTCCTATTATATTTGTATTATAGAACAAATTACTCAGATTCTCTTTATTATGCTTAAGATACAGATTGCATATATCTCTATAGTGCTCCAATGAAACATGGGCTTTAAAGTTATAACATCCGTAATCATGTCTATATGGGCCTGTTAAGAATCCACCTTGACTTCTTGGAACAAATTTCTCCCAATTAATAAACTCCCATAAATCAACATCATCTGTACTTCTTCTATCCTGCGAGAAGCATGTTTCAATGTTGTCTATATTTGGCAGGTCATAAAGTAATCCATCAAGGTTTACGCTATAACAATTAAGGAAACTTGCACGCAAAGTTGTTAACGATCTCCAATTAGAGTTAAACAATTCGCTCAAATCAACCTTATATGAGTTAGATATATTAAAGTCCTATATTCTCCAAAGTTTCTTAGGAGACACACCGTTAGGATTCCATATATCTTTAGCAGATATAATTTCTGATGTTGGTATATCGTTACCGGTAGTTGGATCCATTGGTATCTAAAATTCATGGCCTCCATTACCGTCACTACCACCCCAATCTTTCATCTTTGATACACAGTGTTCAAAACAGTCTGTAGCCATTCTTGAAGTACGTGCATTAAAAAACTAACTATATGAACATCCGGATGGACTACCGAAATTATATAACTCTTTAAAGTGTACATTTATACCTGTATTAAGATACATCTAACTAGCATTAGTAACCTTGTTTAAAACTGATGGGTCTATAGGGCTTTTAAATACACCTTCTATTATGCACTTCTTATAATCATCTTGTGTAAACCTAACACTAGACCGAGCAAACATTAAACTAGTGTTAGTAATGTTGTTATCTTTTGGAATAGAATGTGCAAAAAAGTTTGCTACAAATTCAAGATCAACACCACTTCTTTCAAATGCACTATTTAAAGACGTTGTATCAGGTTTTACTGATAACTCTGTATAATCTCCACTCTAATCTAAACCATGATAATTAAAACAATTATAGAACGTATATGGTCCAATATACAGAGGTGTCGCATCAACGGTCTAAAGACCTGTAACATTCTCGAAGCAGTGATTTATAGCTGAAATATTTGGAGGAAGGATAACATGCTTTATATTTGTGCTATTCTAGAAACATACATTCTAAAGATGTGTTGAGTTATGCAAGTCTACAGTATTATTAACGGTTGCACCAGTATTATCTTTGATACAAAGCTAACCATGTATGCAATTTGTTACAGATATACTCTTAGGGTAAATCTATACATTAGAATGGTTGTCATACTCTGTAATTGTAACGGTTCTAAGCTTAGGACAATTGTTTATATTTATTGTTTCAAAACCTTGTAGTGTTATAGTCTCAACAGAATTGTCACCAGAAAGAGTAAAACTACCGCCACTCTCAATGCAGCTTAAATTAAAGTTTGTGATATTCGTTTTATTATTTAACGACAAGTTCTTGTATTGCCCCTATATCTATGACCACTGAAGCGTCTAAATCTAACTATTGTCTACAAAGAAACTGGTGATATTAGTACAGTTTGTTATAACAATACTTGCTCCTGGGTTTTTAATATTACTAACATTAACAGTTGATACATTTAAACCATTCGCAGTTAAACCCATTTTTGATCCGCTAAGATTAATAGAGCTTAGGTTCGGATAATTGTCAGCTCCATTAAGTGTTAATGTTGCAGTATAACCAGGTGATGTTAAATTGATCTCCTTAACGCTAGGTGTATCAAAAGAGAAACTTCCAAATGTATTCGAAGAACCGTTTATTGATTCAAGTTTATCAGACCCAATGTACAAACCAGTCTAAGCATTTCCTTCTATCCAGTTTATATTTTCAAGATAAGACCATAGCTAAGAACCTCCAATCTTAACACCTTGTACACCGGTTGTTTTAATGTCGACCTATTGATAATTATCTCCACCAATTATGTAGTTTGCAATAACCGAGTTAGCCTTAGTAATCTGTAAAGGAGAAAATTTAGGACATTTAATCTTAAAGCTAGCATTTGAACCAAGCTGAATACCGGCAGAAGAACTTCCAGAAGAGAATATGTCTCTAAGGATAATTACATCTTGATTCATAGGTACAGAATAGTTTGCGGCGTTATAAGTAAGATCGTATACGATGTTTTCAACATTTGGATCGCTACTTAGATTTATGTCCTTCCACTATCCGTCATCATCTCTATATTGTATAGGAACGCCTATGCTTGAGTTAATGTTAAAGTATGCATCAAGGATGTGCAATCTACCATTAAACCAATCTCTTACATAGTTGATTCTGGTTCCGTTAAACTTCTGGTAATCAATAGGATTCCATTGTGTACCAGAACCATCGAGTGCAAGATATTTAGATCTATAGTTGTATGTTACAAGTAGGCTATTTATAGAACCGAGATTATTAGCGTAGAAATTATCTACAAAATAATCAGCATTTTTTAGAATGCCTTCGTGAGTCTTGTTGTTTATAACATTACTTCTCCATTTTGCATACAATTCTTGCGGATAGTTAATCGTATACTATTCGTCGTCCTTAAATATTAATCTGGCATATTTAGCGACTGCAAATAAATATGATGAAGGAACATCGAATCCGTTTGACCCAAGTGTAGATGGTGAAAAGTCTCTGTATATATTTACATTATCTGGATAATCAACACCGTCTTGAGTTTTCTTTGATTGTCCATCCCAATAGTCTGAGAAAGCAAAATAAGAAATTTTACCACCGCTATTGTTAATACCTAAACATGTATCCATATCATAGAACGCTGTTACCCAAGTTGTACCAGCAGAATTCTTGCCAGACCACGTCTTAATATTAAGATTCTTCATTACACTATCAACAAGACCAAGAACCATACATATTGTATAATACTCTGATATTGACTAGAAGTTTAACTCTGATGGCCTATTGTTGTCCATATCTGGTATACAAAGATCTCTTAAATTATTCTATGTTCCAGGACTAATAGTGCTCTTCAACACGTATTTCCAACTTGAACCATCAGATCTTCTTTGATACTATTTAGTATAATCTGGAACCATATTTAATGATTTTCCAGTTTTGTTTCCAGATTTATCAATCTCTTCTGCAGAATATCCATCTTCATAAGAACCTCTTCCTTTTTTTAGATAGTCAAATAAATAACCACCTCCAAGCGTTACTGATTTTACGAGCTTTTGTATAGATTCCTACAGTTCTGCTTCAGAAAAGTTTGAGCCATGAACAAGGTCTCCAAACATGTATGTGTTATCGTTCTCTTTGTTCTGCTAAAATAATATAGTAGAATCATACTATGAGAAGTCAAAGTAGTTAGAACCGCCCTAAATTTCAGCAACACCAAGACCTTCTCTCAACGTATTATCATCGTTATTTATTTTATAAAACACAAAGTCTTTTCCGCTACCAGTTAATGTAGTCTTGTCACCAAATACTCTAAGATCTTTATAGCCGAGATTAAAATACGACTCACGACCAAGGTTAAAGTTATATACTCCGAAGTAATAATAAACGTCATCTTTGAGCCCTGTATCAGGATCTTCTGTAACAATATGCATAAACAAAAGTATAGGAAATCCCTCAAGGCAGTTCTTTATGTACGGCTTAAATACGCTATCTTCACTAATACTGTCGCTAAATTTTTCACAAACTGTATTTACAAACTTTCCGCAAGTTGTATTATTTGAGTGAGAGCTATCAACGACATCAGCTTTTAATGTAAACTACGTTTCTGGTAAAAATGTCTCAGGGTTATTTTGATTGAAATTAGGAGAATACAAGTAAACGTCAGCAGTTTCAGATTGGTCTGTATTTTCTATTTCCAATGTAAAGTTTTTTACTCTATACAATTTTGTAGAAGAACCTTGTAACGATGCCCTAAACTGTGCATTAGTAAACGAATCTGGTACCTTAACTTCTGTTAACGCAGATCTTCCAGGACTCCATTCAATTGATACAGGGAAATTAAGATCGGATCCTTCACCGGTTCCATCCTCACCATAATTTTTCTCGAGCCTCTATATCATTGGAGTTCCGGTACCATTGTCTTGGCACGTCATAACAAGAACAGGAGTTGACGTATTTGCAGCAATATCGCTAATTGTTGCACCGTCTATAATAATTCTACCATTTGTTCCAACATTAAACTTTTTTAAATATTGCTTTAAAATAAGTTCTTGCTAAAACTATTCGCTTTGTTCGCGAATTATCTCATATCTATATTTAAGATAATATTGATATACGTCGTAATCTCCATTTTCTCCAATATCAGACACAGGAAGATAATCAACATCTATTGTGTTAATGTAAACGTTAACTGGATTTATCTGCAATTGTTTTACAATCAATGGTGCGTTGAACAAACTAGAGAATGACGCCTCCATTCTTCCATCAATATATATAGAAGTGTCATAGTATGAGTCATTGCCATCCTTTTTTACAAAATTTGAAAAAACCTACAATAGGTGATATTTTGTAAGATCATCTTTATTCGCATCATTTTGCTTTTGCACATAGCAATCTACGGACGAACTACCTCTAGTTGTTAACTGCTACCCTATTGTCATAATTGGAGAATCTCCCTCGTTGTACAAACTTATAATAGTAGCGTTATCAGAGTTTATATGATTAAACTGTAAACCGATAGCTATATGTGTACAAATATTTCCTGTACCACTAACCTATGGAGGTTCAATACCTGTTATTCTAATAGCATTAGAGTTAACAGTCTAAGATATACTTGTATTAGCTAAATACTAATTAAAATTATCAGTACAAGTATTTATTCTGTAATAGTACTATGTCCACTGCTACGGATTTTCAAACCAATCAAGCTAATCCTCGGATTCTTTTACATAAAAATAATATTTGGCGCTGTACCCAGAAACGTTTATTTCAATTGTGTTTTCCCCAGATTTTGTAGCAAGAATCTTAAATGAATTCTATTGACGCTCTGTTACGGTAAGACCGTTTTCAAACATTTGTACACCGTTAACCTTTACGAAAACATTGTAACTTCTGTTATTATTTATGCCTTCATAGATTCTGAAATTAAACTAAATATACCCAGGATTGTAAATATACTACCCCTCAGTCTATTGTGTATTATATATAACACCGACATCTGGAGATATTAAACAGTATAATTCGTTAGGTATAAGAGATATATTTATAGTTTGATCATTGGATATCATTTCCTAGCCATCTGGTATAACCTATGTACTAAATACGGCAGAGTAAAGTCCAGATTTATCGTTTGTAAAATTACTCTTATCTATAGGAAATGTAAGAGATCCACTTTGATTTTCAATATTTCCAGAGCCTAAATCCTATCCATTAAATCTAGCCGAGTATTTTATTGATGCTGAAACGGAAACTACATAGTCAACTTTTATATTAAGACCAGTATCTCTTGCTGTTTCTATAAAGATCTCATACGTATTGATATCTGTTAAATATTTCTTTCCATTATCATCAACAAGTGATACATCGAACGAATATGGTGTAACAATGTACTAGCATGATACCTGCTATGTGTCATTACCATCTGTTACAGTAATAGTAAGCGTGGAGTTTGTATTAAGATTAATATTTGTCTAAAATCTAAACGCATTTTCGATAGATAAAATCTAAGTTCTTGTCTGAGTAGTTTCTCCACCATTAGCAGTTTTGGTTGTATACGAGTATGTTACATTAAACTTGCCACCATTTGGGTTGTTTATTATAATAAGAAGCGGATATGTATCTATTCCGTTAAGGACAATATTTTCGCCCTTAAGCTGGATACCATTAAGCGAAGCAAATACACTAAATGATTTATCGTTGCCTCCATCTCCATTACCAGAGCCAGAACCGACTCCGCCATATTTATAAATCCACTTAACATTTGTTTTAAGCGAATTTACATCATTAGTTATAGACGATAATTTGTCGGACAGCGTTGAAGAGCCATCCGACATTATTATATCGTCATCACTAACAATCTTAGAATTGTTATTTAATCTCATACTGTAAGCATTATTGTTTCTGTATCAACCCACTCTCCGTAGTTGTTATCAGAAACCTGCTTAAAGTACTGTAACTTCATAGGAGATGTAGAGTAATCGTACTGTGTAAATTTAGCTGTAGATGTAAGAATATTAGCTATTCTAACAAGCTCAACATTGTAATCAGAATCCGAGAGTTTTATTATACCAAACATTGGGTATTTCTAGTTAGCGTTTGCTACGTCTTTTCCGTTTTTAACTGTTGTTTCTGGTATAGCTATAGAGAACTTCTAGTTTGCAGAAGGAAGCTCTTTATTTGATGTAAGTTTAAATCCTGTAGCCTAACACATAAAATAAGTAACACCGCCTTCAAGGTTAGGCACGCTTGTATATGGGAAGAAGCCAGTAGGAGCCTGTCCTACATCCTCTCGTTTTGTTAAAGGGAACTTTGTATAATCTTTACCATCTGCAATAAATCTAACATTATCGTTCTATAATGTATTACTCATCGAATACTCTGAAAAATTATCTTTGCTGTTTTTATCCTACCCAAAGAAGAAATACTCTCTAACAGGATATGTACAAGCATATGTGTGTTTATGACCACCGATCATAAGCTTTACACCTTTGTACTCAAGGAGTCTGCTAAGCCAATATGTACCAGCGCCAGTTTCGGTTTGATCGATCTAATTGCAATGGCTTCCGATTAATTTGTCTCCATTAGGTCCAAGTGATCTAGAATACCGTTCCTGTCCATTTGCGATATTGCTATTTGTAATAACAGTGAACGGCATTTCATGACAAGCAGCTATACACTTTTTACTAGTGTTAAGCATGTTATAAACCATTGTATATATAGATGTAAAACTGCTAATATATTTCTTATTTGTACCAATAGTGTAGCCGGTATAAATATTAACAGTGTCTTCTCCGTCTTTAAGATTAAACCACTGGTTACAATTAATCGTTGTGATTTCACTATTAATCATAACGAATCTGTAGTTCTTTGATTCGAAATAATACAGAGATGGTATATATTTGCTATTAACAATTGGCACGAATACAGATTCATTTATATCGTAACAAAAGAATACATGAAAGTAGAAAGAGTTTGATTTACCAAGGTCGTCACCAGTTCCAAGATCTGTCACATTTGTACCACAGAGGTCGTTGTTACCAACAACATTCATCTACTCAAACTTGTTAAACAAAACATGACCAGCGTTGTAGTAATCAAACCACTCATTAATTCTTGTTCCGTTCTGTGTCATGTCTCCAGTATTAATGAGAATAGGAATAATATTGCTACTCTTTTGGTCTTCTGTAATCTTTTCATTCAGCTTGTTTGCTGCTGCAGCCCAAACCTGGTACTGTAACCAATCAAATCCTTGCTAGTCTGTTATTTGATAAATAACTGGCTTATAAGTTTCTGGGTATAACGTAAATGACTGTACGTCTGATACATATGAACCAGGATTACCATTAGCATTAGGTCTACCAACAACATACTCCCAAACCTAAGGACCTCCTGTAACAGCAGAACCAACAACATTAATTACACATTTATGAGATGTATACTGTGTATCATCTGCTGGAAATCTACTTACGATTCTACTATAGATAACATTATTAACATCTTTAGAATATTCTTTTCTTCTAGGATAAGATGCATCCTATTCAGTAGCGTTTTCTACCTCTTTATAAGATTCGAATCTATATGTCCAATCTGTCTATCCTTTCTGTCTAATCCAGATATACTCATCATGGTATCCTACAGAGATCCAGTTAAATGCTCTATCCTTATGCATGTCTATACCAAACGAACATGTAACTATATTTGGTTTAGTTACATCAAGCTTAGACTTATCTGTGCATACATTCTTATTTAAATAAGACGCCTTTGGAGCAAAGTTAGCTACACTATACTATTCTTTAGAATGTGGAAAACTAATCGTTGGAGAACTAAGATCTACAATCCAAACATCTGCTGTACTAGCCCATCTTGCTCTAGAACTATCTTTAACGTTTGCTGACTAATAAGCCTACTGTGCAGGGTCAAGCTCAAATGTGTTTTTATACATTGTATTCGATTCAATACTAAGAACAAGCTTTGCCCAATATCCAGTCTTAGAAGAATCTATAACACCTGTAAAGAAATAGATTGAATCAATGAATGATGGATCGTATAGGTTAGGGTAAGTCTTAGTGTCATTAAATATAGTTACAGAGCTATCGTTTGTTTTCCATAAATATGTTGTAGGAGTAAGTGTTGGATTACCATATGTCAAAGCGAAACCGTTTCCAAGGTTAGAACTTGTATCGATTGTAAAATCAATCAACTTACCGTTTTCGTACCACTCTTGATCGTACGAATCTACCTTAATATAAGCGTTTTCATCTTTCTTATTACCATAATAAGCTCCTGCAATAACATATGTACCACCTGCTTTTATCGTGCCAGTAAGTGGTAAATGATATACAGCCTACCTATCGTCTGTTGGTCTAGTGTAATGCAAATAGCACCCCTGTAAGCAAAAGTCGCTATCAGATGTATTCTCAAGTTCAATGAACGCTCTTGTACAACCGTGTACGATATCTGTATCCAACGGTGCGTAGAATGCACCAATTTTTATTCTGTCAGAATATAATCCAATATTTTGTGTTTCAGATAATCTGTTAGATGGATTTGCTTTATTATATTCTGCTAATCTAAGTCTACCGATAAATCCTCTAGCACTCCAGCTATCCAAGTCAACACCACTAGCGATTACTCTATTAGAAAGAAGATCTTCGTCATTAGGAATTTCTTGATTAATAAGATCTCCAGACTCATTGATAAAGAACTTGTACTTCTTGCCAGTGTCTTGGTGAATAAATGTAATATCTGAAAGGTCTGTTATTCGTAGGTTTTCACCATCCTCGCGAATAATACCTTGCCTCTTAAGCAAATCTAATACTTCACTTTCTGTCATACCGTCATCTGGTGTTGTACCGCCACCAGCAGCAATTTTAACTAGTTTATTATTATTTTTAATCCATAAATTCTTTGTACTTTCAACAAAGGTTAATTCGTTATTCTGAATTTGGTCCTTTATCTTCTAAAGTACATCTTCTGATTTTACAGAACGAATTGTTATATGTGATACTTTATATTTGTAATCCTACTCAGATGGTGCGCTAGGAATAACCTGGTTAGAAAAATCCTGGAATTTAGAGCATATATCAAACATAGAAACGTTTGTATCTCTAAACGTAACCCAATCTGGATAATATGAATACCCGATATCGTTTCGTATATTGTTTAGCCTATCATCATAATAATAACCCTCTTTGTATACCTTGTCATGGATAGCATCGCCGATACTAATGTATATATATCTACTACCAGCATCTCCTACCATTCTACTAATGCAAACCATTATATTGTATGCATCAGCTTTTGGTAACTCTATTGAATTTATATTAAAACGAGTCTAGTTTTCTCCGTTTGTTAAATGTATAGTTATATCTGGATTAGTTACAGTAAAATACATAAAAATCTTAGGATCTGTAATCTATTTTACAGTCTAATCGTCATTCCATGTAGCTTCTCCAGTAACCTTTACTACACCTTCTTCATCATATCCTAAGTTTGATTCTGGTGTAAGTTCACAACCATGACCTATTGTAAGACTTGTGACAGATGACAAATCTTCTTTATCAACCGCCCACAATGGTTCGTCGTCTGGATCAGAAATACCGTCTAGAACAGATGACATTAACGTATTTTCATCCGTATATGAATTGAGTCCATATCTAAACGTATTCCTTATTTTTGCCACTTCGCTCTATAATGCTCTTATGGCAGAAAACAAAATGTCGACATACGTACCATTTACCTAAACTTCTCTAGAAGGTTTTGTGTTTAGGTCACTTTCCTTATCAGCTATAAGTATATATTTATCAGGGATGTCACTAGGGTCTACATTATCTATGATATCTTGTGTATATGTAGGTATTCCGGCAAATGATCCAATGCCGCTATTTATAATTCGCTTATTTAATTCGTGCTGACCAATTTTGAGCTGTTCGTCGTATATTTGTCCAGCATCTGCCACAACGCCTTCTGTAGACGCACTAACGATCCTTCCGTATACGATAGTATCCTCTTTCTTTGGTCTTATATACGAGTTTTTAATATCTGCCATAATTAGTCATTTTAGAATATTGCCTTTACAGAAACTCCTCCAGACATAGTGTTTTTAAGTACTGGGTTAGAACCTGCATAATAATAATATCCTGTTTCAGCATTATACTAAACAGTAGTAAATGGTATATTATTCATACTTCCATCAATAAGGTTTTTAATAGGCTTTTTAGACATTACCCATAAATATTGACCATCTACATAATTTACTATAGTTGAGAATCTTGATAAATCATGAACTTCGAGAAGCAAATTAGGATCTACATTCTGTATTCCTACATTATCATATGTTTCCTGTGATGGGTTTTCGTATCCATCGTCAGACCTGTCGAATCCTTTATCTTGATCACTTTCTTCGTCTTCGGCGAATGGTCTTACTGCTAAATATCCAATAAATCCAGAATTAATCAAAGGATCAACTCCAGTTGTTATTGTTATACCACCAGTCTGCTCTGTACCTTTATCAACGATTTCAAATATCTCTCCATAGTCTATCGTATTAGTTTTAAGCTATCTTTTTCCCCAACCAGGAACAAATGTTTCTACGACAACAATTAATTGATATACTCCACATATCTAATCTTTTGATGGAAAGTATGCGTTTATAACATTATTGTTTGCGTCTAATTCAGACTCCATGAGATATTTTGTTTTGTCCAAAGGTCTATATTTATCCATTTCACACTTGCAGTCAAAATCTCTTCCGTTATAGTAGAATTTATTTCTACAATGAGGCAATACGTGATACGTAGGACATCCACACCAATTTAGCAAATACTAACTATTGCAGCATTTTTTATTCATGCTCTCAGTTAATGTTTTATTAACCAAATAACATTTTATATTCTTGATATTAGATGCGCTATATTCTGTTTTATCAACAAGTGATATATTTATTCTAATATCATTTCCGATTCTGATTTTTTGCATATTGATATGTATTTAAAAACAAAAAGCCGAGATAGGGCTTATTACCCCACCCCGGCTAAATATTAAAATTTCTTTTCGTCGTATGCGTTTGCATTACTAATAGGATTTGCTATGTTCTGACGAGCCTGGATCATATTCTGAAGCTTCTCTACAAGTCCACCAGCAATCTCTACAGCACCAGTTGTAAAATTTTCACCATGATTAGATGCATAAATCTCAACGGTCTGCTTTGTTCTGCGCCACAAATCATCAGCTGTTCTATACTGGTTCTCAAACTCGATTGTGATACCATCGTATTTTCTATCGATATCTGTAACCATAGCTGGCTGAGGATCATACCAGCAGCTACGATGTAAAACGCCCTGGTAATCAAATGATGCACGTTCGCGATCACGAACAAGCTTAGCTGAAGCAGGGTATGTTGTACCTTCCTTCTTTGAGAAAGCTGCACCAAGATCATACTTATTGTTAGACGCCCAACCTGGAGCAGCTGGATTCATCCAATACATATTTGCATCAAAGCGGACCTTCATGTATACGTTTTCTGTTCTATTAGACTCATCGTCATCATATTTCATTGCTGTAAGAATGATCTTATTTTCAGCTGATTTAGCATATACTCTCTGACGCTTTGGAGAACGAATAATATCCTTTACAAGACCAGCGATAATCTGCTCAACACCGTCACCAACTTCTGTAACGTAGCTATAAGACTCTGTCCACTTACGATAACGCATTGGCATATCTTTAAATGTAAGACGAAGTACAACAGGACAACCACCCTGAGCAAGAACCTTAAGTGTTTCTGCTGGTACGTTTGTAAAGTCTATTGTAACCTGATCTTCAGCATCGTCCTTATAGTCAAGCTTTGTTACAGACTTGATATCTGCAACGTTGATGATATTAGACCACTTGACAACTGGGACAAACTTAACGGTGCCGTCCTTACCAACCTTCTGAAAACTATCAGATGTAATAACACCAATCTTGAAACGATCTGCGTTTTCATCATAAGAATAAACATCTGTGATAGCTGTACCATCCTGTGCAGATGGATCGCAGTTCATGAATACAAACTTACCAACCAATGTATTAAGTTCTGCTTTTGTTTTCTTGCCAGCCAAATCTTCGGCTGTAGCAAGTGTCTCACCGTGCTTGTTAGAAACAAGGACTGTATTTACATATGTAATCATATTAAAATTAATTTTTTCTACTCACCCTATAATATTAATGCTAGACCTAACTAGCTGGGCTTTCCACGTTAAAATTATTATTCTTGTGTATTTACCTCTTGAGTTATAGTTCTATAGCGCTCGTCTTTCTTATTTTCTAAATACATTTGAGCAGCAATCTTTATAATCTCGGGCATAATAATATCCTCGAAATCCTCATATTCATCATAAGGATTATCGAGTGTTATTTCTGTAGGCTTTCTGAGATAACCTAAAGAATATTTACTAATCTTGTATTGTTTATCTGTTAGCAACATACATCCATTAGAATTTCTTACACGTAGAGGTCTAGCTCTGTGAAATCTGTAATGGAAGTCTGTAAGACTGTTGTTAACTCTGTACATAAAATTATCCTACGTGCACTCAAACATGCATGTATTGATTTTATTCTCTCCATCAAGATCGCTTATTACTACGTCCTCATTGAGTGAGAACATGAAGTCTTCTGGATAGATTATAGTGTAAGATGTATATGACGGCTGACTTTCATCTACAGTCATATTTGTTGATGTGTAAGTCTTCTATTCGTATAGTTTAATAAGATCTTCTCTACGCTTTTCATTTTGTTCGTACGAAGTTCCGTGAACAAGATCGCTATTAAATCTAAGCTTAATAAACTTACAAACAGCCTAATTGAGCCAGAATAAAGATTCGTCAGTAGATGGTTTGTCTAGCTGGCTATCAAATTTATTTATCTCTCTTTCTAGCCCTACTAAAATATCTATATTCCTCATTACTCAGCCTCCTACTATTTTGGTTGTGATTTCTATTTAGAATTACCCTAAGCAAGTTTTAGTTTATACTGAGTCAAATACATGTCTACAGCACCTGACACGAGCTCTTCAAAACATGAATACGGAAGCGAACAATAACTATGTACAGCTCCAGCAGACTGATCGCTGTCATTAAACTTTAATACATTGAATGCATTAGGCTGGCAATAGTATATAAGATCCACACTATCTATCTATGTATATACGTCAGATATAACCTTAAACTAATTACTTGTATAATTAGTGCTTTCAAATATAACTAATGGATTTTTTATAATCCCGTTATAGTTGTAGTACGCATTGATTACGTTGTCTACATCTTCTTGCTTAATAAGTATATTTGGTGTAATTACACCACCTTCTAAAACCTTATCACTTTTATAATTTTTTGTAACGATGCTTTCAGATCTTACGTACATTGCATAATCTTCAGGCAATTTATATAAGCCATCATCATTTGATGTCTTTATATTAACTCTCCTAATTAAAGATCTGCTAACATCGCTTATTCTTTTAGCTCGTCTAGTACCACGTTGAAAATCATCTTCTGTAGAATACAGCATTTTTACATACTGTGTCTAGAACTCGCTTAAGAATGAATATATTGTATCGGTGCTAAGTTTCTATTCTGACGCAAACTAAGGATATACTTCAATTAGTCTACGTTCAAACTCAATACCAAGTTTTCGTGTTTCTTCTCTTGTCATGATTCAAGTGGTCTAGTATTAGCTTTAGTAGTAAGTCTACTAGATTCTACAATCTCGGTAGACATAATAATTGCCAAATTAATTAATTCCTCTGCCATGCTATCAGATAATTCAAATTTAGTCTATCCGAAATCATAGTCGTTTACTGATAGTCCTGGCCCAATAGCAAATTTTGCAGGACGTTTAATATATGTGAATTCAGCCGTTGACTGAGCTCCATTATATTGTACATCCATTGGATCTACATATACCACAACATTGTTGTTCTCTATGCATCCTACAGGCTACTCAATCCAAGGTAGATTTGTTTTTGTTACCTTAAATTTTTTAGCAACATCATGCGATACGAATACTATATTTTCATATTTATGGTTCTTGTTATCATGAGAAGTAATATTCTCTTTGATTTCAATCTGTCCATCAATTATGTATAAAACAAGATTATCTATAGTGTGCGTAGCGAATGTATAGCTATTATCGCCAGATAAACTACCAACGGCAGTTAATTTGTTAATCAATGGCTATAAATCTTCGATTGCTTTCATATCTGACTCAAACGCTGACCTTCTAGGATTGTTTCCTGTATATTTTTGAGCTATAAGAGCTAGGTAGGCTTTATCGAGTATTGTAGCAATCTCATATTTAGTTAGCGACGGATATGACGAAGTTATATTTGCCTTGTCATATTCAATCATAAACTTAGTATAAATATCACTATGCGTCATACGTCGTTAGTTTAATTATTTATTTTCGATCTGATTAATAATCGAGATCTTTAAGTCTTGATTCTTCTTTGCGTCCAAGTATGCAATACAATCCTACAATGAGTCTGCAAGCATCTCAGAACCATAGTAATACTGTGTTCTATCCTTACGGATAATACCTTTTGCAATAGCACTCTCGATCAAGAACTCTGTTTCCTTTGTCTTGTTATTAACCCACTTAGTAAAGAAGTTCTGTGGCTGTTTATCAACCAATGAGAACAATGTAGACTCTACAAGCTCATTAGACATTGTATCAGCGCTAACACCGAACAGTCTCAGACACTTACGCATCTCTTCAAGAGAAAGCTTGCCAAAAGCAATAATAGCATCTCTACGAAGCTTGTTAATCTTATTCTTCTCAATAGCTTCAGCCTGTCTATTAATAAGCAGATAATCCTTACCAGCATTGAGTTTATCAAGTGATGTAGCTACTCTCTTATGTCCCTCAAGGAACTTAATAATCATAGCCTATCGTGGGAATGAGTCATCAAGAATTGTGCTCTTAGAGCCAACCTTAACACAGAATGTATTCCAGAATGGTGAATTTTTAGCGAGATGACCTTCTGGATAGCCAAGCTCCTTTTCAAATTTCTTTTCGTCCTCAGGTGTTAAACCTGTGTATATCGACCCAGATCTGGTAAAGTAAGGTGCAATATAATCAAAACAATGTTTATACTTTAACAATCCAGCCCAGGGATTTTTCTTTCTGATCTTTAATTCAACTACCATAATTTTTCAATTAGTTGTTGCAATGCCAAGCTCCCGTGTACAACACTCATATTATTGGCTTAGCCTCCGGTGCAGTGTTGTTAGATTCCATCCGGCATGTTATTGAAACCACGGGGTTGAACATTGTATATTATTTTATTAATTACGCGAGCTCTGCTGCTCTATTCTCGACTGCAATAGTCTCCTGGTCTTCAGCATCACAATACAAGATACCGCATGACAATGGGTTTCTCAGCATGATACCCTCTTCACCAAGGAAGTGTACCTGATAACCATCACGGCTGTTAGAACGCATAGTGTTGATGTTGTTTGCATAACCATTTGGCAATACAGAACCACCAGTACACCACTGTACGAACTCACGACCCTTACGACATACCTTAACGATGTTAGCCTGACCATCACGACGACCAAGGTCAACGAACAAGAATGTATAAGACATCAATGGTTTACCTGTCAATGGGTGAAGCTGACGGAACATTTCCATGTTATCAAACATAGCACAACGCTTAACTGTCAACTCAATACCATTAGTCATAGTGTAAGTTGTGAACTGACCACCCAACTTCAAGTCCTGACCAGAACCTGTAATGAAGTGTGTATCAATCATATTGAAGCTAGCTGCCTTCTCCTTCAAGATACGGTCGAACTCACGGATACCCATCTCACCAGTCAAAGCAACGAACTTACGCTCGTTAGTACCGATAATGTTGTAGCAGAGATCGAACAAGTAATCCTCGAACAACTCTGTAGTCAGCTTTGTATAATAACGTACGTTAGCTGGAGCAATCTGCTCGAACAAACCTGCAGAGATTGGAACGAAACGGCCATTAGTACCCTTCAAATTGTAAGTACCATCTGCATTACGGTTAGAGTGAGCGAACAGCAACTGCTTCTCCTCTCTCTTCTTCCACTCACGAAGAGCCTTCCAATACTGATAGTCAGACCACAAATAAGACTTCTTACCTGTCTCAGGATCAGTCAAAGCGATAGCCAATACTGTAGAGTAAGCATCACCAGTGATATCGTAAGTAAGACGCATAGTCATCAAGCTATTACGCATCTTAAATGGAGTCTGATAGTTGATGATATCTGCCTCATCACTGTACTCCTCATATGCAGAACCGATACGGTCTACCTGACGACCTGGGAGCAAATACTCGCAAGGAATATAAGAACCCTGGAAGCCTTCTGCTACATAACACTCATATACCCATGTGCTACCATCCTGGTATGGAGTACCGTTTACACGTACCTGGAAGTTTACGTTGTCAAATGCAAGAATTGCACCTGGACCAAACCACTTCTCTTCAAGACCAAGATAAATAGGAGTATTGTTAATACCAGGAGTCAAACCTTCTGTAATTGACTTAGGAGTAATCTCCTTACCATTCCACTTAGCATAGCGGATATTAACAGCGTGATCAGCATCAATCATTACAGACCACTCGTATTCTCTGTTTTCGATAGTCATGGTTGAACCAAGACCACCAGTTAACAAGTCGATGGTAGTTGAAATACCATCATCCTTTGTACCAAAAACCAATGACAACAAGCCTGCTACTTCATGAGGCTTTGTAAGCATTGCGTTAGCAATCATGTTTTCGTCTACCAAGTCAGCAAAACGCTTACCACGGTAGAGCTGAAGATTATTTAATAAAGAACTTGAATTATTCATAATATGTTAATTGTCTCATCATAGGTATTTTGACGCGAGATCCCATGCCTGAGGTTGTTTTTCATGCCCAACATTGTATGATGTATGATTTTTTGTTTGGTGTTTGAGCATTTGTCTAAGTTTACTCGCAGCAGATGTCTGACCATTGCGCTGTGCTTCGCCCAGTAGAGCATCACCCTTCATTGTGAAGTAGGCTGATTCTATCAAATTGTTAACAAGGTTATTATTAAAAGCCTTCTGATACTCTGTTAAACCGTCTGCATCAGTTCTTGTGATATAATCGAACAACGCTTTTCTATCCTCCTTTGGAATATTGATACCTCTAATATTTGTAAGACTATTAATACTAGAAGTAAGATCGTTCATGAACTGTGCAGCTTGCTGCTCTTGTTCCTGTCTTTGAGCTTCCTGTTGCTGAGCCATATACTCTTGCTGTTGCTGTTCGTACGCCTTAAGATAATTTACAGCATCAGCTGCTTCATCTTCCAGCATGTCAGCATCTTCATAGCGCTCAATCTTGCGACTAATCTGTTCGTCATTCATTCCCTATAATTTATAGAACTCGCGAACAGCTGCTTTCTGATTAGATTCGTCCTCCAAATCTATGTTATCGTAAGACATAGATTTCTGTTGTGTCTGATAGAAGTCTTCAAATTTACCACCATTCTTTACGTACTGATCAAGTCTAGCAATACGATCATCGGCGTACTATGGGGTTGAATTCTCATCTACGACATCTTTGATATACTCTACGAGGTCCTCGACTGACTTAGGTTTCTCGTCTGCATCAACACTCCAACCATTAGCTTCAGCGAATGCGTCAAAGAAAGCACCAATCTATTCTGCTTCTCCAGGATCTACGACGTCAGTGTCAGTCTGCTGATCATTATCATCATTGTCGTTATCCTATTCGTTGTCAACTGTAGTTGAGTCGGACGTATTATTATTTAAAATATTATCTGGGACCTCTGTATCATCATCATGAGCGTTAGGATCACCAGTTACATTCTTATTATCTTTATTATCCTCAGAAGACTTATCGTCATCTGGATTGTCTAAATTATCAATATCATCATTAGGGTCATCTAACACCTGATTAACAACATCCTGGTTATCGATATCTGTAACGCTGTCGCCACCTTCCTGGCCACCGAACCCGAGAGAGCTCAAAGCGTCTTCAAAATCACCTAATGGATTTTTCTTTTTTCTTGCCATAATTTAAATTATAACTAAGTTAATATTTTTAATTGTTGTACGCTACACGGGAATCGAACCCGTGTAATGTTATTAATGTCTATTAGAGGGTTTCTTAAGCTTTCTTATTAGCTATTTCTCTGCTATCTACTACTCTGCTTCAGCCTACGCTTTTCTTCTACGTTTGATCTTACGAAAGAGCTTATGACGCTGATAGTCATTCTTCTTCTACATCTTTCGCTTAGGACTTTCCATCTGTGTCATAATTACATCAATTTAAGATTGTTACCTCTTCTCCACCAGAACTTCTAGCCATAAGAGTCTTTGCCAAAGTTATTAGATGGAAGCAAGTTTAGTATATTTGGAAGTGAAGGCTATGTTATACTATCGTACATCTACTGTTTATACTTATTAAGATCACGCTATTGCTGAGCCTTTATTTCTTCCTAAGTTGGACCAAGTAGAGTTGTAGGAACATCTGCCCTAATAGTACTAGGCTATCTTATAGATGGAGAATTGATAATTATAGGACTAGCATTCTTAGCATCTTCGTAATCCTGCTCAATGTCATTTAACTATACATTATAGTTATAAGCATCCTTATGTGCATTCTTGTGATTACGAGCGGCTTTAACAAGGCTATTCATACTATTAAGGTTTCTAGAATAATTCTCGAGAGAATCTGTGTAATACCCCTTCTGTTTGAGAGCCCTAGCATAATCCTATGTAGATTTAGCTCTAAGCGCTGCTCCGTATCGTGTATGCATAAGCCTTACATAATCCTTAACGAAATCCGCATCGCTCTTATATGTATTGTAAGTTTTACCATTCCAGCCTACTCCACCATAATTGTGTTGTCTTCTAGCAACTCTAGATCTACCATAATTAGATTCGTATGCAAGCTAACGCATTACATTGTAAAACGCAGCATCACCATAACCATATCTGTTCAGCTATTGTCCTACAAGAGGGCCCATTCTGTTAACAAAAGTATTAATAGAATCATCTTTTCCACCTTTATATTTATGAAGTATAGGATGCTCTTCATTTAATGGAGTGTCAAAAGGTAATGGCTTAATAATGTCTTCAGCTATATTAGCATCCTTTCCTTCATTATAAGCATTAAGTATAGACTATACATTCTGATCCATCTACAGCTACTCTTCTGGACTAGGTTCCTCAGCCTGGGTGTTTCCACCCAAGTTGATTCCTCTAATATCCTTCCAGTAATCAGCGCCATTCTTCCACGCCTCATACTTCTACTAAAATGTCTTGTTGTCAAACTTCATTACTTCTCGCCAGATGTTTTATTCTTAAGGGCCGTGCGAGCCTTAAGTTTCTCGCGTTCATAAGCAGCATCATCCTTAGCCTTCTGCAGCTCTGTCTCATGCTTCATCTTATCTTTCTCAAGCTAAATCTTCTGATCTTCTATTTCTCGCTTCTGCTTAGCTTCATAACGCTTATTATAAGCATCTTGATTAATCTTCTGCTGCTCGATAGCTTGTTTGCCAAGTTCTGCAACATCAGGTATTCCATTATTGTCTTGATCCATATCTTCTGCACCACGATAAGCATTAATCTGTGCTACAGCTATCTTAGTCTGATTATCTTGATCAATCTGATATCTCTAAAGATCCATCTGAGCTTCCTGTAACATAAGCTCTTGCTGCTTAGATTCATTCTGCATCTGCTGTAACTGCTATTGCTGCTGAGCTTCTGCTTCCTGCTGCTGCTGCTATATCTGCTCCTGCCTGGTCTACATATCCTTAAGCTTCTGCTTAATGATATTGAAATTATCGTTTGTAAGAATCTCTGCTGCTTCAAGCAAGCTAGCACCATTCTGCATAGCTGGCTATATAAGCTGCTGTAGCTTCTGTATGTTCTCAAGATCTTTAGATGTATCACTTACGAATACATCCATATCCTCATAGTAGAACTTAGGAGCAATATCCAAGAATGCTCTTTCTCCATTATCAAAGATATACTGGAGCTTTTGTTTGCCAGTCTCTTCCCAAGCACCCTTAGCTGTATTAAGAAGCATATTAAGCACTCTTCGCTTGCACTAGTTATGAACCCAGAATAATGGTTCAGTAATATGCGAGCTCTGTACTACAGATCTTTCTACATTACCTACCATCTCTGATGTGCTTACAGCTCCTTCACGCTGCTATGTAATACCAGAGATCGTTCCAGCCAGTTCTTCTATCTTATCCATCAGCTGTATATATTCAGCTATGACGTTAGACATTGTAAGATCCAATGCTGTAATCTGATTGAACTGAGCAGGCTTACCACCCTCTCTTCCTGGGATATTCCAACCTTCTTCATATGGGTTAATAAAGTTAACACCAACACTAGACAAGTAATGCATCCATTTAGCTGGGCTAATATTCATAGACTTAGGAATCTATGTAATATCCATGTTTACAACCTTACCTTTATCTCTGGCGATAGCTAACTCAAGTCTGTACCATAATACAATATACATATACTACAATGGCTTAAGAATGCTAACCAATGATCTAGGCTTACTATTTGTGTTACTATAAATAGCACCACAATAAGGAAGCTTCTGGCTATTAGGGTTATCGATACTTACATGCTGATACTCGATAGGCTGTATGCCAAAGTATAAATCGCTACCAGCTCTGTATCCTTCCCATACCTCTATAATCCAATCTGGTTCTACACTAACCTCATTACCAACAGGCTGATATGTTTCATCAACTATATTGATCTAAGGCTGTCCTGCGTCATCTGTAGTTGTTACGTAAAAGATCTTCTTAAAAGACTTCCAGCAACAATGCCATACATTTACAAGCGATTTACCAGATCCTTCAAATATCGGGTTATCATATATACGTAACTATATGCCCATATCAACAGGACTTCTGTCTCCAAGGTTTCTGCCAGGAGTAGAACCAATCATTTCTTCAAGCCTATCAAGATCCTTCTCTTCAAGCTTGTCGTAATATCTATCGTATACTTCAGTTATAGGCATACGCATCTTTCTGCAACACCATGATCCATCCTCAATAAAATCAAGGTCTGGGCTTTTATCGTAAGAGAAACATATAGGATTAACTCTTTCCGCATATGGCTCTGCATTAAGTACGCCAACGTAATAAATTTCTCTACCTGAGATCAATCCGTCCTTCCAGCCTTTGATAAACTCGTTGTCAAGATCAAGCTTCTCTCTCAGATAAGTAAGAGAATGATACGCAGTATTTTCTACAATATCTTTGTAGTCTTTGTCCATATACTTAGCTATCTACTCTGGCGGCATAATCTCTCCAGACTGTAGCTATTCCTGGAACTACTGAGCTTCTTCTGGGCTCATTTTAGCTGTGATAGCTGCTTCTATATATTGTAGAATCATCTATTTCTCTTTCTCCTGCATTTCAGATGTAGCCTCCTATGAAGTTCTGATAACTCTGAAGTTAAGAGGTCTTTTTGTTTCCTCACCTATAAGCAAATCTACTTTAGGTCTTATAATATTAAAGTCGTGAGGAGTAGCAGGAAAACCATCCTCGACCTTGAATGGGTTTGTAATTGATTTAAAATCCTTCTCGTCGAAGATGCTGTTATATAAATTATAATAGGTCTACAGCTCTCCGTAATATGATGTACTATTTCCTCCAGATGTTACGTTACCTTCACCTATAATATAGTTAACGCAATCTTCCTGCCACTTCTTTCCTTTCTTTGAAAGAGGGAGCTTTTGTCTGGGGAAAGCTGAATTGTATAAGTTATCTTCCATGTATTAAAATGTGAATATCGGCATACCGTCTTCACTTGTGCTGCTATCTTCTTCAAACCATTGTTTGCTAAATAACGGCATCTCGAAGAGTTCAACCTATTTGTTTTGTTCTTTTGCAGACGACACCTTTAGCTAATAGAGCTCCTCTCTGTATATCATTACCATACACAAAGCTATAACTCGGTCTACATTTCGTACACCATCATTCTCTATAAGCTCTTCTATTAGAGGTTCGCTGTATACTCTTTCTACATTAGGGTGACCTTCTTCAAACTCATCTAACAGCCACTCTAATATTAATCCTTCGCCATACGCCCTAATTTGCTTGGTCATGTGGCATCCTTTTCTTCTTTGCACTTTGCTGTCTTTAAAGACTTCAGATATGATTTTATCTGGCTAATCAGCCAAGAGGTAATCGCAGTGTTTATTCGTAAAGTAAGGGTAGATTCCTTTTCTTTCATTCTCAAATAATAATCTAGCGTTATAAAACGTAAGAAGCTTGCGCACATTCTCATAGTATTCTTCTGCTGTATCCGGTCTTCCGGAATACTCTGCTACTATTACATCTGTCCATGCTTCCCCAGCTCTTACGCGTTTAAATATAAATGTAGAACCAAGAGAGTTTGTAAAACTATCATCATGATCATCAATTTGTTATCGTTAAGCTTTTTATCTTAACTTCTACATGTCCCCATGTAGTTCAGCATATATTATCACCAAATTGGCGTCGAGCACTCGTGGGAGAATTATATTTATTCATCTCCTATGCGTTACACTGTTTTATAGCCTTTCGTAATCTATAAGATTAGCACGGTGTTTTCTGTTCTAGACTTTCACCGTTTTTGCTCGATTGTACCCCGCTGATATGTTAACGGGTCGCAATTGTGCGTAAGAATATTTCTGCACATAAACGTATGTGTTTCACATTCAAAATTATACACAATTCCAGTATATGACGATTCTTCTATTTTCTCTATTTTTAGTAATACTTTATTACCAGCTTCTTCATCATTAATAAATTTAATCTTCATCTTTGATGTAGGTGGTATCTCTGCTTGTTTTAGAAGCTTTATTTTTCTACTCTCAAACACAGGTGTGTTCTATAGCTAATATTGATCAGCTCTACTTATATTTATTCTATACGATTGTTCTGAATGAATGCCCTGTCTGCTTACGCATTCTTTCTAATGAATAACTATGCTATTTGCTATCTTCATTCCAAATAACATATCCTGTACGTCTTCCAGGAGCTATAAGTTTACACTAGTGAAATTTACTCGAACCTTTCCGTTATCATAGAATACCGATCCATCCGAATCTAAATAACCCTATATAAATGATCTTTTATACGCATTTGGTAACCGCTTTATAAATTCTGGAACCCTTTTGTTATAAGCGTTCGAACCAAACATAGACTTAAGTTTTAAAAATAGATTTTTATTCGTAAATCTTCTTGTCTATTCTTTATCTTTATGAACGTGTATACATTTTCTATCAAATAGTTCAAGTACTAAAGAATCGTAGAACTATGCTAAATCTTCTTCATCTTTTCCTATTGATAAATAAATATCATAAGAATTTCCGTTTTTGTTACAAAATCCATCACCCAACCAAAGCCCATAAAAATAATAAAGTTTAGAAAGTTTTTCGTCAATATCTACATAATTATTATTTACGTATATATTTGGGATTTCTAACCAATCTTCTTTTTTCAGATCTTTAGCTTTAACAAATCCTTTATCGTAAACCCATATTGGGTGTTCTCCTGTAAACGTGGTTGTTCTGAATGACCCATATGGTTTTACTTTAAATATTGGTTCGTCTTTTTTTTCGTATCTCTAAAGATTCTTTATCTCTACAAACTTGCCGTTTTTGTTTAAAAGCTTATCATCAAATGTAACATCTTCTACATTTACCAAACCGCGCTATGTGCAAACCTTTTCTCCTGGTGTTAAACATCCTCCTATATATAATCCAAGCGGAGGATCTTTTACTGGGTATTCCCATATAACTACTGATCCATGGGGCTTATCTCCCTTCTTAAGAGGGTAGTTAGTTATATCACCACTAGGCTTTTCTGTAGCCTTTACCTGACCATTTCCATCCCATTCTAGATCAACTATATGCTTCATGCTTTGTAGCTTCTTGTTGGTCCTTATTCTGGTCAACTGGTCCATTAATAACTTTCTAGGGAATATATTCTTACCGAGCTCCAATACAGCTTCTGCTGGCCTTATAGGACGCTCTGATATAAAACGGTCTATTGACTGCTAACTAGCACCTCCATCTTTTACCTTGTTTCTCTAATCTATAAGGTTCTCTATAGCTTTCTCTTTATAGCTATTTCCATCCCTATCCATGTAAACCTAATTACCGTCATCATCAAATGACTCTAGGTTTGAATATGCTGGAACAAAGAATGCACATTCAGTATTCTCTCTGCCTTCATCCCATATATTAGGAAAGCTGAGAACATTATAAGACTTAGGCTTATAGAACAATTCTTTCAATCCTTCGAAGCTAGCTCCTTCGGTACCACCGGTACCAAATGCTATCATCAATCCGAACGCTTTACCGTCATCGGTTTCTACTGAAGGCTGTTCTATACGCCATGCATCAAGAAGGCTAGGAAACTTACCACCTTCCTCCCATAGTACAAGCTTAGCACGTGTACCACGCACACGTTCTGGATCGTTCTTAAGAGTTATTCCTGTTATACTAGACAGGTATCCTTGTTCGGTTTGTTTACCAAACTCATCGGTGATTTTATAACCGGATGTTCTTTCCATACGTGTAGACACAAGTCTTTGCTTAGCCCATGCTGTATGCTTATCAAGGAAGTCCATTATCTGCCAGGCTTTAGTTAACAAACCATCACCTATAAGGAATTTCTGTTCTGATGCTATAGCAAAGTTCTTCGAACCTGGTATAAGCATATAGTTTCTAACTAGCATAGATCCACCCTTAAATGAATATCCTCTCTGTCTGCATTTGAGCACAGCCATATGCTTTCCTTCCAACTCTGCTTGTTCTATAGCGCAAAAATAATAGTAATCATAGTCCCAAAAGCTAGGGAATTCAAGTATACGTTGTCTCCTCTTTCTAAGGTTACCCTCTCTATCTGTATACTCTTCTTCCTTTAGTCGCATGATTGGACTATAATTTAGATAGAAGTAATTGTATCCAGTTATACCTTCTCCATCTGGAGCCGTATAACCATTAATGCATCTATCTGTCTCTTGCTCCCAATATTTGTTATAATCAGTAGTACCTCTAGGAGCTAAGGTATAGCATCCATGCTGTTGAAAGAAGATAGCTGCCTATCTAAACTTATCAGTATCATGGAGTCTCTAATTAAAGTCTATCATAATTATTCGTACATACCAATAATGCCACCACCCTTGACTCTACCGGTTTCTGCTTGTTCTGCTTTTGCCTACTTCATAGCCATGTCTAACGACTTGATTATTCCGCTAACATCTTTCAATATAGCTGAAAGCTTCTTAGCTGTATCTATATCAAGATCTTCTTCAGCATAGCTATCCATCGTGTTCATAATGCCCTCTGCTGCGCTCTTAGAAGATTTAAGCAGCCTGGTAGCAGGAGTCTCTTGGAACTCCTGGAACCTTTTTGCTAATTCTTTTACAACGTCATCAGGTTTATAATTCTCATCATTAAGTACATCTTTAGCTACTCTCCATGTGCGTTCTTTCTCTGGATATGCCTCATATGGGCTATTCCATTTATATCTCCACACTATGAATTCAATCTTCTTTAACGCATCTTGTTTATTTTTAGCATTGTTGTAGAAGTCTTTAAATGGTGGTATAGCTAAATCTTCTGTGCTTAATTGTATTTTATTCTATATGATGTCAAACATTACTTAAATAGTCTTTTAAGCCAACTATAATGTTTTCTTGTTTTTAAATAATCTAAATTGTACTAGTTACTGTAAGCTTCTCTCTCAAAGGAAAGATTTCTATACGCATTTCTTTTGCAGAACAGTTTAACTAACCATTCTACTCCATACCACAAATAAAATGGTACATATAGCATTTCTTTCATCTATTCTGTATGTATCTGTTCATGGTTGATTGTAATATCAGTTATCTTAGCATTTGGTCTACAGAATAGATATCCAAATAAATTAATCGCCAGAAATCCTTTTGGAGGAAGTATGTTCTATCTAATTATTTTCATGACCCAAATCCTCTACTAGATACTTTTAGTGTTCTATCGGAATCCATCCATAAAACTCCTTCGATTTTTGGATCGCTTGTAGGAAGACCATCTAATATATACAATATATCATCCGATGACGCATTATCAATTCTACGTAAATGAAGTCCCTTTTTATTATATCGACTCGTTAATGTTACAAAATCGTGTCCTGCAATATCAATACCAGTAAGCCTTGTATATAAATTACCACCGTCGTCATACATATCTATACTATCACATCCAATAATAGAGCCCTCAGCACCATCTTTGCCACTATATACAGAAATTTTCTTGTCACCTGGATCAATAGTTATCATTCCGTTGCTTTTCATAATAAGCCTAATTGCCGAACAAAGTGTATCTGGGTCTATAGTGTATTCAAAATTAGCTAATTCTATCCTTTCGTCACTAGAAGGAATATATGTCCCATCCGTCACCGAGTCATCTAAAACACTAACAGGTCCAACTATTTTAAGAGAACACTCCTATGGATTAAGTTTAATACTTTTGCCCTATTGTATATTTTGCATAACAATCGATCCATTTGAATCTATTGTTGTGTACGCCGTTGTTAAGTCTCCAGCTGTCTACATTTTTCCGGCCCATATACGAACACCACCCTTATTCGTGACTTTTCCATTAAGATCAGACTTACTATCAGGATCCTTACTAGAAGTCATACCTGCTACGATTGCATCACCGTCCATTATAACAACTTCTTCTGATGACAACTCTTTAACGTAGGCCTAATTTGCTATTATCTTATCAGTTACAAAATTTTCTGTAACTGCGAACTTCTGAAAATATGTAGCAACATCAGGAGTCGTTGCCCAATGGTCGGATTCTCCGGAATCTGTATTTACGCAAACATAATACATGTTTTCATAAAGTACGACATCTTGATAGAATATACCGTTTTCAGCATCTCTCTTTCCATCATAGTACTTTTTACCACTAGCCCATGCACCAACAATTCTTAAAGGTGAGCCTTTGAATGTTTGTCCAATAGATCCATCTCCAGGGTCACCTTTATCTCCAGATGACGATACAGGAATAGTCATAGATGTAAGATGTGCTCCATTTTTATTCTCTGCATATATAGTAATAGTGCTAGACTTGGATTGCACAGTTGTATTTACTGTAACTGTCCAATGATCTGAATCATACTGCAAACTTGTTCTACTATTCGAATTTAATTGCATATATAAATTCGCCTCAGTATCATTTATACTAGTTCCATTTTTATACAGATTAACATTACAGCTCATCTATAAGTTATAGTCCTAATCTGCTGGAGCGTATGACAATGATATGTTTGAAAGCTGTAATGAATAAGTTATTCCATTAAGTCCATTTATACCAGACCTAATGATCGGAACGTATTCAGTTAATGTTATTGTTCCATTTGTAACTTTAAACAACATTCCGTTATCGCCTTCTGTTTGAATCTAATCAGATGATATTGCGGTCCATGTATTTCCACCATTAATACTATACGAGAATGACCAATTAGAACTATTTGATGGTGTAATATTTGTAATCTACGAGCCATTGCTTTTTACAACATATACACTAATAAGATTTGGATACATTGTACCATCTTGATAATTAATAGTACTCGTAGAAGTTTTAATATCGTATGATACAGCGTTTTCTCCTGCAGTTCCAGTTAAACATATTGGATTTGTGTATTCTCCATACTATCCATTACCATTTATGAATACTTGTGTCATCCATATGTAGTATCCAGCTTCCTAATTTGGAGCATCATCAACCCACCCAGAACCGTCTTCAGGTGGTCTATTTGCACTAGGTTTACTTGGCGCTACAGAATTACTTGTGTGTTTTTTGAAATAAGATTTGCTATATCCAAATTTAGTATAGTCTATACTTGAACTAGCACCACTAATAGGTATTTTTATGTTACGCCCACTTTCAATAGAGTACGCCTTATCGTTTATTATCAATTTTGATAACGTGTTCTTTTTAATATAATTTAAAAGCTACTGCTATACATAATCGGTATCTACTCCACCACCAGATACGCTTTCAGATAAAGCAACTCTAAACTAACCACCATTCTTCTATGTAAGAATAAGCTCATTGTGTTCCAATGTAAAGCTCTTTATAGGATAATCTTTCCCTATAGTAGAGTCTTCGATTATCTTCTATATCTAAGCTATAGTATAATAGTTAGTGGGATCAAATTTTATATAGTCAGCCTTGTTTAAATACGTAGAATCGGCATTCTCTTTTGTAACATACTAATCAAAGTCAATATTACTAATAGCGTCATCAACATATTTCTTTTTAGCATACTCTTCAATATTTAAATCAGTAATAGCACCCGCTATCTGCCTAGACACTTCTATCAATATCTCTTTCTTTATAGAGTTATCTCCGTCTCCAGTTATTTCGTTTAGCTGATTTTGAAGATCTAGTAAAGCAGAATTGCTAGCCTTTCCATTCCATTCATCTCTTTCTTCCTAAGATATATGTGAGACAGAATCATTTTCATGGCAGCACAATCTAGAATATATTGACGAATAACACTTGTCTATTTTAAAATCTAATTCTCCGATTGGATTTTTGCGACAAGGCTTTTTTGGTTCTACGCAAAAATTAATCATATTAATTCGTTTAAATTGTTAACAATTATTGTACTGTGGTGTCATCGAAGACCACGTCTAAAACGCCACAGTTAAAGATTATTTGAATTTATCCCAATCTATATTTTCCTTCTTTCCTACAACGTCTGCCACCCATCTACAAAACTGAATTCCTGTATATCCATCTTTATCATTAGCTACAGCTGCAGCATATTTTATACACTGGTGCTCATTAAGTAGTTCTGGATAAAAATCAGCATAAGCCATATTCGCAGTATAAGTTACATCTTCTATTGTAGAAGTATTTGGAATTTTAAGATTAAGTACATTACATACATTTTGAACCTACTCAGAAGTCCATGTATGTTCCTAATTATTTGAATTAACCATCTATTTACTAGCGTACTCCTGTAAAGCTTTTGTAAAGTGTAAACCATGTTTACTAACATAGTCATTATACCCATCTTCCTTTACAACTCCAACACTAGCGGAATAGCTGCCATCTTCGTTTTTCTAAAGATTTGCAACATATTTAGAATTCTGGTTATCATCATCACTGTGCCGTATTACTATTACCTTGTGCATGGTTAAAAGAATTAATAAAGTTATTAACAGTTGATTCCATTCTACTTATAGATTCCTCTATCTTTGAGAATCTCTATTCAGTCTCCTTTTTCTCCTTATAGACAGGATTAAGCTCAGATAACAATACTGTCGTCTTATCTACTACTTCCTTCTGTTTAGGAACTGACTCAAGTATCTTTTCAGCAGTATTCTTCATCTGCTCTACTTCAGCCATAAGACCCTACTTATCTGTAGACAATACTACATCTCCTGCATATGTAACAGATAAGTTCTCTGGGATTGAATATGTTGCAGTCTTAGAGTTAGCCTCTATAGTTACATCTACAACCATTTGTGACTAACCCATTGCTGGCTTTGTATTCAAGTCTAAATGTGGAAATCCAACTGATATAACCTTGCCATCGGTAATGGTTATATCCTGTTTATTCAGTATATATACTGAATAGTTTTGTTTTACATCTTTAAATGCCATAAGCCTTATCTTTATATGTAAAGGCTCCCGAAGGAGCCCTCACATAAATTAAACTTATTAAGCTGCAGCAGTTGTCTTAAGCGCAGCAATCAAAGTAGCATTCTACTTCTGCTGTGACAATTCAAGGCGTGCGTCATTGTATCTCTACTGTAAATCTGACTACCAATGATTGTTCAAAACATCTACTATTCGCTGAGTATTAGCATTTGCGTTCGTCTTAAGATCGCAAGCTATCTAACTCATCTGGAAACCAAGGTTACTTGCAGCTCTCTCCAAACCTGAGTTTGTCTAGCTGAAACCTGTCTGCATCTGGTTAACGATATCCTTCTGCCCAAGTTGATTCTCGTAGCCCATCTTGATAATGTTCTATTGTGTCTGGCAGCAGCAGTTCTGCAATGCAGATGTAAGGTTAGCATCTCCGAGATTAATAGCGTTAATAACGCGTTCTGCAGAGAAGTTTACATTACCTGCTACTTCCTGAATACCGGATCTAACACAGCAAATAGCATTATTCAGTGCGTTGAAGTCACAGTTCAGGTTAGAGGCTAACTGAGTAATTGCATTAGCGTTGCCTCTTATGGCATCCATTACCAATGAGCTATTCTGATTACCAGCTATCTGTGAACGCATTGCGTCGAGCTGGCTCTGGATTGCATTGCCCTGGTTACCGTCCTGGTTGTTCCACATACGCATAGCGAAGATCATCCAGATAAGGTAAGCAAATGGGTTGTTCATATAATCATTCTAGTTCATCATGGCTGCCATAGCCATTGGATCACAGTTATTCTTAGAAGCCAAAGCGGCTACTAAAGCGTCATTATTGTCGTGTCCTGTACAATAAACTTTCTCGATCGTATCTATAATTAACAAGTTTTATAGTAAAACAATATGGAACTAGGACTGGAATAATCCTAGTCCCGTTTAATCTAAAAGCGTATTACTACGCAAGCCCTAGTATATTCCATCTAGGGGTGATAAAAGTCCTACCCTGGTACGCATTTGAAAAGATGCGTGGTAGAATCCGTTGTGCTAGGCGGGGCAGTGAACCCCGTCATGCTTTCATTAAGACCTAGCTTTATTCAAGATTTGAATTTTGTCTAATTAGACCACTTGTACTAAGTGCATCTATAAGATTTATTACAATAGTTCTTAGTTTTGTGATATCAGCTGTTTCTATATCTGTAACATCAACACTATTAACTGTGATTTTATCCTATTTTTTCGACAGGTCTACTCTCAAACTGGAAATGCTATCATTCACAGTATTAAGACTATTCGCAGATGCATACTTAGCATCAGCATCTTGCTATGTTATAAAATTAGAGTCATTAGTAAGCTGACTAACATTTGTAGGAACAGTAGGGAGCTCCGTCTTTAAAGCAAAATCAGATATTGGTTTAAATGTGCCATCTGAAGTGGCTAAGCAATTGTTATACTTGTCGGAAGTTATTCCATTAATAGAATATGTTGTTCGAATGGCTTGCCCTTCCTATATATTCTAAAAATCAACAAAATATAACTAACTATAATTAAGATAAAAAGCCCCATCCTAATTACCACCAGTAATATTTGTGCTCTAGATTGATATACCTTCGTTATTATTAGTTACATAAAGATTTTTACCAATACTATATTGCGAATTAGTACTTGAATCATAAGGAATATAGTTGCCAGCGTCCTACTTAGCACTAATAGCAGCATTCAGCGTATCAACCTGCTAATTAAGCGCTGTTGTAAGAACGTAATTGCTAAGTGCTGTAGCGTCAGCCTTTGTGTCAATGGCAGTTCGCAAATCATTTTCAACACCAGTAGCTCTAGTAACTTCATTTGCAAGCGCAGATGCATCAGCCTTTTCTGTAATAGCCTGATTTAATGCTGTATGTAAGTCATCGTTACCAGCAAGTTTGTCAGCAATCTCTTTAAGTGTATCAAGATCTTCTGGGGCAGCAGCAATCACATCGGCAATAGCTTTTCTAAATGATCCTTCTGTGTTTGAATCACCATCAACTATTGCAAGCTTATCTGATATTTCTTTTTCTTTACCTTCTGCTCTAGTCTGCTCTGCCTTAATCTTGGCACTTAAGTCTTCATCACTCTTTGTACGAGCACTTGTTTCAGCTTCAAGTAAATCCTTTGTAACATAATTACCATTTTCAATGCTATTGTCTATAGCATCTTTTACAGACTGATCAATAAGTTTATTTGTAGAGTTTGCATCCAGTATGTTTCCATGCATAAATTCACCACCTTCAAGATCAACCAATATTTCTGGATTTCTAACCTACTTCCCAGGTGCTGTTACGAGTGCATTCTTTACTGGAACTCTATATAAAAAATCTTTTTCCTAAATCATAATTAATGCATTAATGTGTTTAAACAGTAAAAGGGAACTACCTTTCGGTAATCCCCTTTATGTAAGCGAATTAGGCCTATCCTTCGCTTACCTCAGCACCTTCTTGTGCCGCCGCTGACTCTGGTACGGACTCAACCTGTTCCTTAAGCTGTGACTGAGTTCCCGTAGCTGCGCTAGATTCGTTTTCGTGTCCTGTGCCAGTAGAACCAAATCCGCCATCGCCTCTCTCTGTTGACGAAAGCTCAGAAACCTCTGTGATTGTATACTCTGGTATAGGAACGATGACTAACTGACAGAAGCGTTCGCCCTGCTTGTAAACAGCAGGAATTGTATCTGTTGTAGCTTTCATGAATGCTACAATCTCGCCTCTATAATCACTATCGATAACACCGACATTATCAGTAAGCCATAATGACTTTTTCCAAATACTAGAGCGTGGTATAAGTAAACCAACATATCCGGCAGGAATTTCAACTGCCAATCCTGTATGGTAAACCAACATTAGCTGATTTGCTTCATTAAGAGCTGTTTCAATCTTAGTGCAAGTCAAATCAATTCCTGCAGCACCTTTTGTGCCACGAATAGGGAGGATAGCGTTATCCTCAAGTCTCTTAAATTTCAACTCCATAGTATTCAAATATTATTTTTTATTGTTACCCCACTAGGATTCGAACCCAGACTAAGAGTTTTAGAGACTCCTGTGCTGCCGTTACACCATAGGGCAATAAGCGCGTAACTTTTATCTGGAGTTACGCAGAACCAGTATTGGCGCCATTTGGATCCTGCAGCTCCGAGCGCTGCTAGGGCAGAAAGCTTTTGTTTCACCCGGATATCCCAGTTTATAGAGATTTCAGAAATAGCGACAACCTCTCAGCGATTATATTCGCCCGTCTTCTTTGACTCTTATAAGTTTTAGCTGGACTTATAACCAGTATTGGGTCCCTGTGTCAGCTTACCATGGTAGCCTTTTGTTTATAGTGTACACACAGGGATGCCACTCAATTACAAAAATATTAAAATTATGAAAACAAATTAATGGAGTCTATGCAGGAGTCGAACCTGCTAACTATTCCCTTTGTATCGGGTTGTCTTTACCGTTTGACTAATAGACTCTAAAGGTGATTACTTAGTACGAGTAATCCAATTCCATAAACGTTTATACCAAGGCTTCTTGACCTTCTCTTCGGCTCTGAATGCCTTACATCTTCTATAAACTCCGCCATCATTTACTACGGCTGAGAGGTTCTCTGGAAAAAGCTCATCGAGCAAAGCATCTGTAAGGATTGATATAACTGTATAATAGTCACAATCGGTCACTCTCATACCTGCCGAAATTTTCTTGCTAATGAAGTATGCTGTAACATCGTTTGTGTTAGCAACATCCAGCATAGAGATTATATACTTAGGTCTTTTTACCTTAACTGTCTTTTTAATAGCTTTCTTCATAACTTAAATATTAACATTGTAAACAATAGTCTCCACAATCGTCGCAAGCAGCATTCACATGTGCGCTCTCTTTCTGTTTGGCTGCCCACTCTTCTTTTCGTTTTTGATCAGCAGCTTTGGCGTTATCGAGGGCCTTTAACCAATCTTCAGACTTAATTATTACAAAGTCTGTGCCAAGATCTTTATCGTAGAATGTGATAAGAATATCATCTTTCTTTACATCTGCGCAGATAGTTTTGTTAGGGAAAAACTTTGATGTCCATTCAACATTAGCATCTTCTGGAATAACGTAAATATCATCGATACCTCTTGCAGATCTATTAATCGCCTAAACCTCAGCTGTATCTGTATCAACAATAATAGGCTTGCGATCAATGTTTATTATCTTTTTCATATGGGCTTAATGGTTTATTTTTATTATCTTTAAATCTATTCTTAAGCTTGAATCTAAATAGTTTGTTTATTAATACGTCTCTAGTATCATCTTGATCTTTCATAACATCAACTACGAACTAAAACTAATGCATAACTATTTGTTTTACTAGCTCTGGGTCATCGTTCAATGTATGTCCAATCTATCTACAAACTTTATCTATATTCATTACTTTTCTACTGTTTCAGTTGCTACAATATCGTAAAGCGATACAAGTTGAGAGTCCTTGAGCAAATCGAAATACATAGCACCTCTAGACGATCTATATATAACGATATCACCAACCTTGATAGGCATCTGCTGTATTTTCTCATCGCTATATGGGTGTGTATACTCATATGGCAACTTAAGTACAACAGCTCTAGAGAAATCTGAATCAACTTCTTTTATCTCTGTCTTTACCTCATCATAATCAACTGCCTCGATCCCATCCTTATCCTTCTTAGGCTTAGTGTCCTTAACCACAGGTTCGGAGATCTTCTTCTTAACTTTAACAGGCTCAAGCGGCTTTACCAAGAACATCTGTCTGAACTCATACTTTATTTTTGAGCTCAAGTCCTCTGCCAACTGGGTCTGATCTATCATCTTCTCATCCATATTACTTCTTCAATCCTTTAAGGTACTCAAGTAATTTAATCATGTTTCTCAATACTGTCTCCTTCTCAACAAGCAAACACTGAGGTGTGTTCTCATCAGCTTTTGACTTAAGAACACAAAGCTCATTGTTGTATTCTGAGAGCTTATTGTTGATCTCGTCAAAGATATTTACGAATCTCTTTTTATCATCAACTTCCTCAACGTATCCATTATCAAGAAGCATCTTTGCATATTCCTTTGAGATTCTATAAACAGAATTGTAAGAAGAAACAACCGTTGAATTGTCTTCGTTTGAGCTATTATGCTCTTCGTTATATACACTTTCGTACTGATCTGTATCAGCGTTGTACTCAAATGTATCACCATTCTCCATTACGAAGAAAGGCTTAATAACCTTTAAAATCTTTGTCATATCCAATTGCTTTTATTTTTTTACGCTGCCATAACGAAATAATTTTCAAAAAGGTTGCAAATATGGTATAAATTTTGTAAAAATAGCATTTTTCTTGCAAATATGCAACTTTTTTAGCTTTTTTACGTTAGGGGGATAGTAGGGGGTTAGTCAGCTAGAACCCTTTCTCTTATATATTCTCTTTAGGAGATCTACTTTAGTAGTACAGCTATTACAGTATGTAAGACTATACAACTATAGTAGAGCTATATAAGCTTAATAATAATTGTAAGACTAATAAGAATAGTATGGATAAGAAGAAAAAGTGTATAATAGACGAATATAAGACAGTATACGGATTTAGTTTATTCGTTATAATTAACCCGGATAAGTCTGTGATGGATAAAAGATTTGCGTTTAGACAAGATGAATCATCTATATATGATGGCGAATGGGCAGATTATACAGCCTACACTGTTAGAGGTGCATATGATAAATCAACGGACGAAGATTGCGAAATCATAGTAGTAAATAAAATTTGGAATAGTGATAATGATGTAAACACGTTTGCTCATGAGTCATTTCATGCAGCTGTAGATATACTTGAGGCATGCCATATAAAGCTCTCTGATGATACAAATGAAGTATTTGCGTACTTAATTGGGTACTTTACAGAGTGTGTAAACAAAACAGCAAATAAACGATGAACTAGTTTGAGATGAGTGCTGTACTATATTATGCCGACTTCTTGTCTCTACAATACTAGAATAAACCGTGTACAGAATAGTGTAAATATTTCTTTATACATGGAGTACCAGTAAATATAGCATACATTGTAGAATAGGAACCAATATACGATCTTGATAATCAATGGTTCTAGAAGAGCATTAAAGAATATAGTATGCTAAAGCATAAATTCGGCGAAGATGGAGCTATGAGCTTTATCAAAAACCTATGTAATCTAGGAGTAGCAGGATCTGTAAATGCTACTCAAATGATGAAATATATTCATAGATATGACGATAAATAGGAGCGAGACAAAGCGTTTAGAATGTTTAAATACAACAGATCAAAAGCAAAATATACTCACTTAATACATAACGACGATGGTGAAATTGTAGAGGAAGAGTGCACAAAATACGTAGCCCATGCTGATCGAAATGGCAAAAGATAAAGAATATTTAAGAGCGGCAGAAATAATACAGAAAGCCGAGAGAAACGGTAGAAGATTAGGATTTTACGAACCAGATAAAGATGAGTCCATTTGATATAATATTCATGTTTTTAATACTTCCAATAGTAGCTACTACAACATGTTGGATAATACTTAAAGATAGTAAAAATAATGGGAAAGATTAGTAAATATAGCAATTTGTACGATAAAGATGGAAAACTTATTAGATCAGTGGATAGTGTTTCCGGAAGATTGGATGACTATACCATTGAAGAACTAGAAAACCTTGTAGATGAGCTAGCAAAAGACGAAACAAAGCGTACTGAGTATACTAATAGCATGTCCGTACTCATGCACATGTATGAAACAAAGGGAAATCCACACAAGAATGAAATAGTCAATAAAATAAACGAGTATGTAAAGACAAAGACTACCAAAGCTGAGGTTATAAACGCTTTAAAAGATATAAACATTACGGAGTCTAACGACTCCTCCAACGACATAAAAGATGAAGAAACAAGAGAAGATGGATCCAGCGCAAAGAGACGCATATCAGACACTTCTGAAGGAACTGGAGAACATGGGGGAGGAAGCGACTCCAACGAGGCAGATACTACAATTAGCACTGCAGCTTGATGAAAAAGGAGAGTTCTACAAATTTATAGAAGTATTCGGGGATAGCAGAATAGATGGTAAAGATGTCCTCGTACTGTCCCGAGATAACTAAGATGATATTAGATATAATATATGGAGACGAAGGAGAAGGAAACAGAATTAGTACAATTAGTCAGACAGCTTAGAGATTACGTAATCCTGGACAGAAAAGATTACGAAAAGCTTGTACATAATAGTAGTCCAGAAAAGTTCAATGAGAGTGCATTAGAGTATAGAGATGCACAGATAAAACTGTTGGAACAGCAATTAGCACACCAGGAAGACTGGGTAAACTATTGGAAAAATAAGTATGAAAAGTGTCTAGAAGAATTAAAGAAAGAGTCAACTAGATGGTGGAGATTTTAAAAATAGGAGATTAAAATATGTTAGTAGATATATCTGATATTAAAAAAAGATTTAAACGAAGAAGAGAAGGAAATCTTTGATAAGGTAATAAAGGCTATGAATACCAAAAGTATTACAGTAAATATGTTGAACTTAGCGTTCGCTGTAATATTATTGTACGTATGCTTTACAATTCTCCCTTTATGGGCTGCTATTTCGCTTATCGGAATAAAGCTTGCAATCCCTATTGCCGAGCTCGTTAAATACATAATTATAGCAAAGAAGTTAATTAAGGATGACAAGGATGCTAATAAGAAGATATTGTCAATTAGGTTAAAGCTTGCTAATTTAAAGAAATAATGTGCATGGAAAACGATAGATTTATATTAAACAGAAATAGTGATGTAAAAGTAATATATATCGGCACAGGTCAATTTCAATTAGCTTCTGGAAAATGGGTAGATGCTATACTCTACAAATATAGAGGAGTATACAAAATGATGGAAGCGTCTGAGTTTATAAGACTTGCAGAACAAGACAAATCTACCACACTTGATAGAATCGGAGATATTATTGGCACTGGATACACTCCTAACATTGATCCAGATAAAGAAGAACATAATCTACCTGAAACAGAAAAGTATTTCTAGAGATGGACAAAAAGTAATAATTGAGAATAGCCGGGGTTTACGCCTCGGCTTTTTTATTTTTTTTATTTTTAAACTGTTATGTGTGCATAAAGACGAGAAACAGTAAAATACATACCCCCGGGCTTCAGATTCAAATCCGGATACCCCCGTCATCATTATCTCGTCACAAACCGGTTCACCTGCAACAAGTTGCGGGTATTATGCCTAACTAAACCAGGGGCATAATAGAGCATCTAAGCAGTGCAGCAGCAGTGATGGCTATAACACTTAATCAATAATAGCTTTGGATATGTAGCATACTCGATCCAAACAACTACAACAGAGAATGCAATGAATAACTATGCATATAGCAACGTCTAACAAACACATATGTGTGCGTGAGACAAGAGATAATAAACATGTTTTACAATTTAATCAATTAAAATTATGATGTACAATGTAGTTAAGGCTGAGCTTATCAGCAACAAGAGTGAGTGGTCAATGGGTAGTGACGTAGCATCTGAGAGTAAGTGCGTAAAACTTACGCTTGAGAATCCTGATGATTGGCAGGATGAGGGAGGCGTATTCATCTTCTTCCAGGAGCAGAGTCCACGTATCTTTGAGCGTTGGGCTAAGGTATTCGAAGATCTTGGCAACAATGTTATCGAAGGTGAGTCTATCCCAGAGCGCTTTCGTGTGATGAAGAATGTCGTAATTGACTGGTATAATCTTCCAGAGCCATGCTTCAAGAAGTATGACAAGAAGATTTATCACAAGGGCAATCTCATCCACAATATTGGTGATACTATTGTAGACAAGACTGGCAACACTAAGGTTTATACTAAGGTAAAGATAGTCAGCTACAAGGTAGCACGTGGTGAGGACGGAGAGCTCGTATGGGCATTCGATCCTGATGTAATCATTCAGAAGATGATTGGTCGCATTTATTTCCCAATGTCTACATTATCTAGTAAGCCTGCCGCAGACAGCAAGGATGATGTAGCTGATGAGGAAGAGTAGTAGTTAACCTGTAATCTAATACTATGGAAACATATTTATAATGTATTAGTAACAATTTAAAGCCGTTAGAATTTCAGCTCTCGTGTGGTGGAAATGATAGTTATATGAAGGTTAATGTTAAGTTTGCAAATGGTAATTGAGTTCGATTTCTAGTATTAAGGCCTGGCACAGAAATGTGTCGGGTCTTTTTTTTAAAATCACTTTCAGATCTATCATCAATTATACGCACAGTCTCTCCCAAACACTTTCCACTGCTACGCAGTGCAGGCGTCCCGCCTGGCCTCCGGCATTCGGAAGATCAGCGGGATGTATGCTATTAGGAATGAGTGAGGATGGGGATGAGATAATCTCTATACACCCAAATCTTATGATATCCTTAAAGGGGATAACCAGCAATGGTGTTAATATATAGCGATTTAACAAAATTGTAAAACATATAAATTCTCAAAGTTATGATTACGTATGACGTTGTAAGTGCATCTCTTAAGCACATTAAGAATGCAAACAAGATCGAAGGTGTGACAAATTCTAGTAGTTGGTACATTTCTCTGGAACTTGAAGATCCAGACGATTTCTACGCAACAGCTGGACAGTACATTATCATGGACACTTCAAAGACTCACAGAGCATTTGAGGCGTGGAAGAATCTCTTTAAGGCTAAATGTCTTGGAGAAGATGAGAAACTGGATAAGTCGAAAGACTATACTATCCAAGGTGATGATATCGAGAACCCTAAGATGAAGCAGATCAAGGGTGTAGTATTCATGAGCAAAGTTCTTCCACAACCAATGGTAAGAAAGTACACATCAATCGTGAAGGATTCAAAGGGCAATGTTCTACACAAGTCCGGAGATTGGATTGTTGGTCGTAACGGCAAAATCAAGTTGTATACTACAGTATCAATATGCTGTAGGATGCAGAGAACTACTGGCGAGGATGGTGAGACAGCATATGACTGGGCTCCAGGAGAAGATCCTGAGACAGTCATGAGTCAGCAGATTGCATCGTTCTTGTATCCATTAGAGGAAGCAGGAATAGAGGCAAAGGCGAAAGCCAAAGTTGATACTCCAGAACCGGAACAAGAACCAGAAGATGATGGTGAAGCCGATGACGAAGAATAACAAAAATGAGCGCGTATGCCGGAAGAGATATTACGATTTATGAAATAAATCTCCAAAGGCGTACGACGCTTGTTTTTTGAGTTTTTATATTTAACATCAATTATACGAAATTTAATCAATAAATATTCGCAATATGAAAGCAATAATCGAGAACGGAAAGGTAAACAGTGGAATTCAAAGCTGTTTTATAGCAGAGTATGGAGTTGGAATAGTGTTCCATAATAATGACTTAGCAGATAAATTTGCTTTGTCATTGAACCTATCTGGTATTCCATGTGTAAACAATGGGAACAAAGTAACTATATCTTACATTGATTAGCTGAGTGTAAGCAGCGCGTCTTACATAGCTGAGCACAAGCGGCGCGTCTTGTGTATTAGACTGTTGGAGAGACAACTGGCAATCTGGAAAGACAGATAAATTAATTTTACTTGTTGATGGGGTAGTTTAAATCAACTGTGCTTCATAGAGGGCGATTATCCAAGCACATAAATATATAGTGATATAATCGTACAGCTAACCATTAGCGATTTATAAAGTGGTGACAACTTGAAAGAAAGTGGCAGCCTGGAAAGACAGGCAACTTATAATTTGATAAAGTTTAATCAATAAATATATCAAATATGACAGAAATTATTTATTATTGTCTGTGAAGATAGTGATATATTTATTTAAGATAAAAGACATTAAGACTCCATATACATTGATTGCACAATTGAGGTTCTTGCCAAGAGTGGTAAATAGTAGATTTGTTTCGTGTACCATGGTCTGTGAAGATAGTGGTACATTTTTAATTTAAACTCAGCTAGGGAGAGTCTAACATAATCACTGATGAGACCTAGACGAAACTACGGTAAACATTTGCATCATACTGTAGTCTGATATTCATTATTCATAAGCATTTTATCCCCTAAATACAATGGTCTGTGAAGATAGTTGTATTTAACCGTTATCTCATGCGGTATATAAACCAGGATGACGTAGCACCTACGCTAACGTGATAAATCGTAGGTAGTAATGTGGCGTTCATGGTCCCAAGCCCATGACTACAACACGTGCTTATGGTACTTGCAAAGCTATAAGATGTCGGTTATAGGACACAGAGGGTGAAATAGTAGTATTACATGTATGCTGAGAACTAAGGTAGTCAGCCTACTTGCAAGGGGTGCGAAAGTGGTTTTAGTTCTCCATGACGATCCGGAGAGACGGATAGTGGTTATTATACACTTGCTGAAGCAAGAGGGTATACTATGTACGAATTCATTATATGGGTATCGTACTTGGCTATAAAAGCACACACATAGCGACGGTTCGAGTCCAGTAACCACTACACCTTTATTAAATCATTTTTTAGTTATCAACAGGTTTTATTTCCATGCAGGTATATCGGTTCGTGAGGATAGATATACCATTTTTATAGATTAAATCAAAATATATATAGATATGGAAGATAAGAAACATTCTTTTATGGACCAATTGAATCTGTTCTTTATTGGAGCAGTTATTGGTGCCATTGTTGGTGCCTGCTTTGGTATTAATGCTGTAAAAGGTAGTAATAACAGAGCAGAGAAAAAAGTAAAAGCGTATGAAGAGTATTATAAATGCACTGAGACGCTTTTAGACTCTCTCGATGGAACACATAATCTTGACCTTATGGATACAGATCTTGAGACAGATTATGGTGCTGATTATTTGGAAGCTAAATCTAAGGTAGATGAATTAATTGTAAAGTAGTATGAATGAATTCGACAAAGAAGAACATACAGAAGACATCTGGTATTCATAGATTAGGGAAATTTTATAAGCCAGGTCAACTAGTAACAATTGACAGACATGTGTACAGAATAACTAAAACAAATGAACTGCTGACATGTGAACATTGTGTAAATTATAAACATTGGCCTAGCAAATGCAGATACTTTGGTTGTTGGGGACACGTGCCTATTAATTGTTATTTTAAACTAGTAAAATGATCAAGCGTAAAAAGTACAAACCAGGACAATTAGTCACAATTAATCATCGTGTATTTAGAATTACAAAAAAATATGTGTGCATGAATGAGTGTTTGTGTTGTTTTGACGGAAATTATGAAAAATTTGATTTCTGTATGGAACTACCAATAGGTTTATCTATAAAACCAATTAAAAAACATAAGGGTTGAGTTGCATCAACCCTAAGTGTTTAATGTAGCCAGCGTAAGCTGAGAGTCCAAAGCCTCTACAAATACAGATGGAACACTTTTTATACCGAGTGTAAGCGGTAAGTCTTACACAAAAATAAACAATGTTTAATTATCAAAATTATGAACATTATCGAAAAATTGTTGGGTGAAGCATACCCAAAGCTTGGGTCAGAAGTTTTTGCTGACGGTAACAAAACAGTCGTAACAGTATCTCGTACACTGTCTCCAGATCATGTTGATTTGGATGCTCCTAGTTACGTGGAGACTAAGTTCAAGAAACACATTCCAATCTTGAAATCTATTGACGTTGAACTGGACGCCGTAACAGAGGAACAGACCATTAAGGTGACAGTTGAAGTTGATGGTAAATTCAACAGCATTGATGACTTGAGACATCTTGCATTTATCGCTAGAGGAATTAGCGAAGTCGCAGAAGACAAGCTCAGTGAGCCTAATGTAATTAAGGCCATTGGTCTGGATTGTAAACCATTCATTTGCACAGATGATGAATCAGAAGAAACACAAGCAAACGCATAACCAAGCGGTTAAGCCACAGTCAGCAAAAGGGAAGCCTGATGCTGAATACCTTAACTACAAGGTAGTTGCTAAGGAGGGAGGATCTACAATGATCCTCTCTTCTGGATTAAGTAAATGTAATGCCAAATCTTTGGAAAATACTTTGAATAGTTATATTAACAACAAACATTCAAATGTTCCAGGAGCTGGCAAGACAAGTGTTAAATTCATAACAATTCATTAATCTTATGTTGAATGTTACTATTCAGAACGACGGAAAAATCAAGTTCCAGTCAGAGTGTTCAAGCACAAAAGATATGAGACATAATGTTAACTTACTGTTAGCAGTTGTATCATCTATGGAGATGGAAGAAGCAGTAGCCAAAAAAGAAGCTAATGGCATTCCAGTACAAACTACTTATTACTTATACTTAGACAAAGTAGAAGATAATAAGAAGCTGAGTACAGTAAGAACGCTGTCACTTCAGTTAAACATGCCTATAGAAAGAGCAAAGGCTATTGTAGACACAGCTGCTGATGATAAACATAACATACTGTTGTCTCAGTCTCCTGATGAAAGCTTCATTAACACTATGAAGGATACTCTTGAATCTGCAGGATGTATTTGTAGAATTACAAACGGTTTTTAATATGGGTGTAAAATTGTACGAAAAGCCGGAAAATCAAAGTCCTGGCCCACTGATTGCGATAGTCATAATAATAATGTTATTGTTATTGACTTCAAAGTGTCAAGCGCAGCAAAAAGCTGCAATAGACACAATGGTTTGCAAGGTTGAATGTATTAAACAAATAGTACAGAAACCGAGTGTTAACGGTAAAACCGTTAAGTATCTAGCTGTGTATGTTGATAAGTCTGCAGGATTCTCAGAGATTATTCCAATCTCAAAGAGTGTTGTAGACTATATTAACACATGCAAGCAATTCTCTATTGAGCCTACACTTGGCATTAGGTTAAGAAATGGTGTAATTACATCAATTGTTCGATACAAAATCAAATTTGTACACAAATGAAGTTTAGTAAAGGAGACGTAGTACGCCAAGTGTTGCCTAGTGGCATAATGGTAGGTGGTTTAATGGTCGTAATCAATAACATCAGCGACAAGTGCACAGCTGTTAGAGATGTATCAACTGGAAAATACTATATATATAGGTCAGAACATCTAGGAAAGGAAGGAAAAGCAACAAAGATTTTGGTTAGTAAAAATGATATGGATAAAATCAACACAACGAAAGGTATTGGTGCATTCTATCATAGCGTATCACCTGTATATGATAAGCTATATGCTAATCCATCAAGATTTGTATGTTTTATACTAGCTTACACCAAGGGTGAGACCATACATAGAGTATATCAACTTGGAAAAATATCTAGAGTATTACGAAAAGTTGATGAAATTCGTAAAGGATACGAAATGGTTCCAGTTAAGCAACCAATGTACAAGCTTCAATTAATAGGTGAACTATGAGTAAAAAACTTAGTCCTGGCAGAATCTACAAAATAAATGGCATTATTGTTAGGGCTAAACGTCAATACAATTGCAATGGGTGTATCTTTAACAATCCTTTCTCTTGTCCAAAAGTAAACGATTCAAAGGATTTGAACGAAAAATCACCATCATGCATTGAAGACGGAATAATTTTTATTAGTCCTTAATTATGGCAAAACGTAGAAAAAACGGACAAATGTCTGACGAAGAATTAGAAGTTAGACGACATCACTCATCATTGCGTAGACTTAAAGCGCATTGTAGTGATGAAAACGTAGAGTTAAAAGATTATAAATCTGCAAATCCTGATGATATGTGTGTATTATCATTAGAAGATGTAGATTTGGGATCAAGAAAGAGTTATTTAACAACAGATAACGATTCATGGTTTGTCAGTGAAGACGATTATGAAGAGATATCACAAATAGCATTATACCTATGAGAAAAGAATATGGAGAGCTATTTGTATCAATAGCATTAATAATTATTTCGGCATTCCCTCTTTTTGACTTATTGTCAAACATAACGAATATAACTAACATAAGCGATTTTTCGTTGATAGTAGTAATTGTTATGTTGATAATAATCTTGATCTCCAGTATTATATATTTTATATCATATTGGACGGAAAAATTTAATTAAGTTGCATTTCAAGGGGGCGGTTTATACCGTCCCCGAGATTTATTAGGTTAGAGGCCTACATAACAGTTCAAGTCTGTATAAAATCACAAATGGGTACCAAACAACTCCCTACAACTCTATTAAATAGCGTAATTACCTTAAAATTAATCATTTGGGTTAGAAAGAAAAAGAACGTTAGATAGTAGGAGACAATGGAATGGTTTAAATATAACCAGTGAAAATTGCCCATATTTGGACTTGTAGCTCAGTGGTTAGAGCAACAGACTCATAATCTGGAGGTCCTAGGTTCAAGCCCTAGCTGGTCCACA